TACGGGGGTGCCGCACCGGCCGCCTGGCAGTTCACCGACAAGGCCACGGTCTGCGGGATCCCGGTCGACTGCAACGCCTACAGGGGCGACGACATCAACGTCCTCTTCGGCACCGTACCGGCCGGCCCACCGCCCCCTCCGAAAGAGCCCGACACGTTCGCCGGCCTCCCGACCGACGACAGCATCTGGACCCTTCTGTCCTCCATTCCCGGCGTTTTCGGATTCGGTAGGTAGGGGCATTTGCATGGCCATCAAACCACTGTCGGAAGAGCCGTCATTCACCGGGGGAAGGGGCGGTGAGATATACGGCAAGGAGGCATTCGACGACGCGGTGCTGCGTTCCGATCTCGTCGAATTGGTGAACACGGTCGACTTCACCCATTCCTCCCGGATTGCCGACGTCATTCTCGACCGCTACAATCTGAACAGGAAATAGGAGAAGCACATGAGCGACCCGATTACTCCGGCCCAATTGCTGGCCCAGGTGGCCAATGAACTGTCGGCCTCCGCCGCCCAGCCGCTGCCCGACCCCAACGGCAACCCGCTCACCCTGCGGGGGGCCGTCGCGGCCGTGCTGACGAAGGTCACCCTGCCCCTGCGCCTCAACGACCGGCCCCGCACCCCCACACAGAACGACGACCTGTACGGGCACATCCTGAGCCTGCGTGCCGAGCAATTGCAGACCCAGGCCCTCGTCGAGGCCCTGTGCAAGGCCGCGTCTATCGACGTGGACTCCATCAAGGCTGCCGTCGAGCAGCAGATCGGTTGATGACGATGGGACAGATCTTCACCAAGGCCTTCTGGGTCCGGCTGTTCGAGAACGGCATCCACGCATTCGCCGGTGGCGTGCTGGGCGTGATCGGCACCGGCTTCGCCGGAGGCCTGGCGGCCGTGCCGTGGGAGACGGCCCTGTCGGCCGGGGCGATCGGTGCCCTGGTGTCGAGCCTGGCCAGCCTGGCCAGCGAGGGTGTCCCCAACTCGGCACCGGCCAGCTTCCTCCCGGCACGCGACGAGCTGCCCCGCGCCTGACCCGGCGGGCATCAGTACATGGCGTTCAACCCCCGGGAGCAGGAGAGGCTCGCCGCCAAGGGGTTCGACGCCGTCGAGATGGTGGTCGGCGGCCTGAACCGGCGGGCACCGTGGGACAGCATCGTCGACTTCGCGATCCACCCCAGCTTCTGCGGATTCCCGATCTTCCCCAGGCAGGCGACCCTGCTCAAGCTCATCTTCCTCGAGACCGAGCAGATGACCCAGTACGACGTCGACGTGATCAACGAGTGGCGCAAGGGCTTCACCCTGGCCCGGGAGACGTTCGGGGTCCAGCCCGACATCTGGCAGCGGGTCGAGTACCTGAAGCAGCGAGGCTACCGCCGGTTCCCCCACATCCAGATGGTCCTCGGCCGACGCGCCTCGAAGGGGGCGATGGGGGGTCTGCTGGCCTGTGAGCAGATCGCCTACCTCCACTCGCTCGACGACCCGCAGGCCGTGTACGGGGTCGCCCGTGGCAAGGATGTGTACCTCAACGTCGGAGGCACCTCCCAAACCCAGGCGGCCCGCCAACTGTTCGCCGACGTCCGGACGATGGTCGAGCAGTGCAAGTACTTCCGGCCCGACGGCCAGCCGCCGTGGATCGCCGAGTCGAAGGACGCGATCCTGCGGATCCGAACCCCGGCCGACCTGCGCCGGATCTCGGAGATGAAGGTCGCGAGGATCCCGATCGACCACCAGATCGCCTCTCTGGTCGGGGTGGCCCTGGCGACGAACTCGGTGTCGGGACGTGGCCAGACCTCGTTCGCCAACCTGTACGACGAGTTCGCGTTCCACGTCCAGACCGGGTCGAGTAAGTCCGACACCGAGATTTACCACGCCTGGCAGCCGTCGCTGGGACAGTTCGGCAACGACTCTCTGACCTACATCCCGTCGTCCCCGGCGACGAAGGCGGGCCAGTTCTACGTCCTGTACCAGTCGGGCCGGGTCCTGATGAGCAGCTACAGCGATGAGACCGGCATGGCCGACGAGGCCCGCCAGAACCTGATGAACGTGGGCCGCCAGGCCGAACTTGACTGCGACCCGTCGTGGCTGATCTTCCAGGGCTCGTCGTGGGACCTGTACCGCGACTGGAGGGACGTGCGCCGCGTCCTGGGCGTTCGGTACAAATTCGACAAGTCGCCCGAGCCCGACCTGACCGACGAGCGCCAAATTCGGGAGAGGCTCCGCGACCCCGACAAGTTCCGGGTGGAGAAGCAGGGTCAGTTCGGCGAGGTTCTCGACCAGTACCTCGACTCGGACAAGGTCGATGCCATGTACCGCGACCCCGACTGGCGCGAGCCGCTGGCCCCGCAGGCGTACGGCACGTTTGACCGCAAGTATCGGATCCACTGCGACCCGGGCCGCACCGGCGCGAACTTTTCGCTGGCGGTCGCCCATTTGGAGGACGCCCCGCCCGACGAGCACGGCCGGGTCTGGCCCCACGTGGTGTTTGACTTCCTGAAGGTGTGGCGGCCGATGGACTTCCCCGAGGACGCCGAGACCCACAAGCGGACGATCGACTACGTGCAGGTCCACTCCGACATTGACGACATCCTGTCCCGGTTCATGTCGACCGAGAAGATTTCGTTCGACCAGTGGAACTGCCTCGCTGGATCAACCCTTGTGCCGACGGCACGTGGCCTGCTTCGAGTTGATGAGATCGTCGGAGACGAGGTTCCTGTCGGGAAAGTCGTGGATTTGAACCTTGGCGTGGAGTCCCATACCCAGACTGCGGTGATTAGGCAGGGGTTTCACAAAGGTGTCGTTCCGACTAGGAAGATCACCACCAAACTGGGCAACACGATTGAGATCACGCCCGAGCATAGGTTGTGGGTCAGGAAAGCCAAGGCGAGGCCTTGGCACGCCGACGAGCCGTGGGGTTACGAGGTCGGCGGGAACATTGAGGTCGGCGACTGGCTCTGCCTGAAGCGCAATACGATGCTCCCCAGTGAAGAGTTTGATCTGACGAATCTGCCCAACTGGACAGGAGAGTGGTCCCCGGGCTGCGACGAGGCATTGGGGGAGGCTCTCGGTCTGCTGGTGGCCGAGGGCGATTACACCGATCTTCACTGTCGGTTCGGTAACAGTGACGACGAGTTGGTTGAGCGGTACCGAACCCTGATGGAGAAGAGTTTCGGGGGAACCTGGACCTCCAAAACCGTGGATGACTGGATGGGGAAGTATCACTGGGGAACGGTGCGGAAGGGTGGCCGGATTCCCCGATTCTTGCGCCAATTGGGCCTAAGTGGCAGGGCAACGGAGAAGGCGGTTCCCTGGGTTATTCGGACGTCCCCCGCCGAAGTCGTCAAGGCGTTCTTGCGCGGATACTTTGAGGGTGATGGCGGCGTCTGCTTTGGTAGGGAGGGGGAGGTCTGGATTGAGGCTACGACAACCTCCTACGACATCGCCGAGGTGGTACAGCAACTGCTGCTGTCAATCGGAGTTTTCTCCACTCTCTGGTCGGGCACTTATCGCTATAGGGGTGAGGTGCGAGACCAATGGCGCATCAAGATGTACGGTCTTGACTTGCTTGACTTCGCCGACGAAGTTGGGTTTTCTTGCTCGCGGAAGCAGCAGGAACTCGTCCAAGCCGTTAATGTTGTTCAGGGGAGTTCGGGGCGTGGTGTTGGTCTTAGGAGTAAACATCAGCGACACGGGGACGAGTACTGGGTGAGGGTGTCCCGCATTGAGGATTCTGTGACCGACTGCTACGACCTCTCCGTCCCCGGCCCTGAGTCTTACATCGCCAACGGCGTGGTTTCTCACAACAGCGCCTCGTTCATCGCATCGCTGCGGCAGAAGTTCATGCCCGGCATCCGGGTGGTCGAGTTGCCGTTCACCGAGAAGGAGAACCAGGTCCGGTGTGAGAAGTTCAAGTCGGCGCTCAACCTGGGCTGGATCCACTGCTTCCCGGACAGCTTCTACCTGGACAACGAGTCGTGCCTGCTGGAGTTGGAGTTGAAGTTCCTGTCGGAGAGGAACGGCCGGGTCGTGAAGCAGGACACGGGCCCGGTGGTGACGAAGGACCTGGCCGACGCGGTCATGGTGGTGGCGGTCGACCTGTTGCGTGACGCGCTCGACCGGTGGTCGTCGGACAGGCTGACCGCCGGTGCCTACGGCTCGTCTAATGTGTCCGGTCTGAAGTCGGGCCGCGAGATGGACAAGTTCATGGAGGACAAGACGTGGCGTCCGGCGTCTGAGGTGATCCAAGAGAGGCGTGCCATGACCGACGGGAGGCACCGCCGGGGCCGGTACGAGCCGTCCAGCCTGAACTCCATCCACACCCGGGAACCGAAGACGCCGAAAGGCGTTCAGAGGCGGGGTTGATAGCTTCTTGAGTCGCGGCTACTGTGTGTGTCATGGCCCACCGCTTCAACCCCCAGCACCAGATGGCCCAGTGCGACGAGGGCCGGGTCGGCGACGACGACCGCCCGGACCTCACCGAGGACCAGAGGGCCCACGCCCGCCGGGTCGTGGCCGGCGGCTCCATTGACGCCGCCGACGCGGCCCAGTTGATGATGATGCTGGGCATCTATCCCGGTCAGGAGTCGAGGGGATTCGTGACCCCGCCCAACACCCCGCATCTGAACTGTTCCTAGGTATTGCGCCCCGGGTGGGGGGTCCTGTTATGGTGTCCACTGGCATTTTCCCTTTGATGACTATGGTGGTGATTCGCATGAGGCAGACCGTTGATTCCGACGCCATGTGGGCCGAGCTGGACATGCTGGAGTCGGCCCCCGATGTGGGGCCGTGCCCGAACCTGGGCGACTACATCAACTGGGTGACGACCAATGGGATGGTCCTTCCCCATTGCCGTGTCGTCTACGTGTACCCGTCGAGCCTCTCGGTTCTGGTGAGCACCCCGCACGGCTATTTCCAGAATGTCCCGCTGAGCCAGATCCTAGGTCAACGAGGCCCCTAGCGGGGCAGGGAGAGGAAGGCCATGCTCAGAGAAGTCGCGACCCAGCGGGGGCAGTCCCAGCGCGTCATGAGGTTTCAGGACCTGGACGACTGCCCCTCTCCTGACCACGCCTATCACGTAGACCCGTTGAGGGTCGGCCCTGTGCTGAAGCGGGCCGCCGACGACGAGGACTCGGGCTACAATTGGGGCCCGGCCCCGGACCCCGACTACGACCCGGGCCTGCGGGAGACATGACCGCCTTCCCCCCTTCCCTAATAGGTGAGCGCGGCTCGGTGCCGGGAGAGGGGGGCGGGGCGATGCTGAGAGTCACCTTGTACGGTGGGGAGTGCGACGGCCTGACCCAGGAGGTCAACGCCCCTGAGCGGCCCAGCGTGTTCTTCGCCGTGCCGTTGACGGTGATGGAGGAGATCCGGCAGACGGTCCGCAGCCCCCTCGCCCAGAAGGTCGCGTATGAGAAGTCCCGGACTCTGGCGTATGTCTTTGACGGGGTCAGGACCGTGGACGACGAGGTCGTCTACTGCTACCGCCGTTCGCCGGAGAAGGACAAGCCGACCTCCCTGTAATAACCCCTGATTTCATTTGGAACAGGTGAGGAGGTCGTGGTGCGAATCCAATCCGAGGCTGAATATGCTAGGTCTAAGGCAGCTATTTCTCCGGCCGCCCAATGGCGTCGGGAGGCTGAAGTTTGGTTTGACGGCAGCGTCGAGTCTGTCGACCGTCGCCTGGGACTGTGTCGCCGCCTCCTCGGCTCTGCTCAGGCGAGGATCGGGTCGGCTGGCTTCTCGGCTGCTTCTCTGGATCGTGTCGCGGAACTGGAGCAGCAGCTCTCGGCCCTGACCGGACTGCGCCGCCATTTGTTGACCGCCGGTGCCGACAGGGGGGCGGGAAAGCACGACACCGACCCCGACGAGCCGTGGCGGCACACCATGTCCGACGAGCCGTACGACTCGTTGATGACCGACCATTATTGGGGCGAGAACGGCAAGGGGCTGGACTTCGCCGACATTGCCCTCGACGGCGATTACAAGGGCAAACACCGGGCCGAGGCTAATCTGTCCCCCGCCGACCGGCGTTTCGTCGACCTCGAGGCCGCCAAGTTCGCCCGTGCCCACCGGGTACCGCTCGACGAGCTCCAGACCCGGGCCGCCAACTTCGCCCAAGAGGCCACCAGCACCCTCCCACGGGCCCGCTCCCGGGCGATCACAGCCGCCTTCGTCCGCAAGGTCAGCACCCTGCACAGGCCGCCCGTGAGGACCGCTGCGGCCCGACCCAGCAACCAGGACTTCCCGCCCGAACTCATGTTCATCTAAGCCGGGGGCGATCACCGTGTGGCACAACGTCGTCAACTACCTCGGCCCCCTGCTGACCTTTCTGGGGGTGATCCTGGCACCCGAGTTGGGTCGCCGCGCCGGGAAGAAGAAGATCGAGGCGGTCCTGATGAGCGCCCGCGCCCACGAGCGCCAGGCGGCCACCGCCGACTGGGCCTCGTTCACGACCGCGCTCTCGCAGAGGCTGGCCGACGTCGAGCGCCGCCTGGCGATCGCCGAGGCCCGCAGCGACGTCGCCGAGCAGCGTGCCGCCCACGTCGGCCGCATGTATGCGCTCGCCCTCTCGTACCTGCGGAGGGTCATGCAGTGGGTGGACGACAACTGGACCGACCACAAGGACAGGCCGGAGCCGCCGGAGGAGCTCCTGGCGGACCTTTTGATCGACGAAGAAGAAGAGGGAAACAGGAAATGAGCGCGGACCAGGACGTGAGCAACGCCGGGAACGGCACCGACGGCACCAATGCCCTCCCCTACGCCCTGGTGGCCATGTTCTACGACGCCCATATGTTCGGCCGGGCCGTGGACTACGCCAACCCGGAGGGCTCCAACGTCTCCCCGTCGCGGTGGGACCAGATCACCAGCCTCGCCAAGCTGCTGACCAGAACCGCAACCCTAGCCGACGGGAATGAGTACGACCTCTACGACATGGTCAGGACCTGCACCAAGTGGTTGTTGTCGCAGAACCCGCACATCAACGACGACGAGCATCTCAGCGTCAACAACCAATCCTCCTCGCCCAAGGCGGCCAGCCCCCTGAACGAGGCCCTGGGCAGCCGTGACCAGTAGCCTGTTCGTCAACGTCCGGGCGGCGGGGAACGGCCTCGACTACGCCCCGGCGGGCTACTTCTACGCCGTCGACGGAACCGCCTACCCGGGGGCACCGGACCCCCCGGCGGTGATTTTAGGCGACGGCACCGACGGCCAGGGCAACCCCGGCACCTGGTCTGGTTTCTCGTCGGGCATCGCCGGTGGCCTGATGAACGTCCAGGACGGGCTGTGGGCGTCGAGGATGATCGGCTACCCGGCCCAAACAATCCCGATGGGGAGTTCGTACGCGACCGGTGCCGCCAATCTGGCGACGTCCATTCAATACGACGCCGCCAACTGGTACGCCCAGCATGGAAACATGAATGGCTTCGTCATCACTATGAGCGGTTACAGCCAGGGTGCCATGAGCGTAATGTCCTATTTCAGAAATTATGTATTAAATGTTAGCGGTGCCCACGCCCATTTATTGCCCTGTTTTTACCGGATTTACCTTTTCGGTGACCCTTTTAGGTGCCCGGGGATCGCTCACGGGAATGCGCTGGCTGGTCTGAGCGAGGACATTGAGCAGGACGGCGTGGAGACCGGCGGCATCGGCGGCAACCTGGACTACACCCCCGACATCGCGAACATGAAGGCACCCGACGGGGCGTGGCTGGTCAATTCGTGCGCCAATCACGGGGACATCTATACGGCCGCCCCTACAGGGATGAATCCGTGGACTGCCATTGCCTCCGCTGGAAGGGTCGGCAACCTCATATTCCGTGAGATCCAGAACCCGACTTTCGTGAACACCATCGAAATCGCAGCAGCACTTTTCACCCCCATCGGAATGGTGGAGGAGATCATAAACGGTTTGATTTTCTTCGCGGCCGGGACCAACGCCCCCCACTGGCTCTACTACCCCCAGATGGATGCCTGCATCGGCGACATGGTCTCCCTCGGCAACTCCCTGCCCCACCGGCGCGGCTACTGAGAAGTGGCTGTTGGTGCATCTGTGGACAACTTGTGTATGATCGCCCCATGTCTATCCTCGAAGACATTCGCCTAGGGCGCGAGCAGCTCACCAAGCCCCACCTCTGCACGGTCTGTGCCTGGCTCGAGGGTCAGGACCGACAGCTCATTGACGAGGTCGAGTCGTGGATCCACGACGGCCTCTCCCGGGAGAAGCTACTTACCATTCTCCAACCTCACGGCCTGAAGGTTCAGGCCTCCACTTTCCGTAAGCACGTACGGGAATGCCTGCTGAATAGGGGTTGATTGTGAGCGCCGCCGACGACATCTCCAAGGCACGGACAGAGGCCCAGGAGTCCTCGTATTCACCGAGGATCGAGTTCGACGGGTCGTCGGGGGTGTGGGAGACCGGGGTCCTGCGGGGCGACCCGCCCACCGACTTCAGCCCCATGTTCCGGCAGGCCCTGGAGTCGGCCGGTGAGGACCCGGAGAAAATCAAACTGGGCTCGGTCCTCAAACAATCCCATTGGCAGCAGAGGTCCCGCGACAAGGACACCGGCGAGTACGAGACGGTGTGGCTGCACGCCTACAAGTTCGCGTGCGTCAACCCGGCCATGTCGTCGGCGGTCGACATCGAGGCGGTCGTCGACAGGTCCCGCAAGTCACCCGCCCCCGGGTCGGGCCCGCACTGGTTCGTGTTCCAGGCCTCGGACCTGCAGATCGGCAAGCGGTCAAGGGACGGGTCGACAGAGCAGATCGTGGAACGCTACATCGACTCGGTGTCCCTGGCGAAGCAGCACTTCAAGAACCTGAAGAGGCTGGGTATTGAGGGGATTCAGATCTCGATGCCCGGCGACTGCATCGAGGGCGTGGTGTCCCAGTCGAGCAAGAACATCTGGCTGACCCAGGAGCCGATCACCGAGCAGGTCCGTATCTTCCGTCGCCTGATGATGCACACGGTCGAGGAGTTCGCCCCGCTGGTTGACCGGGTCTACCTGGACGTGGTGAACGGCAACCACGACGAGGCCACGAGGGTGCAGAACGTGTACCCCGGCAACGGGTGGGCCACCGAGTGCGCGATCCAGGTGTCCGACGCCCTGCGGATGAACAAGGGGTCGTACGGCCATGTCGAGGTGAGGACCCCTGACAAGTGGTGCGGGATGATGACCGTCCCGGTCGGCAACACCGCCGTCTGCGTTACCCACGGCCACCAGTGGTCGCGCAACCAGGCCTTCACCTGGTGGGCCCAGCAGGCGATCAACAACCAGCCCCCCGGGGCGGCACAGTTGCTCCAGTTCGGCCACTGGCATGAGATGCAGGTCCGGTCGAACGAGAACCGGGTCGCGATCAGCGCCTCGACCTACGACTGCGGCTCCGACTGGTACCGGGACAAGCACGGGTCGACGTCGCGGCGGGGCGGCCTGGTGTACCTGTTGGAGTCGGGGACCCCGTCCTATCTGACCGTTGTCTAGGACCTCTCTTGCTGCTACCGTGGCTTCTGGAAGCGGTCCCGTCGAGTCCCGGCGATTTACTCCAATCCGTCGCCGGTAGTCTTCTCCGGGACCGTTTTCGCGCCCCTCTCCTGACCGTAATTGGTGGGAGGGGGACGCCATGAGGGTCTGGTTCAGCCTGTTGGGTGCCGAGGTGTTCAGCTTCGGGGTCCGGTTCACCGAGAAGCCGCTGATCGTGGTCCAGCAGCCCGATGGGGGACTGGAGCCGGGAGAGATCTCAGGCGGCCAGTCGGGGTCGTTTGAGCGGGACACGGCACCCCTGTCGCCCGACGACCGGTACACGTGGGACTGGGACGACCGGGCCGGCTTCGGGTTCAAGATGTAATTCCCGTGTTTCACCGACGCAATTGGTAGAGGTTGTTCTTCTCCGCTCTTGAAAGGTGCCCCATGTCCGTCGGTGTTTTCGATGTCGCGTCGTTCGGTGACGACGAGGAAAAGGTCCGCAAGCAGGCCGCCCAGGACAAGTTGGCGGCCGCCACCTACGACGTCCGGGAGAAGCACGGGCCGTGGCTGTTCGGTGCCCACGACCGGGACGCCTTCCACGACCGGGCGAAGCTGGCCTACGTCGACATCTGCAAGACCATCGAGCCCCACCTGCACGCCCGGCTGGGCGTGTACAAGAAGGTCCTGAAGACCCTGGAGCGGGAGTGGCGCGAGGCGTCGACCCGCCGGACGGCCGACGATCAAAACGAAGAGCCCAGTTTCTCCAACGGATTCAATGGTGGTGGCTTGGATGAGGGGCGAGCGCCGAGGCCGACGGTAGATGCACCCGGCGCATTCGCGGGCGGTGCCAGTTTCGCCAACGGATTCAATAGCGGCGGGATAAATGACCCTCAGTCGGCTCCAAAGTCGGCTCCAAAGGCCAACCCCAACGGACCACCTCCTGGGAGCAGCGGTCCCGGTGCCCCCGTGACCGTGTACCGCAACAACGGCGTCCCGGTCCCGACCAAGAGCCCCACCGGCCTGTCGGAGAACGCGGCGGCGGAGAACTCGGCCGCCTACAACAAGGGGGTCCTCTCGGGCGACACCGTCCCAGTCGGTCCGGCGGCCGGCCCCGGCAGGGCTCCTGCCGCCGGTGGCGGCCTCGGGAAGCCACTCTCCGGGGTCTCCGGGAGCGGCGGCCCCTCCTGGTCTGCGAGCGACATCGCCCCGGGGAGCATCGGCGACGGCGAGTACACGGTCAAGCCGGGCGACACGCTGAGCAACATCGCCAAGGGCATGGGATCCGACCTGGGCGACCTGGAGAAGGCCAACACCGGGGCTATGTCGTCGGGCACCGACATCGGGAAGAACCCCGACCTGATCCACCCGGGCGACAAGCTGTACAAGCCGCTCGGGGCACCGGCGGCAGCCGCTCCCCCCGCCGGTGGCCCCACCCCGTCCCCGAACCCGGCAGCGCCGCCCCCCGCCCCGGTCCCCGGGTTGGGTCAAACCGGCATGCCCAGGGGCGGCCGCCGCTACTACGCCGAGTTCGAGGAGGAGCGCGACCACCCCGAGGTGGACAACCACTCGACCTACGAGCCCCACACCTACGACCGGCTGGAGCCCGAGGGCGACTTCGACTCGTACAAGGGCCGGGTCGACCAGGGCGCAGAGGGCAAAGTTGACCGTGACTTCGTCGGCCCCGACTCGCGGTCGTCCAGCCCGTACGAGGTGGAGCGCCACGACGACGACGGCGACCACAACTTCGTGAAGGGGGCGGGAATGTACCCGGAGTTCTATCGGATCGCCCGGTTGATGCGGGCCGACGCCCCGATGGCTGCCCCGTCGGGACCCCCGGCGATGCCCCCGCAGGGCGGGCCCGGCACCGGCACCACACCGGCGGCCCCGTCGACGACCCCCGACATGGCGATGAACCCGGCGCAGCCGATGATGCCGACCGCGAGCCGCGAGTTCCAGATCATCGCCGGGATGATCGGCGGCCGCACGGCCGCTGAGCACAACGTCATGGACCTCGACGACTGGGCCTTTGGGGACGCCCGCAACCCCTACAGCGGGAGGCCCGAGGGTCAACTGGAGCGCGGCGAGCCGGGCGACCCGGACGCCCGCTGGCCGGTTCCCGAGGGGTATGACACCTCGCGCCCGAACAGGCACCACGCCGCGTTGCGCCTCTTGGCCGACCGGAACTACCTGCAGCAGGCCGACGAGGCCCTGACGAAGGTCCTGAACGAGAAGGCCCAGGAGTTCCAGGAGACGATCGCCCCGCTGCAGCAGGCCTTGGTGACGATCCAGCAGGCCGAGCAGTTGACGAACCCGCTGAACGTGTCCCCACCGGCGGGTACGGTGAACGTCATGCCCCAGCAGCCGGGCGGTGCCCCGCAGGGCGGTGGGATGCCGCAGGTCGACCCGGCTGCGGCCGGTCTGGCCGGGCAGCAGGCCCCGCAGCAGATGCAGGCCCGCCGCCTGCGACAGGCCAAGAACTGCGAGTGCTGGGAGGGCTACAAGAGGGTTCCGGGCACCAAGCCCTGCGCCGAGGGCTCGTGTGAGAAGTGCGACACCCACCGCAAGTCCGCACGCCGCCGTCAGGCGGGCCGGGCCGAATGCCCGGACTGCGGCGCGGCAATGACCGGCCCCGATGCCGAGCGGATGATCAAGTCGCACGACTGCAAGGGGAGAGGGGCGTCCCGTCGCCGTCAGGCCGGGAACTGGGACGACGGCGACCACGCCTCCTGCCCCTCCTGCGGGGTCGAGATGCCCAAGGATCAGATGTACGTCACTGAGACCGGCGGTCACGGCGACTTGGACTTCCACTGCGAGGACTGCGCGGACAAGTCAGAGCGCCGCAAGAGGAAGTCCTCTAGGGGCCGCCGCCCTTTAGGTGAGGCCGCCGTTCGCGGCGGCTCCACCGGGATTCGCACCGCCAGCGGCCTCACCTACGGAGACGGGTCGGCCAGCTACCCCATGTACTTCCCGGGGATGCTTGGAAGGGAGCCGTCCCCTGAGTACGCCCAGAAGCTGAAGGACCTGGGCATGCACCCGCACGACGCGAACTACCTGGGTCGGCAAATACTTGACATGAACGAGTTCCCGAAGCGGCTCCGCGATGTCCGCAAGAAGATGGTCGGCTCAGGGGAGCTCACACCGGAGCTTTTCGAGGTCGCCCTGATGAACCGGCTCGAGCGGGGGGAGCCGGAGCCCGGCTGTGAGCACTGCGACAGTGAGGGAAGCCAGTGCGGCGGCCACTACAACTACGGGCTGAACCTGACGAAGGGCTATCTCCACGAGCCGGGCGACAACCCGTTTGATGAGCAGTACGGCAAGTTCGCCCCGGGCAGGAAGAAGTCGTCCCAAGGTCGCCAACCCCCCAGGGGCCGCCCCCCTTTAGGGTGAGGCCCCGCCGGGCCGACCTGATGGCCGACTGGCAGAGGGCCCAACAGAAGGCAGAGCAGCAGGGCCTGAACCGGGGCGACCCGGGCGCGGCCCAGGACTTCGTGAACCGGAAGAGGGTCGGCCCGCAGGGGGTCCAGAAGCTGAAGAGCCAAGGCGTCGGCGGGGCGGCCCTGACCCCGGCCACGACCAAGCTGCCCCAGTTGCCGAAGCTGCCGACCCAGACCGCCCGCCGGAAGCGGTCCTCCAGCCCCGACGAGCCGTGGTCGAAGTCGCCGTCGACGGTGCGCGACGAGTTCGGTGCCCGTGTCGGTGCCGGCCACCACCCGGACGCGGTGTTCAAGCAGATCATCTCCGAGATCGCCGACCACCATGCGGCCGGGAGGATCACCGACCGCGACGCCCACCGCTCGGCGAACGAGGCCCTGGGCCGGTACATGCTGTCCCGACGCCGGACCGCCAAGGGCAAGCCCCGGCTTGATGACCTGACCCAGCGCCGGGCCCTGAACATGGTTCGCGACTGGATGGGCTGGGACGAGGAGCACGGCGAGCGGGACGACGTGCCGTCCGGCCGGAAGGCCTACGAGTCGGGGGCTGGGCCGATGCTCCACCCAGACTGGCTCCCCACCTACCAGCACCCGTTCACGGGGGAGACGGTCCCGAGCGATAGCGGCCCAGGCCCTCACATCCTGTTTGAGGGGCGGCCGGGCTGGACCGACTACGCCGCAGCGGACGACACGCTGAAGGACCAACTCCGGTCCATAGGGGTCCACGCGGAGCCCTACAACGGCTACGCCTTGGGGCTGTACCCGCACCCGGGCGACTCGTTCGCCCCGATTCCGCCGAAGGAGGGTGGGCGGCGTCGCGCCGACCTCCGCAACGACCTGATGCAGGCCGAGGGCGACGAGATCAAGACGATCGGCGAGTACGACGACTACGCCGACGACGCGATGCGGGAGGGCGACCCCGACGCTGCGGCCGCGATGCGGGAGGTGATCTCCGACGAGGAGGACCACGCCCGCATCTTCCAGGACCAGATCAAGCACCTGGGCCGCCGTAAGCGGGCCTGGATGGGCTGGGGACCGTCCGTGTCACCCAAGCGGCACAGGGTCGCCGGTTGGGAGTGGGACAACCACCTCAACGGCTACATCTCCAACAAGCCCCGCCGTTTTGAGTGTGCGTGCGGCGAGCCTGTACAGGTCCCCGACTACCACCATTGCAAGTGCGGCAAGATCTGGAACACGTACGTGATCGGCACCGGCGGCGACCGTCACCAGGCGGCGGCCGAGAAGTTCATCGCCCGCGAGATCCCGGTCCGAGACAATGTCATCGTCGCGAACCGTCGCACACGTTTGCGGCGTGCGAAGGAGGACGGGGACTGGCAACCCGAGCCTTATGATGGTCCCGGCCTGCCGCCCGGCGCTGGTGACATGTACGGCACGGATGACGACGTTGAGCTCCAAGACCTCATGGACCAAGTCGTCGAGCTTAAGGATGGCCAGTTGGCGCGTGAGCACGAGCGCCGCCGGTCGGACCCCTCATTTCCCGGCTCCATGCTGAGCAATGTTATGTGGACCCACATCACCAACCGCTTGGACGGGGCGGACGATGACCCGGTGGATCCGACACTTCAGAACTACTTCAACAAGGTCCACGGGTGCGTCAAACACTTCTGGACGCCGCCGGAGTTGCACATCAAGGATGAGACATGCACCCCTTTGAATTGGGATCCCGACGACAGCCCCGGACCCGACGACCCCCGCATTAAAGGCTCTCGGCGTTTGCGGCGTGCGAACGGCGACGACTACGATGACGACGACCCGTTCCCCAGTGACCACCTCCCCAAGACCGACACCCGGTCCAAAGGTGTGAGCGAGGGAAAGACCTCCCCCGATTGGCACAGCCGTGACCACAGAACCCAGCGATACACCCGGGGATAGGACATCCCTGTGCTGGGGGTGTAAGAAGATGCGGGCCATCGCGGTCGTCGACGGTGCCGACCGCGACTACTGCCGGGACTGCGCGTCGCTGATGCCCGAGAGCCGCGAGGCGGCGCTGCTGGCCTTCCTGGCCCTGACCGTCCCGTACAAGGAGGGCGACAAGGTGTCGTGCAAGACCGGGGGCCAGGTCTACGACGGCGTCGGCCACGTGGTGAGGGTTTCGTTCAACCCCGAGGATTTGGCGAGCCCAGTCGTCCCGATGTTCCTGGTGGCGCTGGACGAGAAGGCCTACCCGGAGGCACCCGACGAGGTCTGGTACTCGGAGGTCTGCATGCAGAGGGTCGAGGGATAGGTGGCCGACTTCCCGATCAATGACCAGCGCCACTCGGCCCGGCAGGTGACCGCCTCCGGCCTCTACGTGGGCAACGGCGACGCCGAGATGCGCCGCCTCAAGGCCTCCGGCTTCCCCATGCCCAACAACCCCGTCATGGCCCGCCTGGAGGCCCGCAAGGTGGCGTCCGACTTGCAGAGCCGTGGCACGGTCAGCGACGTCCAGAACCGGGCCGCGATGGCCGCGATGCGCCAGGACAGGTTCCGGCGGGCAGGTTCGGGCGGGGCTATGACCCGCACCGCCGCCAACACCCAGATGGTGCTGCCGAAGGTCCGCCAGCCCCTGGGCAGCCTCATGGACAAGGGCGTCCCGTTCAACGTCCACGACCCCGACGAGTTGACCGAGCTCAGAAGGTGGTGTCGTCTGTTTTTCGCCACCCACCCCCTAGTCCCGCTGCTAATCGACATCTACTCGAAGTTCCCGGTCATGGGCCTGGAGTTCGTGTGCAAGGACCCGGAGATCGAGAAGTTCTACACCCAGATGTTCATGAACGACCTGAACTATGAGGAGTTCCTGCCCGACGGCCTGCTGCGCGAGTACTTCATGGTCGGCGAGGTGACGGCCCTGGCCCACTTCAACGAAGACCTGGGCATCTGGTCGTCGGAGGAGATCCTGAACCCCGACATGGTCCGGGTGTCGAAGTCGCTGTTCGTGGAGCAGGAGAGGGTCCAACTCCTGGTGAAGGACCTGGTCGAGTCGCTGCGTACCGGCCCGGGCGGGATGGCCCTGGCGGGCGAGTCGCCGTCCGAGAAGTACGAGCGGACCTGGGAGTACCAGCAACTCACGAAGAACTACCCGGAGATCATCTCAGCCGCCGCCCAGAACGACGGGCTGGACATCTCCGACGCCCTGGTCAGCCGCATGGTCAACAAGGCCGCCTGGTGGGACCTACGGGGCACCCCCCACCTGCTGCGGTCGTTCCGGACCCTGATGCTGGAGGAAAGCCTCAACGCGGCACAAGATGCCGTGTGTCTGGTCTACGGCCAGCCCGTTCTGACCTCCAATGGCGTTGTTGAGATCCAGAACGTCAAGGCCGGTGACGCCGTACTGACCCACAGGGGAAGGTACCGGAAGGTTATCCGGACGATGATCCGCGAGGCCGACGAACCGGGCGTCACTCTGAACTGGTGGTACGACCGGCCGATGACGTTGACGGGTGAGCACCCGGTCTATGTCCGGCGGCCTGTAAACGTCCCGGCCCGATACAACATGCACAGCCATTCCAATTTTTCTGAAGGCTTTGTGAGGGCCGCCGATGTTCGGAAGTACGATCAGGTTCTCCACCCCGATTCCCCCGGTCTGGAAAAGGTTTCGCTCTTTTTGGGTGAGCACCTGGACGAGAAAATCTTGTCGGCCCTAAGAAACAGAGCAGTCCGGTCCTGCGGTGACGAGTTTAAGGTCACCGACGACCTGCTGTGGCTGATCGGCCTTCACGTCGCAGATGGAAGCGCCAACAGCAAATCGGTTCGGATTGTGGTCGGCGAGGGTGAATCTGATAAGGCTGCCCGGGCCGCCAAAGTTATCAAGGATGTTTTCGGACTTGACGCGATCGTCAAAGCCACAGGATTTCGTTCGGATGGGTCTCGCATCAAGTCGATCAACGTGGAACTGAACAGCACCGTGCTGGGCCCTTTCTTCCGGGAAATGTGTGGCGTCGGCGAGACTAAACGCTTTCCGTCGTGGGCCTTCACCCTCACCCCCGAACAAACACACCACCTTGTAGAGGGGTGGCTTGACGGCGATGGCTGCCGCAACCATGTCCGTGACCTTGGTGTGGCCAAGCACCGAACCCTGCAGGAATCTGCGGCGTGGCTGATGCGCCGAGCCGGAATGATCACCTCGGTGTTTTCGGGTAAACGGGACGCCGAACGGGGCTGGACAGGGGGGTCCGTAACAGCGGTCAAGACGCCCCGCCGTGCGGCCAGAAACGATCGCGGCGGGTACTGGGTGGAGGTCCGGTCCGTCAGGCACCATCAGGTCACAGAGACGGTGTACAACCTCGAAGTTAAAGAGGACAACTCGTATTGCTCTCCGATCGCCGTTCACAACTGCGATCGCCTGTACGCGCCGATGATCCTGGCGACGCTGGGCATCGAGAACATGGGCGACGGCGAGCCGTGGATCCCCGACCAGGCCGAGTTGGAGGACCTGCGGGACGACATCCAGTCGGCGCTGGCGGCCGACTTCAAGCTGCTGTGCCACAACTTCGGGCTGAACGTGACGAGCGTGTTCGGCCGCGAGTCGGTACCCCGTTTCGACACCGACTACGACCGGGTCGACGCCCAGATCATGCAGTCGTGGGGGATCGGGCAGGGCCTGATCATGGGCGGCTCGGGCGACACCTACGCCGGGACGGCGATCAACCGCGAGGTGTGCGAGCAACTGATGAAATCGGCCCAGAACAAGGTCGTCCGCCACCTCCGCAAGAGGATGGAGATCGTGTCGGAGGCCCAGGAGTTCTACGACTACGACCTCAAGGGCGGGACGCGGGTCCCGATCTACGAGACGGTGGTCGAGGAGGACGAGGAGACGGGCGAGCAGTACACGGTCCGGGTACCGAAGCTGCTGATCCCCGAGGTGAAGTTCGCCTGTGTCGTTCCTGGCACGCAGGTCCTCACGCCTACCGGACAGCGCAATGTTGAGGACATCCAGACCGGCGATGAGGTCATCGCTTGGGACGGCACCGGCTACGTTATTGATACCGCGCTACACACCGGCATCGAGCACCGCGACCACCTGGTTGAGGTGGCCACTGCCACTGGGCGCACGGTGCGCTGCACCGCCGACCACCCGTTCTGGACCAGCCGGGGGTGGGTGTCGGCCGAAAATCTTACCGCTGACAGCCTGATCCGCACGTCCGCCGGTCAGTTGACGGCACACGTCGATTCCGACGACGACATAGACATGCTGCGCTTTCTGGGGTTGCTGGTCGGTGATGGAAATTATTCCACCACTCATGTGTCTTTGTCGGTCAGCGACCCCGAGGTGGATGCATTCGTCTGCGAGCAGGCCGAGCGGATGGGTCTTACTGCTCGCCGAAAGGCCGATGCCCGCACCGACAAGGTCTGGTACCGGGCGTTCTCCCGGCCTGCACCTTGGAAGGGAAATGTGCTGCGGAACCCGCTACACACCCTGCTCCGCGAGCAGGGCATGTGGGGCGAGAACGGCCACACCAAACGTGTTCCGCCGATGGTCTGGGCGGCAGGGGCCAAGGGTCGCGCCGCGTTCCTGTCCGGATATTTTGACGCCGACGGCTACGCCTGTCGTCGTTCTGGACTGAAGATCGGTTCAGTCAACCGTGCCCTGCTGGACGACTGCCAGGTGCTTTTCGAGTCGCTGGGCATTCGCGCCCAAGTCCGCTCCTACGCCTACCGGTACAAGTCTCAAAAGGGCCCCGGCATGCAGTCGGTGAACCACCTGACAGTCAGCAACAACCACTACTTCCAGATGCTGCGCGACACCCTGACACCGATGATCGGCACCAAGATCGCCGCGCTGGATGACATGGCCCGACCATCCACACGGGGGAGGAAGGCCCCGCGTCCGGTCGAGTGGGACCAGGTCCTGTCGGTGACTCACCTCCCCGAGGGCGGCGATATCGTTACCCTGGGAATTACCAGCACCCACACCCATGTTACGGCTGGCCTGGTGTCGCACAACACCCTGAACCTGCGCGACGAGGCGACCGAGCGGAACTTCGTGTCCCAGTTGAAGCAGTTGGGCGTCCCGATCTCGGACAAGACCCTGGCGATCAACATCCCGTTCGAGTTTGAGCAGGAGTTGGAGCGTCAGGCCCAGGAGACGATCGACAAGGGCCTAGCCCAGGCCGAGGCGATGCACGTCCTGCAGCAGATGTGCGACGAGCAGGACTACGCCTACCCGCCCGAGTTGACCCAGCACCTGATGGCGACCCTGCAGTTGCGTCAGGGTTTGGCTCAGACCGAGCAGCTTGAGGACCAGACGAAGATGATGGATCAGCAGATCGCTCAGGCGTCTCCGGCGGGGATGATGGGCTTGTTGCCGGGGACGACGATGCAGCCCTTAGCGGGCGACGCCCAGCAGCAGTCGGCCGACCAGCAGCAGGCCGCCCCACCGGCCGCCGGTCAGCAGCAGGTGACGGCGACGATGCACGGGCCGAGGGCGGCGGGCCCGTCGGCTTTCCCGCCGGGCGGAGAGGTGTCCGCACCGGGCGGTTCGGCGGAGGTGATCGTGCCGAAGAACCGGCAGCGCCCCGAGGAGTCGGACGAGTGGCGGGGCAGCGGCGAGTTGCCAGCCCGCCAGCCGAAGGAGGGTGCCCGGCGGCTGCCGCCGGTCCACCTGCCGGGCAGGGGCGGGGCCTCGCCCCGCGACATCGCGAAGCTGGCCAACAAGCTCCGCAACTTCAAGTCTGGCCCGTCGTCGTACCGCAGGTCGTACCTGGCCGACCAGTCGAGGGTGGAGCAGGCGATCCACCGGCGTGCCGCCGCCCCGGTGTCGGTGGAGAGGCTCGTCCACGACCCGGGCTTCTACGAGCTGCTGCACGCCCAGGGCCACGAGGCCGAGATCGTGGCCGACTGGCCGGAGATCGTTGGCGGCGGTGCCCCCGAGTCCCGTAAACTCTTGGAGCGCCTCCTGGAGGACTACGAGTCGATCACGGGGACGCGGCCGAGTCGGAACTTCTGAGAAGGGTCTTTGATGCTGGAATACGGTCTGCAGTGCCCCAATGGGGGCATCTTCTGGGGCTCGTGGCGTGGCCACGACTTCTCGTCGCCGGACGGCCGGGCGAACATGCGGGTGGCCCTGTCGAAGACGGCGGTCGAGTTGGAGTGGCCCGAGCCCGACTTCACGTCCCGCTACCTGTGGGTGACCCGCGAGGTCAGCGACCACTCGGAGGGCGTGCCGGTGACGAGCGCTTTGGTGGCACCCCTGCCGGGCGAGGAGCCCGCCGCCGCCTAAAAGTTTCCCCGACCCCGGGAATAGTGTCGGGGCGTGCGCTGTTGACCCGGCTATGACCAACACATTCGCCTCCGCCCTCACCGCCCTGATCGACCAGCGTCACGCCGCCGCCCAGAGGCTCCATGAGCTGCTCCCCGAGACTTTGGGAACCTTGGAGACCCGCGACGAGATCGCGGCGGGCAACGAGAACGTCCGCATCTCCTCCAGTGTCTTCGGGGAGGCCGGCCTGCTGGACGAGTTCTACCGCGAGCAGGAGCTGCTCGACTTCGGGACGTTTGACAACTGCCGAGAGCACGGCATCACGGTCTCGGTCGGCGGCTGGACGTTCGCGGCCTACGAGCACCGCAACTCCGACGATATCTGCATCAACGGGTGCCCCACCGCCGACGTGCAGCCCTACGGCCCCTACGGGGGCGAGGACAAGCACGACGTGCTGTTCTCCTGCGGCTGGAAGCAGTACCACGAGGCCGCCGACGCCCTCAAGGCGTTCGCCCGCGCCGTGATCGCCGACCCGGCCATCGGCCGGGCGGAGCTGTCCGCACTGGTCGCCCGTAAGGGGGTGACGGCGTGAGCGTCGGCCCCGCCGATCTTGAGGGGTTCGTCTTCGACACCCACCAGGTCCGTGTCCTGCTCGTCGACGGCGACCCGTGGTTCGTCCTGGCCGACCTGTGTGCGGTGCTGAACATCGGCAACCCGTCGATGGTCGCCGACCGCCTTGATGCAATGAACCTCAGTCAAACTGAGGTTGAGAATGCCCGAGGTCAGATGCGCCAGACGGTCATCGTGTCCGAGTCGGGCATGTACGAGGTCGTCATCCGCAGCGACAAGCCCGAGGCGGTCCGCTTCCGGCGCTGGATCACCGGCGAGGTTCTCCCGGCCATCCGCAGGACAGGCCGGTACGGCGACCCCCGGCCCGCGCTGACCGAGGACGAGATCGTCCACCGGGCCCTGTCGATCACGGCACGCCGGGTCCAGGAGTTGGCGGCCGAGGTCGAGGAATTGAGGCCCCGGGCCCTGGTGGCCGACAGGATCCTCAACGCCAGCGGTGACATGTCTGTCCGCGACACGGCCCAGGCACTGACCCGGGCCGGGATCAAGGTCGGCCAGAACAGGCTGTTCAAGCACTTGGAGGGCCGGAACTGGATCGGCCGGGGAGGCGACAGGCGGTACCGGGTGATGCAGTGGGCGATCGAGCGGGGCTGGATGTCGGTCCTGCCGCAGAGCCACCTTGACGCCAACACCGGGGGACTGGTCCTCGACGTGCCCCAGCCCCGGGTGACGATGGACGGCTTCCGGCGGCTGCTGGTCGAGCTGGTGCCCGACACCCTGCCGATCAGTTTCGACTAGGGGGCGAGCGCCGTCGGGGGAAACGGCGTCGTAAACCTGTAGTCTCGCGCCTCTCCCCTGCTCAATAGGTGAGCATATCTGGGAGGGTCTGTGACCATTCATACTCAGTTCGGTGACGGCGACATCGTCGGCGTTGAGCGCGGCCGGATGGGGAAGACCCGCTACAAGGTGGCGGGCTACGGGTTCGAGATGTGGATGGACGCCACCGACCCGGCGATCATCACGGCCGGCGAGGACCTGTTCTCGTACGCCCCCGAGATGGAGGCGGCCGGTTACGCCGAGCACACCCCGGGCACCCCGATGGAGGAGCCCCACTTCGGCGGCGGCCACCACGGCGGGGACGCTTGGGCGATCCACGGCACCCGGCGCGAGGCGTCGGGCGGTTTCGGCTTCGAGCCGTCGGGCCACGTTTTCGACAACTCGACGACCCTGCCCTACGACTGGACCCCCCAGTACCCGGTCGACGGTTTCCGCGACGAGCAGACGATCTCCCCCGACCACGAGATCGACGCCGACGAGCGGACCCAATGGACCGACTCCCGTACCGGTGAGGGGCGCGACGAGCCTGAGGGACCGGGCCCCAACCCCGACCTGTTCGCCAAGGACGCGGCCTACCACGACGAAGATGGTTTTGAGGTTGACCCCGAGGACGACCCGGATTGGGTCCGGGAGCACAGTCCCCGGCAGCAGGAGTGGAATAAAAAGCGTCAGCAGGAACTCAACCTGCACAAAGACCTTTTCGCCAAGGACGCCGCCCACCAAGACGAGCCCTGCGGGGCGTGCGGTGCCGACGCTGGCGAGGAGTGCCGCCCCTACTGCACCGGCAAGGCCGCCTACGACGACGAGCGCCACACCCACCACGAGAGCTCACTGTTCCACGAGTCGGGCGGCATCGTCCCCCTCGACCTGTTCAACCCCGACAAGGTTGACCTGAACTCGCCCGAATACGAGGACGCCGCCCGGCTGGAGCACCGGCTCCGCAGCGAGGGCCCGGATCGGGTCCAGGAGGACCACTTCCCGTACGACCCCGACACGTGCGACCACGAGGACGAGGAGCTTCTCGGCGACGACACCACGGTCCGCTGCAACGACTGCGGCAACCGGCGCGAGGTCGAGCACCAGGACCACGGCGACGACCCGTTCGCCCACCACGAGGCCAAATGGGAGCGGCCCGCCGGTCTGGGCGACAGGTACGCCTCAATCCCCGACGCCCCCGACCACAGCGAGGTCGGCCGCTTCCGGCAGGACCCGTACGGGGCGATCGTCCGCAAGGGCTCGATGGAGCTCGACGCCGGGCTCGACCGGGAGACCGGCGAGTGGATGGACCTGGTCCTGGCCGACAGGTCGATCCGCACCGCAGCCTGGAAGGACGTCCGGCAGAAGGCGGTCCGGATCCTGCGCGACGGCGGGGTCCACGTCAAGGCGTCCGACTCGAACGCGATCCTGGCCAGCGTCGACGGCGACCACGCCACCTACGAGGTGATGATCCTCAACGGTTCCGCCTACCCGAACGGCGGCTTCTCGGGCGGCAAGAGGGCGATCGCGAACTGGAAGTGCGGCTGCGAGTGGGGCAAGTGGGCCTTCAAGCGCAAGTTCACGTTCGTCGGCCGCCTGTGCTCCCACGGCTACGCCACCTACCTGGCCCAGCAGTCCCAGCAGGCCAAGACCAACCCCCACCACTTCAAGAAGCGCAAGGGGTCGGTCGTCGACGAGTTCAAGTCGTGGGCGAAGGAGAACAACGACAACCACGTCGACATGACGGCCGCCGACAACTTCCTGACCTCGCTGGAGGAGCCGGCCACCCGGGAGCAGGCCGAGCAGGTCTTCGACTTCGTCCAGGGCAAGGACTCGGGCTGCTCCCCGTCATGGGAGCGCGACTACGACCAGGACGGGTACGGCAACAACCCCGACGACGCCTACAAGAAGAAGGCCGACGTCCTCAAGCACCAGCCCCACCGGCTGACACCGAACCTGTACTGGGTGCCGGAGCTGTCGGACGAGCAGAACCACTACTTCACCGACCTGGGCGACGACCGGGAGACGACCGGCCCCGACCAGATCATGGCCTCTCGACGCCGGGCCGGTTTGCTGGGCCCGGGTGCCGACCCCCGCCCCGAGGACCTCGACCCCTCAGATTATGAGGACCCGATGCCCGACACCGCCGGGAACCACGAGGTGTGCGACAACTGCGGGGCCCCGGCACCGCCGATCCACTGGGAGTACGAGGAGCCCAACTACGACGAGCGCGGACCCTACGCCCAAGGCCACGAGTACCCGGTGACCGACTGCTGCAACGGGGCACCGGTGGACCACACCGAGTACGCACCCCTGCCCTACGAGGGGGAGTCTGGAAACGACCGGCAAGCCCCCGGGCGCGACGTCAAGGACGCCCGCCGCCGGGACCGGCGCAAACTGGCCGGTGGGGTCGCGACCGGCGACCCCCGAGACTACATGGGCGACCCCGACGACTGGCGGTCCAAGCAGCAGAGGAACAATTGGGCCGACGCCGTGGAAGGCTACGAGGCCCTGCCCGAATGGGAGCAGCACAAACACGAGCGCAAGCAGTGGGGCAAGGACGCCCGCCGGACCGCCAAGGGAAAGATCACCGAGCACCACCCGGCTTTCGCATGGCACGCAGAGGGCATTGAGGACATGCCCAAGGACGGGATCGTCCACTTCTCGTCGCTGAAGATGGTCGCCGACGAGGACCTGCTGAACAGGCTGCGCGACCTGTCGAACGACGAGCCGTCGGACCACTTCCAGGACTGCCGGGACCACAACGACGAGGTCAGGAACGTCGTCGACGAACTCCACGAGCGTGGCTTCGACGCCTCGCCGCTGGTCGCGATGAAACAGGCCGCGCTGTGGAAGCGTGCCGACGACGACGACGAGCCTGCCGCCGCAGCGGCTTCAAGCACCGCCCCGAACGCCCCCGGCACCCCGGGCGGACAGGGCGGGGCCTACAAGTCGGTGGCACCGCCGAGCGGTTCGGTGAACACGCCCCGGAAGCCGACGACGAACGCCCAAGGCCAGCAGATCATCCCGAGCGGCCCCATGCAGGGCACCCACGACGGGAACAACGGGACGGCGATGGCCCCGCCGAAGCCGAACGGCACCCCGAGCGGCACCGACTCCGACCAGCAGAGGCAGCGCCCCCAGATGGGCGGCGGTGCCGGTGCGGCGAACATGATGTCGATGGTCCCGACCCTGCTGGGCGAGGGGGCGTCGCTGATCCCTTCGATCGGCAGCGGCATCGGGAGCGCCCTGTCCGGGCTGACCCACCTGTTCCACGGCAGCAGCGACCCGCAGAGGTTCGCGAAGATGTACTTCGAGGCCGACGGCGCTTTCCTGACCAAGGGCGGACCCAACTGGATGGACTACTCGTTCGCCGGTTCCGGGCCCAACCGGCAGGAGTGGTCGACGACGTCGGAGGACTACGTCAAGGAGCATGAGCGGCCCCGCCACAACGAGACCTGGATGACCGACTGCGACGGCGACGTCACGGTGTACAGCGAGCGGCTGCCCCAGCAGAAGAAGTCGCGCCGTGTCCGTGCCAACGGGGACTTCGCCGGTTCGGGCGACGCCGGTTACGGGTCCCTGGGCGGGGTGTCGGCCGGTCACTTGAGCGCCGGGGGGTCGGGTGAGGGCCTGGGCCACGGCGGCTTTGAGTCGGCGGCCGAGCAGTCCGGCGGCCACACGGTCGGCGATTTGAGCAACACCAAGGGTGCCTCGCTCGTGTACGAGGCCGACGCCTTCGACGGGGGCGAGCGGGGCTACTTCAACCCGAACAACCCCAAGAACCTCGCCTACGACAAGGGCGACGTCGGCCTGGGCGAGGTCGGGCCAAAGAGAAAGAACCAAGAGGAAGACGACGAGGAGGACGGTGAAGGGGGAGGTGTCGCGAATATGGGCAAGCCCATCACCGAACTCCTCAAAGCCGTCCCGAAAGCCGCCAGCCTCGACGATTCGGACGTGGTTCGACGCTTCCACGCCTCGGGCGGCGGGTTCCTCGACGAGCCGTCGCACAGCGACGACGGGATCGCTGCGGCGGCCCAGAAGATGCTCCGCACGGCGGGACGCAACTACACCCCGGCCGAGCAGCGGGAGCTGGAGGACGAGTCGCACCCGAAGGGGGCCCGGAACCTGGGCAGCCTCGACCTGCGGGGCACCCACTACGAGGACGGGTAGCCCGTGCAGCGCAGGATCAGCTCCTCCAAGGTCGGGGCCTCCCTCTCGGGCGACGACGCGACCCGGCTGGTGGCCGACTACCGGAAGGCCGGGGCCGCCGCCGAGGGGTGGAAGGCCAAACCGGGTTTCGTGTACACCCAGGTGAGGGCGATCTCGGCCCGGGTGAACCAGAACTACGACGCCTGGCCGTCGAGCCAGTTGAAGAAGTACTACAAGACGTTCGTCGGCAAGCCGGTGTTCGTCAACCACGGCAACGAGGATCCCGAGAGGGCGCGCGGGGTGGTGGTGGCTGCCCGCTACATCGAGAAGGGTGCCGACCGATACGTCGAGACGATCATGGAGACCGACGCGGTCCGGTTCCCGAAGCTGGCCCGCGAGATCGTGTCGGGCGGCCTGGACTCGGTGTCGATGGGCGTCGAGGCGGGCTTCACGATCTGCTCGGTCTGCGACCACAGGGCGACCGACGAGTCGAACATGTGCGACCACATCCTGCTGCACAAGGGCGAGCACATGAAGAACGCCAAGACCGGGAAGCGGACCCTGGTGTACGAGAAGTGCTACAAGCTGGGCTTCTTCGAGCTGAGCTACGTGTTCGACCCGGCCGACGAGACGGCGGTCGTGTCGCGGGTCATCTCAGCGAACCGCAGGTCGGCCGGTGCCGTCGACGACGTCCAGTTCTCGGACGAGTCGGGTGCCCACTCAGTGGCGGTCCTGCCCGGCGGCCACCGGCTGTCGGTCTTCTCGCCGGACGAGACCTTCCCCGACTCGCGCTGGCAGTGGGTCCACGAGGAGGGGGGCCCGCACCCCCACAACCCGCACATTGTTGACTACAGGCCCTCCAACTGGGGGCACGCCGAGAGCGCCGACCACGCCAAGGAACAGGCGCTGGCCTCGTACCGCAACGCCTTGGGGGCCAAGAACCTGGGTGTCGACGAGTGGGACCCGAACCAGGACCTGCGGGCCCTGTACGGGGCGACCATCAAGAAGGCGAAGAGAAAGGGCGACTTCATGGCCCACTGGTACAAGAAGGCCGAATTGCCCCGCCTGTTGAAGAACAAGGCCCCCGAGGACATCGACACTTTGCGCGACGAGTCGGACGACGACACCGACCTTTTTCACCATTGGGTGCAGAGCCCGATGGAATTGCGGGCACCGTCGATGGACCGCTCCCACAAATTGGACGCCGACCAGGAAAAGGGCGGCCTCGACGACGACCGCAATTCGGAATCTGCCGAAGAGGTGGCAATGCCGAGCGGTAAGAAAAAAAACAACCCTGTAATGCCAATCAACCCCCCGGAACTTAAAAAGGGTAGACGGACCACCAAAGGAGTAGGCATGAGTCGCTACTACGCGGCCGACGAGGACGAAGGCTACGGCGACGAGGCGGGCCCCGAGGACGAGGCCTACGGCGGCGACGAGGGCTACGGCGACGAGGACCCGGGCTACGGGGATGAGCAGGGCGGCCCCGACATGGGTGGCGAGGACATGGGCCCGGAGATGGGCGGCGGGGACATCGAGTCGCTGCTCGACGAGGCCGAGGGCGACATCGAGGCCTTTGAGAGCGAAGAGGGCCTTGAGGACGGCGACGGGGGCGACTACGACGACGACGGTGACGACGACTCGGACCCTATGGGCGACTACGACGAGGACTACGCCGGTGCCGACGGCCAGCAGATGGAAGCCCGCCGTAGGGCTGCCCTCGATTATCGTGACGATGAATCGGGGTCATCCTACCGCGATCATTCCATTTCTCGGCATCGCGGCAACGGAATGTACTCCGTGATGCTTGACGGCAAAGGCATGCACTCTGCCGACACTATGGACGGCATTAAGGACATTGTTGACGACCACCTTGATGGAGGCAACAAGAAGGAATCTGGTTACCTCTACGCCGATCCTGTGAGAAGCGCACGTTCGCGTGGCAATAAGCGAGGAGGCACCATGCGACGCACCACACTGGCCAGCCGGACCGCCAAGGGGCGGCACTTCATGGCCGACGACAGCGGACACACCGACGGCGGCCCGTACGGCATCGACGACAGCCAGGGCAACTCCGAGGAGGTGTTCATCTCCCAGGTGCCCGGTGCCGAGGCGGTGGCCGCCCCGGTCGAGGGCGACTCCCCGATCTCGAACACCGAGAACAACCTGGTGGCCTCGCGCCGGCCCCAGTTCGACCCGGGCCACTACCAGCGCCTGGCCGACGTGGTCCGCGCCCTGCCCCCGGCCCAGCGCGGCGCGATGGCCCGCAAGATGGTGGCCATGCTCACCGCCGACCACCCGAACTTCAACGGCCGCACCTTCTACGAGGCGGCCGCCGTTCCTGTCGTGAAACGAGGCAACCGCTACTTCTACGCCGAGGAACTTGAGGACCCGACGACCGTCGACCCCGAACTGTCGGGCACCGACGTCCAGGAACTGGCGGGCGACGACTTCGACTCGCTGGCCCTGGACAATGTCGAAACCCAGCCCAAGGACGCCTCCATCCACGCCTTCCGGGCCTTCGACTCGTGGCTCCACAAGGCGACCGGCCGGACTGCACGCCAGCACCGCAACGCCAACTTCATCCGCCGCGCCGCCGCCTCGTACTCGGCCCGGTGGCAGAACCCGCAGGCCAAGCTGGCCACACTGTTCCCGACGCTGGAATACGTTCTGGCCGAGGCCCGCAAGTTCGAGGGAGGCAATATGCGTCAACGCAGGGCTCAGGACGAGTCTTTGAGCGTGGCGGCACCACAGGACCGGATCGACGTCGAGGCTCCTGTCAAGAATGTTACCGACGCAGACGCGCAGGCATCGCAGTTCGATCTCAGCGACTTCGCGCACAACGCCGGTGACCAGCTCGCTGACCCGGTCCTCGATGTCGTGGACGGTAACGCGGGCACCTGGGCACCCGACAAGGGTAAGGAGTCCAGGAAGCTGGCCACGGGTGTGGAGGCCGTTCGTCTGGCCGACGCCTACATCAAGGCCTACCCGGGTACCTACTCGGAGAAGGACCGGTGGACTCTGACCGCCCGGTTCGAAACCCTTCGCTCGCCGGTTGTTCGTGACCGGATCCGTGTCCTCGAGGCGGTCGTCGCGGACCAGGGCAAGCAAAGCAAGAAGACCGCACGCAAGGTCGCCGCAGCAGGCTCTCGCGGGACCAGAGGGATTCCGGTCGGATTCGCCAACCAGCGCGTGGCGAGCACCCGTCGGATTTCCGCCAGTGATCCCGACACCGACAGCGCCCTCTTCTTCTGAGGGCCTGACTAGACACCTCTGAAAGGAGGAAGAGAGTTATGTTCCGACCCACTGTGGCCAACCCGGCCCAGAAGCGCACCCTGCGCCCGATCTACGCGCAGCACCAGGCGACACCGTACGGCGGATTCCTGGACCCGTCTTGGAGCCGTTCGTTCGACATCCTTCCTGGTTCGGTGATGTGCCGCAAGACGGCTGAAGTCTTCACCCCCTACACCGGCGCGGCCAACCAGAAGCCCTTCGGGCTCTCGGCCCTGTTCTGCGCCCCGTCCCTCGGCATCGACGAGGTGACAGCGACCGGCACCAACCTGTTCACGGTGTGGACCGGCGCTATCGACGCGGTTTTCGAGGTCGTCGCCCCGGCGTTCGACGCGACCGCCAACTGGTCCGGCCTGAACCCTGTCAATGGCGGCCGTGTGCTGCTGACCGGGAACTCGGTCGGCCTTCTCACCCCAACCGGCGCGAACAACTCGAACGCGATCGCGGAGCTGATTGACGTGGAGTCGACCTCGGTCATCCTCGTCCGCCTGAACCCGTTCAACTTCGCCAGTTCCGTCGCCGTCGGTTCGGCGAGTTAGGAAGGGGTAGGACAATGGCTGTTCCTGTTGCTACCGGTTCCGGCTTCGGCCGGTTCGCGAAGAAGTCCGACGAGTACGTCTCCGACATGCAGTCGACGATGCGGAAGATGGGCGGGCGTAAGCTGTCGGCCCGCGACAAGCAGGTCAAGCTGGCGAACATTCTGGCCGACCGCCAGAATGGGATGGTTCGCCTCGGTCAGTCGATGATCGGCCCGATCCAGCTTCAGCTTCGCTACCAGGGTATTCTGCGGAATGTTCTGCTGGAGGACACTTTGACCCCCGGCGTGCCCATTCAGTACGACATCCTGGACGACCTGGGTCAGGCGTACCTCCTGCACGGCGACGAGGGCGAGATCAAGATCACGCCCTTCGAGGGCAAGCGTGTCGAGATCCTCCTGTTCCGCATCGCCTCCTTCCCGAAGATCAAGAAGGAAGACCTGTACTACCTGCGGTCCAACATCGTCGAGTACACCCAGGACATGACGAAGCAGGCGATCATGCGTCAGGAAGACGCCCGCCTGGTGACCCTGCTGGAGGTCTCGGCGGCCCAGTACCGGTCGGTCGACCCGACCTCGGCACCGGGCACCGGGTCGCTGCCGAACGAGATCCAGGTGGCGGGTACCTACCTGTCCCCGGACGACCTGTACACGGCGGTGACCTTCACCGACCAGCGCATGTTGGACAGCACCCGTCTGCTGTGCAACCCGCAGGAGTACCGTGACTTCTACAGGTGGGACATCAACACGACCGGCTGGGCCTTCAAGGACAGTGTCGTGGCCGGTGAGCGGATCGTCCAGTTCGGCGAGTTCCAGATCGGCAAGTCGATCATCATCCCCCCGGGCACCACGTACCTGACCCCGGACCCGTCCTTCCTGGGCGTGTTCCCGGTCATGTACAGCCTGGACGTCACCGAGAACAACCTCGTGGAGCAGTTCCACAAGGGATGGGTGATGGACGAGCTCGTCGGGATGGCTGTGTTAAACCCACGCGGCATAGTTATACTTCGTAAGAGCTAGTAACTCTTGCGGGTGTAAACCAAGCCTAGTTTGAAAAGCAAGGCCCCTTCATGTAAGGTTGGGTAACCAACCGAAATGGAGGGGTTTTGCTTTGTCTGACAAAAGTAATTGTGAGATCTGCGGCGACGAGTTCGAGCAGCCCAGATATCGAACAAAACGGACGTGCTCAACCGCGTGTGGGAAGGAACTCCGCACCCGCAACATGAAAGCCACTTATGAGGCTCAGGAAACTTGGATAGTCAAGGTCTGCCCAGGGTGCGGCGAAGAGTTCAAATACCGCAGGAGCAAGCCCTACAACACCTGTTCCGTAAAATGCCGAGGAAAAATGGCGGCACAGGAAGCTAGGGCCGCCAGTACGTGTACCGTATGCGGTAACGAATTCACCCACTACGCCCGTCAGGACCGCAACACCTGTTCGGTGAAGTGCGCCGCAATTGCTCGGTCAAGTGGCATTCACTACCCAGAGTGCAAGGTGTGTGGCGTCTCCACGGGGTCATACAACCGGATTTACTGCAGCGAACATCGAACATCTCGCCCAGGCCGCAAACCCATCCCCAGAAAGACTGCCGTCTGTCAGCAGTGCAAAGAAGAATTTTCCCGCCCTGGAACGTGGCCGGGGCAGATGATGTTCTGTTCGTTAAAATGCTCCAACTTGCAGCACAGCCGAAAACGGGCACAGCACTACCGTCACGGTGAAGTAAATCTCAACAGTGGTTACGAGATTCGATTCATCGCTTGCCTGACTCGCTTAAATATTTCTTGGGCACCGTGGCCCGACGACCGTCCGTTTATTCTTGACGGCCACGAGTATCGTCCCGACTTTTTAGTTGAAGGGCTCGCCATCGAGACTAAGGGTTGGGACCACCCCAACAGTCCCCAACCTCGGATTCGGGACTCCTGGGACCTCTCAGAGCCACTGGTGGTGGTTGATCGGCAGCGACTGGGGGAGTTGGAGCGCATCTTCAACAAGAATCAGTTTCTCGCCGTTCTCCGAGCCTAAATACTGGCCAATATCGCACGTGTAATTAGTGTGAACCGGCGTCGCTTCATGAGGCTGATCGCCGTCGCCGTGTGCCTGGCGAACGCCCCCGCCTCGGCCCACCACCGCCGTGTACCGTACTCGGCGTGCCACCCGAAAGACATCCCCCGCAAGACCGTCGTGGGTGGCTGCTACGTGTCAACGAGGGGCACGTACGCGGGGTGGAAAGTTCCCGGTGTGCGACCAGAATTGGTGTGAGGCGCATCTGGACGGCGAGGGAGCAGGTGGAACTGCTGTCACCGTGGCGCACGGCTGCAATTCCCCACACGGGGATGGGCGTCAACATCAACGACAAGTCCCAGGACGTCCCGATGATGATCGTCGAGGGCGTTGAGCCCTCCGCCGGGGACGTGATCGACATGAACAAGCCCCGCACGATCGGCAACGTCCTCCAGACCCGGGGCGCGAGGATGTCCCTGGTCGGGCGGCTCGCCGCCGTCGCCCGGCTGTTCATCGTCGAGGAGATGGGCATGGTCGCCACCCAGGACAAGGGCCTGGTGGCCGACTACGTCCAGGTCTTCAACGACGAGTGGCGTCCGATCGTCCAGTGGGCGATAGCGCTGTCGGACGAGTCGCCGTACACCAAGACGGCCTCGGGCAGGAACAAGTCGATCACCGCCTCGGCGCTGGCGGCGCTCCACATCCACCTCGACCGGGCCGGTGCCGACCCGGTGAAGCACATGGAGTTCGCGACCGGGGTCGCCACCGGGGTGTGCGGCGACGAGACCGAGCGGGCCACCTTCGGCGCGATGCGCCGCCGCCTGATCAACGTCCGCCCACTGAAGATCGGGGGGACGGGCAGCTACACGGCGCTGATGAACGAGTACGCGGTCTGGATCAGGACGTACAACCGTTGGCTGGCCGGTGAGCCGGTCCACGCCTGCAAGGACCTGAGCGGCGACTTCATCAACCTGGCGAGCCTGCCGAAGCCCACCCAGAAGGACGCTCAGGAACGGTTCGACTAGCGGCGGGAAGAAAGTTCGGGGCCCGGGGAATAAACCCGGGCCCCGTTCTGTTGGACCGTGTGTAAGACCGACAACTGAAGAGAGCATCCAGACCTGCGAGGTACCGTGCAAGTACCCCAGAAGCGTCCCTGACGGCTAACGACCACGACTCTTTGCCGCAAGCGGCTCAGGACAGACACCTTAAGTGGTGCAGCCCCTGAAGAGCGATCCCTGAACGAAGGACGAGCCCCTTAGGTGGGGGAGTCGCCGAAAGGCGGCACGGAGGGCGAAATCCGCCGCGAGTGAAGCAGGAGAACAGTTGGACGTAGTACTCAAGAGCAGCCGGGGCGTGGCCACAATCCGGGGAGGGTAGGGGAACCGGAAGGCTGGCTGGGTGCTCCCTTAAGTTTTCGGGCACCACACACGACGATAGGATCAACAGGAGAGGGAAGCATGACCACATGCCCACAGTGCGGCCGTCAGGCCCGCGTCACCGAGCCGTACGCCTTCGGCGGCATGGACCGGCTCCGCATGACCCTTTCGTGCGGCCACGTCGCTCTCAGGACCGCCAAATGACCGCCTACGAGGTGTACAGCGGGGCCGGCGTCCTGCTGGCCACGTTCCCCACGCCCACACCGGCCCTGAACCTGCGCTACGAGCGCCGCTACCGGCGGGGCGACAAGAGCGCCCACATCGTCAAGCGGGACCTGCCCACCAGGGAGGGACGGCGATGGATCTGACACTGACCGGCGAGTGGGAGCCGTACTCGGAGGGAGACGAGGACGAGCAGCTCAAGATCGGCCGGGTCACGGCCGCCGTCTACGATCTCGTGTCGTGGCGCTGGTCGGTCCACGACGCCCACGTGGTCGGCCACGGCGAGGGCTTCGCCTCCAAGGAGTCGGCCAAGCAGTCCGCCGAACGGTTCGTCGCCGACTACCTGAGAGGAAAGCGAGCATGAGCGCCGACATCGTCACCGTGGGGTTCTGCCCCCAGTACTACTCCACCTTCTCGGTCCAGGGGTCGGGTGGCAGCGTGTACACGGTCTCCCTGGCCGGGACCGGCTTCGCCCACTGCGACTGCCCGGCCTACGCCTACTTCAAGGGCGAGCCCGCCGACCGGACCTGCAAGCACATCAAGGCGGTCTGGGAGCACGGCTGCTTCTACAACCCCCAGTGGAAGGACGACGCCGGTCCCAACGACCTGTCCGAGGTCGGGGCGTCGGTCAAGGACCTCGACACCAGCTACACCTACGGCGAGCCGTGCCCCGGGTGCGGCGACCAGATGATCGCCACCAAGATCGCCGTCTGAGAGGATTCCACCATGACCGACCTGGTCCTGTTCTCGTTCATCGCCGTGTTCTCGGTGGTGTCGCTCGCCTTCGCCGCCCTGGACAGGAGATGACCCTCATGGTCGTCGCCGGTTCGGCGGTGGGTGCGGTGGCCGCCGCCTTCAGTGCCGTCTCGCTGTTGCATCTTGCCGAGCGTTGCCTCGACCGCTTCGGCAAGGGGCGCAAATAATTCTCCCCAATCGGGGAATAAACAGGGATCAACTGCGGTTGAAATGAGCATGATCAACCACACCCACGAAAAAACTCGCAAGATCATTGAGTCTGGCCGCAACCACCGCAACCCGACCCCCTACCGGGCTCACTGTAGCTGTGGCTACGTCTCCCAAGGCAAGACCCGCGAGCACGCCGAGGATCGGCTGGCACTACACCAGAAGGAGGCGCAGTCGTGACCACTCCCGACACCCTCTACATCGTCCGGCTCCCGAACGGCGCTTCGGTCCAGACCGTCGTCGAGGGCAAGGCGCGGGAGGTCCACGCCAAGCACGCCGGGTCGACCCTGGCCCGCCGACCCTTCCCGACAGAGGTCAAGATGCCCTGGATCGGGGACGGCGACTACGCCTTCGTCGACGGCGTGGACGGCCCGGGCTGCACCTACACCCCGCTGGGCCTCACCGGCTGGGGCTTCGACCGCCACGACGCCTACAAGGTGATGCTGCGGGCGATCCGCGACCACCTGGAGCGCCAGACCGAGACCGTCCTGTCCACACAACACGAGGAGGAAGCATGACCACATTCAAGGAAACCGCCAAGGCCTTCCAAGAGGTCCAGGAGCGTCACGCCGAGTTCGGGGCGTGCGACACCGAGCCCCGGGCCGTGTTCGCCCTGCTGATCGACTCGGTCGTCGACGCAGCCCGGTGGGGCGGCAAGGTCAGGCCGGTCCCGACGACCATCGACGGCTGGCAGATCTTCGGCCGCGAGGTCATGGACGGACGCACCGGTGCGGGTAAGGCGGCCCGGGAGATGGCAGCGGCCGCCCGCAAGGCGGTCACGGCGGCCCGCCGGAACCCCGGCGAGGCCGAGAGTTGGCTCCGGGGGTGGTGATGGGCGGGGCCCTCCACTTCACCCACCGCCAGTCGCGGGGGGCGTGGGTCTACTGGGCCAGCGACGGGGTCCGCCACTACTCGTTCGTCGTCCTGCCCGGGATGAGGATCTTCGCGACCGTGTTCTCCCTCGACCTCGAGCCGCTCAGGAGCATCGACTGGACCGGCTTCCGGTCCCACCCCGATGAGATGAAGAGGCACCTGCAGGAGGTGGCACCCTGAAAAGGTCGCCCGTTTCGCCGTACAATCAGTAGCAAGTGAATCAGTTCAGAGTGGAATAGGATCTGTGACCCGTCTGAGAAGAGGAGCCGTCACATGTGCAGCAAACCTGAACGAATGATCTTGGCGACCCTGATGGACGACTCGCTGCCCCACCCCCGGGTCCACCAGATCCGCGTCCGGGTCGGGTGCGACTGCGGCCTCGAGGACTGGATCCTGGCCCTGCCGGACCTGCCCTTCCTGCCGATGCTGATCGCGGTCGAGAACGAGCCGGTCGACTCTCCGGTCTGGTAGAAAGTCTCTGCCGGATCGGGAATAAAGCCGCCGGCCCCTATGTTGGAACGGTTATGACCAACAACGCAGTCTGGGCCCGAGAGCCCATCTCCGAGGGCCGCAAGAACCTCATCCGCGCCCTCCTCACCGAGCGCGAGGTCACCGCCGAGCAGCGCGACGAGCTGTTCGCCGAGGCCAAGAAGGGCATGACGAACAGCGGCGGCATCGAGTGGATCGTCACCCTCAAGGCGGCCCCCAAGAAGGTCGTCCAGTCGGCCGCCCCCCGCTCCGACGTCCCGGCCGAGCTGGGCGTCTACTCGATGGGCGGCGACATCTTCGCCGTCCGCCAGTTCAAGGCCGAGGGCAAGGTGATCCGCTACGCCAAGCGCGGTCAGTTCACCACGGCCGGCCACAGGGTCGTCCCGGCCAACCACGCCGACGCCCACCGGGTCGACTGGGTCAAGGCCCCGGGCATGCAGTACAGGCTGGCCACCAACGGCACCAAGCTGTCGGTCGCCGAGATCGAGGCCCTGTCGATCCAGTTCGACCAGTGCTTCATCTGCGGCCGCAAATTGGACGTCCTGGCGTCCAAGGAGCGGGGCATCGGCCCGGTCTGCCTGGCCAAGATCGGCTACTGAGTTCCCACCTGTAGGAGCCCCCTCCCGCCCCACACCAAGGGTAGGAGGGGGTTTCTTCATGTCGCTACAGAACTTCGGCGAGCCGCCGTCGAGGCCGAACGACTACGTCGACCTGCAGTACCTGCAGACAAACTACCCGTCGACCAGCGCCCGGGTCACCACCTACGGTCCGTACACGGTCGCACTGCCGTCGGGCCCGGCCGACCAGGCCATGTTCCTGGTCGAGGTGGTGGCCCCGACCGTCGCCGTCTCGGTGACCTTCCCGGCGGGGGTGCTGTTGACCGCCGGGATGGTGAGCTTCTACACGGTCGGCCCCGGCAAGACCGGCTTCTTCGGTTTCCGCTACTCGTCGTCGGCACAGGCCTGGTTTGCCCTGTCGGCGGCCATCCAGTCATAATCCTGTAAAGCCTCTCCCGACCCCGGCAGTAAAGGGTGAGGAACCTCAATCTCACCCTTTTAGGAGCATCAATGGTTACCTGCACCGCGACGTTGACCTCGCTGGCAGCCGCGTACGCCGGTTACGGCAACTGGATCGGTTTGGCGACCGCGAGCCCCGGCACCTCGTCGACTCCGACCGGTGAGGCCTCGGGCGGTTCCCCGGCCTACGCCCGGGTCCAGACCACTTGGTCGGCCGGTAGCGCCGGTGTCCAGTCGGGTACCGCAGTCACGATCAACGTTCCGGCAGCCACCTACACCTACATGCTGATCGCGTCGTCGTCGTCGGGTAATAACATGACCGACAATGCGAGCATCACCTCGGTCGTCATGGGCGCACAGGGCCAGATCGTCGTCACCCCGACCTTCACCCAGACCTAAGAGCATGACCAGCCCTGTCGTGACAGGCGTCTGGCCGGGTTCGGGTCCCACGGTCGGCGGCAACACCGTCGGCATCGAGGGCTCGGGGTTCACCGACGCGACCGCCGTGACTTTCGGCTCGGTCCAGGCGACGGGCTGGGAGGTCGTCGAGGACACCTACATCTCCGCCGTCGCCCCGGCGAATGCCGTCGGACAGGTCGACGTCACGGTCACCGGCCCCTCTGGGATTTCCCCTGTGGCACCGGAAGGCCAGTACCTGTACTCGGCGGTCCCGGTCATCACCGGCATCTCCCCGACCGTCCTGAGCCCCTCTGGGGGCGACACGATCACCGTCACCGGCCAGTTCTTCACCGGGACGATTCTGATCGTTCTGGGGACCGATAGCGGGCCTTTAACGCCCGATTACACAGTTGTCTCCGACACCGAGATCACGATCGACTCGCCGGGCGGCAATCCGGGCGACAGTGGCGAGGTTGTTGTCGTTAACGGTTCGGGCCAGTCGCAGTGCTACTCTACCGGCGTGAACTCATTCTCCTTCGGTGTGGCCCCGTGACCGATCGGCTCGTCGTCGCCTTCCCCATGTACCGACAGGTGTCGGTGAACTGGTTCTTCCAGTGGCTGCAGTTGAAGAAGGACCACGTGGTCGGCACCGTCGCCACCGAGGGCATCTACCTGCCCCAGGCGATGGCGACCCTGGTCGATTTGACGTACAAGCATTTCGGCGACGACTGGGACCGGGTGGTCGTCTACGAGCACGACATGATTCCCCCGCTGGACGCCCTTAACCGGATCTCCACCTACGGAGACGCCCCCGACGGTGCGGATTATGACATCGTCGGGACCACCTACTTCAAGCACGACGCCCCCCACCACGTGATGGCCTGGATGCAGGTCAAGCCGCCGATGTTCTCGCCCCTGACGGCCGAGGTGACCAGGGTAATGGTCGACAACCCAGCCCTGTACCCGGTCGACGGGGTGGCGATGGGTTTGACGTCGATCCACCGCCGGGTGTTCGAGGGTTGGGACCCGAGGATCCCGATGTGGGACGCCCAGCCGCCGCTGGTCGGCCACGACCTGTGGTTCTGCCACGCCGCACGCCAGCAAGGGTTCAAGGTGTGGCTCGACTCGGGGATCGGGTGCGGACACCTGACCGAGGTCCCGATCGGGTACGGCCACTCGCAGGCCGCTTTGGCCATCGACCCCGACGTGAAGACGTGGGAACAGGCCCGGGAGGCCGGGCTGGAAGATGTACCCCTGGAGATAGCGTGACATCGATTACGAGGAGTGAGTAACAATGGCGGCACCCTGCTTCATCTCGTGGAATGCGTCCACGACTGCCCTGACGGCACCTATGGCCGGGACGGCTACCTCGACCTCTTCGGGGACGGTGAAAACTATTCTCCAGATCGCCCCGCTGAAGAAGATCCGGGTCGTTGAGTGGGGGTACATGTTCGCGGCCGCCCCGACCAGCCCAGTCCAGATGGAGTTGATCGAGACCGGCACCGTGTTCGCCACGGTCACCGCCGGGACGATCTCGAACTACAACGACACGACCGGCCCGGCGTCTCAGGCCACGACCGGCACGGCGGCGACCGGGTTCAACGCGAGCGCGGAGGGCACGATCACCGCGACCCGGCTGTTGGCGATGACGTACGACCTGAGCACCTACTTCAAGCAGCAGTTCCCTCTCGGGAGAGAGGTTGAGGCGAACGCCGGGTACAGCCTTCGGATTCGGGCCACCCCTTCGACGTCTGCGGCGACGACCGTCCTGTGCTACTGCATCTGGGAGGAGTGAGTTCACCGTTGTTCTGGTGAACTGATTTCGCGGAGGGGAGGTCGTCGTGGGGAGGTTTCACAGCCAACTCGCCTCAACAAAGAATAATCAGCTTGCTCCCCGCATTGCCCCGTTTTCCCCGGTCACGGTGGACGTTGTCGGTCCAGGCTGCAATGCTGGGTTCACGATTGCGATTAGCAATGCCCCGACACAGCAACAGTACATCTACGGCAACTTGTTACTCGTTTTCGTGACTCTGTATACGCAGGGTCCGATTGGAGGAAACCCATGTACGATCAGTGTCGGTGGTCAGACGATGAAATTCGTTTCTGCCGTTCTAAACTACGTTAACGTAGTCAATCAGGCGCAGAGCGCTCTTTTATACCTACTCTGGAACCCGCCGCAAGGACTACAGACAATATCAAACACGGCAAATACCGGCTACAACAGCGCCTTGGGTTTGAACGCGATATCGTTCCGCAATGTTGGTTCGGTGGGGAGAATACAGACCGCCAGCGGTACTACAACGTCGATCAGCCAAACCGTGACCGGGTTGGAAAATAATGGGCTGATCTTCAACGCAATGACCTCTTACAGTTCCGGCTACAGCGGAACGATTGCGTCAACACAGCAAGTTCTACTGGGAACATCTACCTCTGGAAACATTTCGGCTACCGCTAGCGCCAATGCTTGGAGTTCCTTTTCTCTGCCACTTAACCCCCTACCGTTCCCCCCTGCACTGCCGGAACTTTACAATCAGGTTCCAGTAACGATGAGTCGCGGAGCGTACCTGTAATGGCACGGCTTGGTCGCACCCTACCCGTCGCCTCTACCTTGACGTTGTCGGACGGCGCGGTTTCCCCGATCACGTTCGACTCCGCTGGTGCGGGTTTCGCTGGTGGGACAGGGGCAGCAAACCCCTCCTTTTCTCACACCATAGCTGGCAATGCTTTGTTGGTTTATGTGGAAGTAGATGTCTATAACTCCGCGCCCACGGTGAATGTTTCCTGTGGGGGATTAAGCATGACACCAATCGCCTATCAGGTTGGTCCTTACTACCTGTTTATCGCCAGCTATTATTTTTGGGGATATGGTTTTGTTTTCGGATTGAGCAATCCACCCAAGGGTACTCAGACGATTTCCGTTTCTGTTTCCAACTGTAACATTAACGCCAATGGTGTTTATGTTGGTTCAGTTTCGTATAACAACGTCGGACGATTCGGAATACCTGTCATCCTCCAAGGACAGAACACTGCCGGAACCATCTCAACAACAGTGTCGGGTGGACAGCTCATTTCCCAGGCGTGGATGGGGGCCGCACTCAGCGATACAGCGGTGACGGGTTATCTCACAAAAACAGAACGTTTTGCATGTTCTACGCTGTATATTGGTGATGCCGTTCCTCCCGCGACCTTTGCGACCACGTCGAGCGGCAGCCTCGGGTATTGCTCTATCGCTGTGCCGCTGATACAGACCCCGTACCTTAAGGAGCCTTCCCAGGTTCCGGTGACAATCCCTATGTCCAGGGGGAGGTTGTTCTGATGCCCGTCATCGGTCGAGGCTTCCCAATGCAGTCCACCCAGCCTTACACGGGTTGGGCCAAACAGTCTGCACCCGGCACTGTCCACTCCAACAATGCGATGGCACAATTCACCGCAGTAGGTGCATACACCTACACAATTCCAGTGGGTGCAGTGTATGTGGACGTGGTCGCTTTAGGTGGCGGCTCCGGTGGGGGCTACGGCTTCGTAGGTAACCCAGGAAACTGGGCGTGGGCAACAGTCAAGGTATCTCAGGTCGGTCCCACCATTGCGGGTTCAGTCGGTGCCGGTGGGGGTGGTGGAGTCTACGGGTTCGGGGTGGGGGGCAACACCACGGCGACTTCTACTGGCTGGTCCGGCCTCGTCGCGGCTGGAGCGCAGAATGCTGGGACCGCTTCCTCTACGTCACCTGGGGGAATTAGCTACAATGGGAGAAGCTACATTGGCGGTCCACTAATTTCTTTGGGTTTCGGTCAAACTGGCGCGGTGCCGGGTGGCGGCGGGGGGCCATCTTTTTTTGCTTACGGTGGCGGCGCTGGAGGTCAGGGGGCAATCTGGTTCTACGCCTACGTCAACCCCTACATCCTGACCCTGCCGGAAAATTATTCCCAAATAACAGCCACTACCATGATGACTCGTGGGGGGCTGATCTGACATGGCATCTCGCCTTGGTCGCGGATACCCGCAGACACGAGTTTTTTTACCAACCCCGATTTATAAACAGCTCGCCCTCCAACTCAACACGCCCGGTACGTTTGCTTTCACGATTCCTGCCGGTGTCAACTTCGTGGACGTGGTGTTGATCGGCGGCGGGGGTGGTGGTTCCGGTGGTGGAACCTACTGCGGCGGCGGTGGCGCTGGCAAGTGGGAAGGCCAAACCCTCGCAGTTGGTGTGACGGTGCCGGTCGGCGCAAAAATCACTGTGACTGTCGGCGCGGGTGGCGCTGGCGGTCCCTTGCCTTACGCTGGTTACGCCTATCCCGGCATCGCCGGGAGTAACAGTTCCGCCTCATCTGGATCGTGGTCTTTAACGGCGGCTGGCGGCGTTGCAGGTTACGTCACCGCAGGATACGACGCTGTTCAGGGGCAACCTGCCGGAAACTTCACGTTTGATTTTAAAACCTATTTAGGGGGCACTGCGGCTAGCGCGGTATTTGGTAGTGGTGGTTCGCCTGGGAGTGCGGGAAATAGCGGCAGTTTTTACTACGGTCCGGGTGGGTCAGGGGGTAACGGCGCGGCCTGGATTTACACCTACACCAACGTGGACGTGCCGCCGCAGGGATTGAGTCAAATGCAAATGCCTATGTCGAGTGCGGTGGGGATGGCGAGGCTCTGATGGCGCACCTGTTGCGTCGGTTCCCGATCAGGCCAATTGCCCCACAGCCATCGGAGGGGATCGCTGTCAAATACGACCAGAGCGGGACGGGCTACCCGACGACCTACCAGCAGTATATCAACGCCACCACTTACTCAATCAACAGTGTTGCCACGGCGGGGTCGTATTTGATTGTAGATGTTGTGACCGACCGCGTGCCAATAACCAGCGTCCAGTACGGTGGGTCGTCGGGAACCGCAATGCAGCTTCTCTCGTCGGTCACCTTTACAGAATCTGGCTTGAGTACCGCTGGGATGTATTCCCGATACGGATTGCCGAATGTCAGCGGAGGCCCGGTAAGCCTCTACATCACATTTGGCGGCAACGCAGTCTGGACCTGTATTTCCTCAATGTCCTACTTGAATGTCACCAGTCAGGCGACCACAGTGAATCCGGTTACGTCAACAACAGCGGCGATCAGCCTCAGTAACACCATTTCCTGCCCTGTCAACAATATGGTCGTAAATGGATTCATGTTCAGTTGCTTCAACTCGCCTTCCGGCATCACCTCCCCTGCCGGGGGGGATCAAAGGTTCAACTTAAGCGGCTGGAACGGTGCGGGGGTATATTACGTCGGCTCAAACATTGCCGATGCAAGCACCACGAAGACCTTCACCGGAACCATCAGCGGCACCGCATCTTACGCGAGGTTTTACACAGCAATGTCCACCGTTCTAGCACCAGCGATCTAATTTAAGGACTGACACATGACCATCAACCCCACCCTCATCACCCCTCCCGCCGCGCCGACGTTCAGCGCATGGCAGGTGGACTTCGACCACCCCGCCGACGCCATGACGGCCATGATCGTCGGGGCACAACTGGGCTACCAGACCAACGCCCTGTGCCAGGGCACCATCGAGGCACCGATCTGGCAGATCAGCTTCGTCCAGCCCCGGCTTGAAACCCAGGTCGCTTACGAACACGACTGGATCGTGTCGGACGGCGAAACGATTACTTGCTACACGCCCAGCGAGTTCGCCGCCACCTTCACCGCCGACGTGCCCCTGGCGTGGTCGGCGACCCCGGTCGCAAACCCGATCGCGGGTTCGGAGGCGACCCTCACCTTCCCGCAACCGTCGTCGCCCAACGCCCCGTGGACGTACACCGTGTCCGACCCTTCGGGTGCCGTGACGGTGTCGGGATCCCCGGTCGTTTCCGGTGGCGACGTCACCCTGACGGTCACCGGCCTGACCCCCGGTGCCGACGTCTCGTTCACGGTGACCGCCACCGACCACTACGGCCACACCGCCACCTCGGAGGTGTCGAACACGGTCACTGTCACCCCCTAAATAGGTGACAGGGGGAGGGTAGATCGTGGCTTTGGCGACCGAACCCTCGCTCTCGGTAGCGTCGGGGGGCCTGGTCGGCCTGGCCGGGATGAACGGCCCGACCTCGTTCCTGTGGACCCCGCCCTCGTCGGGTTCGACTTCGGCGTCGGCCTCACTAACCGGTAACGGTGCCCTCTCCGGCTCCACGGCGACCTACCGGGCCGGTTCACTGTCCGGCCACGGATCGTTGTCGGCCTCGACCAGGCCCGTGTTCAGCCAGACGGCCCCGGTCTCGGGCCACGGCACCCTGGCCGTCTCCGACTTCGCGAAGATTCCCGACACCGGTTCACCGGTAGGGTCTGGGACGCTGGCGGCCGCCGCGTACGCCAGGTACTCCCGCCCGACGGGCCTCTCGGGCAGCGGATCCCTGTCGGGGTCCTGCTACGCGATTTTCTCCCGGTCGGCGTCGACAAGCGGCCAGGGCCTCCTGTCGGCGGCCAAGTACGCCCGAATACCCGTTTCGGTTGCCTTGACGGGCAACGGGTCCCTGTCCGCCACCCGATACCCGAGGCTCTCGGTTTCGGTCTCGCTGACTGGCCACGGGGCCCTGTCGCTGTCCGACTACGCCAAGATCCCCGACAACGGGTCGCCGACCGGGAACGGCCGCCTGACCGGTGCCACCTACCAGAGTTTCGGTTCGGCGGCCTCGGTATCCGGCCACGGCACCCTCGCCGGTTCCTGCACCCCCAGTTTTTCCGCGTCGTCGGCCCTGTCCGGCCACGGCCTCGTCTCGGCGACCGCTACCCCGCGTTTCGCCCGGTTCGCCCTCCTGTCGGGCTCCGGCTCGCTGACGTGCCTGACCGCCCAGAGGTTCAGCCGGTCGGCCGCATTGACCGGCAGCGGCACCCTGACGGCGGCCACCTATCCGAGGATCGCCGCGACCGCCCCACTGACCGGTGCCGGGTCGCTGACCGGGTTCACGACACCTAGGATCCCGACCCCGTCGTCGCCGCACGGCAACGGCTCGCTGACCGGTAAAGCCGTCCCAGGGCTTACGGCGCAGGTTTCGGGTCGCGGCACACTGTCGGCCGCCCTAAAGTTCAACGTATCGGTCCCGCTGTCCGGCCACGGCTCCCTCTCGGCGAACGCCAATTCGACCAAGTTCATCGTCTCGAAGTCGCTGACCGGCCAGGGCTCTTTGGCCGGTGCCGCTCCCCCGGTCCGGGACTCGGTGTCGAGCAAGTCGCTGTCCATCGGCGGCACCGGCTCGATGTCTTGGAACCACACCGTGTCGTCGGCGGCGTCGCTGAGCGGCGTGCTCATGGTGGTGCTCCACGACTACTGCTACGGGGGCGCGAACGTCTCCGGCGTGACCTACAACGGCGCGGCGATGAACCTGGTCGGGTCGGTGTCGGCGTCGGCTCACAAATCCTTCATCTACTCGCTGACCAACCCGTCTGCGGGCACCAACCAAATAGTCATCAACGCCTCCGGTGGGGGCGGGTACGGCTCGATCCTGACCGCCCACGGGGTCTCCTACGTCGGCAGTGTGGGGATCGGGTCGGCACAGACGGCCACCGCCACGTCGTCCACCCCGTCGCAGTCGGTCACGGCGGGCACCGGCGACCTGGTGCTGCAGTCGTTCGGCAGCAATAGCACCTCGTCTTTCGGAACCTACGCGGCCCCGGAGTCGCAGATCGCCGTGGACGGCTACGTCAACGGGGTGTCCTACCCGACCCTGGTCGGGGAGGAGTCGGGGCTGAAGAACCCCACCTTCTCCACGACCCTGGCCTCGTCGCAGAACTGGGTGGCGATCGCGGTCGCCCTGACCGGGAAGCCTTTCGGATACACGCCGATCTCACCCACGGCCAGGGGCCAGGGGTCGGTGTCGGCGACCGCCCTGGCGACCGGCTTCTCGTTCACGGGCCAAGCGGCCGGTCGGGGCTCGCTGTCGGCTCCGGCAACCCCCCAATTCGTCAGGTCGGCCGCCACGGCCGGGAGCGGCTCGCTGTCGGCCTCCCAATACCAAAGGTTCTCCCGGACCGCCGCCCTCACCGGGTCCGGATCACTGACCCTGTCCGACTTCGCGAGGATCCCCGACAGTGGCTCCCCGACTGGGAACGGGGCACTCGCGGGGACCGCCTACCCCAGGTTCAGCGTCGGCACCCCGGGACTTAAGGGCCGGGGCACGATCACAACCGCCACCGTCCCGAGGATCAGTGCCCCCGCCACGCTCCAGGGGAGCGGCACCCTCACCGCCAAGGCGACCCCCAGGCTGTCGGCGTCGCTGACTGGGCGGGGCACCCTTGGGGCGGCGGCGACGCCTAGGTTCAGCCGGTCGTCCCCCCTCGCGGGCAGCGGCACCGTGTCGGGGGCCGCCTACCCCAGGCTCGCCTCCGCCGCCGCCCTGCCAGGCCGGGGCACCGTGTCTGCGGCGGCCCGCATGTACTCGATCAACTCGGCGGCTCAAACCCACGGCTCGGGTGCCCTGACCGGGGTATTCGTGCCCATCTTCTTCGTCAACAAGGCCGTCACCGGCCACGGTGCCCTCACCGCGACCACCAGGGCCGTCATCCCGATCTCGAAGGCGGTCACCGGCCACGGCACCCTGGCCGCGACCACCAAACAGATCGTGCCGATCTCAAAGGCTTTGACCGGCCAGGGAAGGCTTACCGCCGTCGACCTGATCGACTACACCGAGAAAGTGTCAGGCAAAGGCTCGCTGACGGCGGCCACCATACCCCGCCGGTACGCCACGGCGTCCCCCACCGGCCACGGTTCCCTCACCGCCAAGACGGTTCCGGTCTTCAAGTCTCCCGCCGCCCTCACCGGCCGGGGCGCTTTCACCGCCGCCACGACGGCCAGGTTCTTCGTGTCGGTGCCCCTGCGCGGGTCGGGCGGCGACTCGGCGACCGAACTGATCCGGTTCGCCGTGTCTGCGCTGCCCGCCGGGAATGGAATGCTCTCGGCCCCCAGTGTTTTTGTTCGCCAGTTCATTCCCGCCTCAATCCACGGCAGGGGGTCTCTGGTCGGCATCGTCGCGCCGACCACGGTCACCGGTGTGACATTCCGAAGCACGGGCCGGGTCGTCGCCTCAGTCACCCAGACCTCGAAGCCACTCTCGTCGGGGCATGGACGCCTCTACAGTTCGGTCGAGCCCTACTCGGCGGGCAACTCGGGCGAGTTCCTGGCGTTCTACCTCTGACCCTGTAGTCGGCTATACTCCGGCTGACCAATAGGTGCAAGAACCAGAATCGAGGGAAGGTCCTGTGACCGAAAAGACCTACACGATGGCCCAACTCCGGGCGTCGAAGAAGTCGCTGTTCATCCGGAACAACACCGGCCTGCCGTGGACCCTGCACGAGAAGGCCGGGAACGGGCAGAAAGTTGACATCGAGTTGAAGGCCTCCGGTGGCCCCGACTCGATCGCCTACCTGCCCCCCGCCGCCCTCGACCTGCCGGGCGTGGCCCGCAACTACGCCGCCGGAAAGGTCACCATCTCCCCCGACCTGGAGGACGAGATGATGGGCCTGATGGCACCCGAGCAGTCTGTCGTCGGGAACGTGCTGACCGAGATCAAGGCGAAGCTGGTCGTCGAGGATGCCCCGCAGAGCCGGGCGATCGACGCCAAGGAGCAGACCCAGGGACTGATCGACCGGTCGGTGAAGAAGCGTGTCGCCCAGTCCCAGTTCCGCAACGACATCGACGAGTTCACCAACCCGTCGCCGGTGAAGATCGGCGACAAGGTGATGGACGTGATGACCGGTGAGATCACCGAGGCCCGGTCCGAGGAAGAGTCGGTGTCGATCTCCGACATCATCAAGTCGGTGACGGTGACGTCGCCCAGCCGCAGCAAGGAGAACTGATGAGCGCCCCACTGCCACTGTCGGGTTCGAACCCGTACACCGCCGGTTACCAGCAGCGCCAGTTCGGGGTGGGCAGCATCCTCACCCCGGCCCCGACCCCGCCGATCTCGGTGTTCGACTCGCTGGCCAACCCCCCGGCGACCGGGACCACGGCCGAGGCCGAGACGGCCCTGACCCTGGAGGCGAAGTTCTTCGGCTTCACGACCCAGACGATCACGGTCAACGGCGGCCCGAACGGGGGCAACTTCGTCCTCGGCTACTACGGCAACCCGACGTCGGTCCTGAACTACAACGCGACCGCCGCCAACGTCCAGACCGCGCTGCGGGCCCTGGGCGGCGAGGTGGCCAATGTGACCGTTTCCGGCAACCAGGGCGGGCCGTGGACGGTGACCGGTTTCGCGTCGGGTGTGCCGCTCCAGTTGATCGCGGTCCGGCAGTACAACCTGACCGGCGGCACCGAGCCGACCGTGACCGTCACCACGACCGGCCAGCAGCAGGGCATCGTCCCGTTCTGATCGACTGCGCGAAGGAGAAGAGATGACGTTCCCCGGCGTCCAGGGCGTTCAGGGTCCGGGCTGGCTGAGTTCGGTCGGCTTCCCGGTACGGCAGTCGCGTGCCGGTTCCTACCCGGGCGGGGAGTCGTGGGTCTCGGTACTCGACTCGATGGGCTCCAACGCCCCCGCGTGGGGAATCGCCGCCGAGCAGGTCACGGTCGAGACAGAGATGGCCGCCGACCCGCACCAGGTCGAGGCCGAGAACTTCGAACTGGACTTCGACCAGCAAGGCGTCTACACCGCCGACACCGGCTCCCCCCAGGACTACACAGGCCGGGGCCGGGCGGGCGATGTTCTTCCGATCAAACTCCCCGGCACCTTCTAAGGAATAGGTTAAAAATATGACACTCCCCGCCAACTGGGCCTCTGGCCAGCAGTTCACCGCCGCCGCCGAGAACGCGGTCGAGGCCGCGATCGACAACCTGCAACTGGCCCCGGTGGCGGTCCAGACCGCCAACTACACCGCCTCGCCGGGCCAGTTGGTGCCGGTCGACGCCACGTCGGCCCCGGTCACGGTGACCCTGCCTTCGGCACCGGTCGACCAGGCCCTGATCGTGGTCAAGAAGGTCGACCCGGGCACGAACGCGGTCACGGTGGCCGCCTCGGGCTCCGACCACTTCAACCGGTCCAACGACGGGATTTCGCTGTCGCTGTCCCTTCAGTACCAGGCGGTGAAGCTGCTGTACTCGCTCTCCCAGTCGGTGTGGTACGTGGTCAGCACCGACGTGCCTCTGTCGGGGATGGACGCCCGGTACGTGTTGGCGACCGCCCCGACCTCGACCCCGACCGCGTCGACGGTCGCCCAGTGGGACGCGAGCAAGAACCTCTCGGCGAACGCCCTGCTCCCGGCCCAGACTTCGACGGCGACCGCCGCCGGGACGACGACCCTGACGATCGCCAGCGCCCAGACCCAGATCTTCACCGGCACCTCGACCCAGACGGTGGCCCTGCCGACGACGGGCGTCAACGCAGGCTACTCGTACACGATCGTGAACCAGTCGACGGGCGCGGTGACCGTCCAGTCGTCGGGCCTGAACACGATCACGACCCTGCTCGGCGGTCAGACGGCGACGTTCGTCGCCAAAACGAACACCCCGACCACGGCCGCCCAGTGGTTCGTCGCCTTCAACTCCTCGACCCCGATTCCTCCGGCCAACCTGCCCAACGGGATCACCAACTTCAACACCACGGCGTACTCGGCGCAGCCCACGGCGGGCACGGCGGTATACATTCCCGGCAGCGCCCTGGCATTGCCGTCAACCTTGCTCACCGGCGTGACCGCCAACAAGACGACGTTCATCTGGGACGTGGCAATCAACAAGAACGCCAACGGAACCGGGACCTTCAGCCTCGTCTTCTACCGGGGCCCGAACGGGACGACCGCCGACACGGTGGACGCGACGGTGTCCTTGGGCACCCAGACCGCCGTCGCCGACAACATGACGGTCGAGGTCCAGGTCACCTTCACCGGTGCCTCTGCCTACTATTACTCGATTGTCACGACCCACGTCGCACCGTCGGCCACCGGGTTCGGAATGACAACCGGTAGCTCTTCTCACTTCAGCGGCACCGTGGGTTCGGCCAGCCTGGCGGCGGGCCAGATCATGGGACTCGGGTTCATCTCCGGGACCGGTGGCACCCAGCCCACCATCACCATCGCGCAGGTCCAGTCCACCACCTACAACCTCGACTAGCGGGGAGGAGGGCGGCGTGACCGAACCCTCGCCCAACGTCTACAACGACCCGGCGGTCATCTCCAGGATGTTGCCGTGGGGCCAGTACGTGGTGTCGCCGAAGATGGCGTCCGACACGACCCTAGAGGAATCGGGGCAGCAGTGAAGCTCCAGGATCAGACCCTGGTCCGGAAGTTCATCTCCCAGAACGGCTCCGGCTACACGGCCCTGTCGATCACGAACGGATCCTCGTACACCGACGCCGACCCGGGCAGCCTGCAACTGAACGTGTACTTCAACCAGGCCGACCCGGCCAACCCGGGCGAACTGCTGTCCCAGCCGCCCGGCAACCTGATCGTCACCGCGACCGCCGACCAGATCACCTGGGTCGACACCGGCCACTACTCTTACGACATCGGGCCCCCGAACACCATGTACCGGGGAGTCCTGACGATGGTGTGGACCTACGCCGTCAACGGCCAGACCCTCTCCTTCTACGACAACGCGCAGATCCTCAACCAGATGCCCCTCTACGACTCCCTGCGCGACTCGGAGAGGAGCGTCGTCGAGGAGGTGTCGTGGATGCTGGGAGACCTGTTCGACTCGTCGACCGGCGGCCCGAACCTGATCGAGCCGTTCCAGACCCACTTCGACTACGAGCGGCTGGCCCAGTGCGAGAAGCGTGCCGTGACCCGGATGAACCTGATCGGCTTCCCGGTCATGTACTGGGGTGTGGGGCCCGACACCCAGGAGGTCAACCAAGACTTCCACGGCCTGCTGGTCCTGGGCACCTACCTGGAGGTGGTCCGATTCCTGGTCGCCTCCTACACCGAGATCCCGGTGTTCCAGGGCTCAAACATCACGTTCGCCGACCGGCGCGACTACCAGCAGCGGTGGAACACGATCTGGACCCAGGAGTGGCCCGAGTACGTGACATACACCAAGATGGCGAAGAGGAAGCTGCTCAGCCTAGGCCGGGGTGCCCTGCTGGTCGGCGGCGGCATCTACGGCGGCAACGCACTGGGCATCTTCCAGGCGGGCACCTACGCCTCCCAGGTCCGCTCGTGGCGGTTCTACCCGGCGGCACCGTCGATCTCATGGGGCTCGACCAACCACGGGGCCGGTATCCCGGGCGGACTGTAGGCACTGTGACGGGCTTACCGGCCGTCAAAGAATAGGTGGAGGAGGCGAGCATGAGCAGCCCTATGGGATACACCGGTTTCGAAAACCCGGAGGAGCAGTACTACGGGACGTCGCCGTCGCTGCCGGTGCTGTACACGGGGGCCTACCAGGTCCGCCAGTTCGGCGTCGGCGCGGTCGCCACGGTCGGTCGGCCGATCGACATCAGTTCGGCCCTGGCCAGCCCTCCGTCGAACATGACGACCGCAGCCACCGACTCGGTGACCCACGCGGCCGCCCTGTATGCGGTCACCGCGTCCGACATCTTCAACTACCACCACCCGTAACGCTGTCATCGGGGGCCGCCCGCCCCCTGAATTAGTGAGAAACTTCCGCAGGAGGAGCAAACGATGTCCGCACCCACACCCTGGTCCGGCCCGCTGCCGACCACGTTCACCGGCTCCTACCTGAGCCGCACCCCCGGTCTGGGCAACCTCTACGTCGGGGCCTACGCCTCGGCCGGTGGCGGCGGGACCGTGTTCGACTACCTGGTCAACCCCCCGGCCTCCGGGATCACCTCCGAGCTCGCCTCGCTGTCCCACGCCCAGGCCAAGGGCACCACGGCCACGACGAGCTCCAACTACGGCAAGCCCTGGTACACCCCGGCCACCGCCCAGAGCCTGGTGACCCGTAACTTCGACTTCGTCATGGACTTCTACCTGGAGGCGTCGATCGCCCGCAGCGGCGGGGTTCCCATCGTCTAGCCGAGGGGGCTCCAATGGGGATCGTCTACCCCAGCACATCGCCGTACATCGACACGTTCAACCCGCCGACGAACCCGGAGACGACCAGCCTCTCGTCGGACGGGGGCGACGGCCGTAACCACTACCAGGCCCACGTTGACCTGGGTGCCGCGATCCAGGCCCTCGAGGCGAACGCCGCCCCGCTGGCCCACGACCACTCGACGGCCGACGGCAACGGGGTCTGGCCGACCAACCGGCTGAGCCAAGTCAACACCCACCAGAACGCCGACACCGACTCGTCGATCTCGTCGATCCACCACACCCTGGGCCGCAACGCCACCCAGGCAGCGCCCGGCAACCACGCCCACGACTACAACTCGGGCGACATCTTCAACAAGCCCTTCCTGCTCTGCACGACCCAGACCCGGCCGGTCGACCCCCAGGTCGGGCAGATGATCTGGGAGTCCGACACCCAGACGATGCGTGTCTGGGGGCAGTTCCCGGCCATCGCCCCGACCACCGGAACCCAGTACACGTACACGTTCAACACCCGCAACAGCGCGTCGAGCCTCGACAGCACGGTGTTCACGCCGACCCTCGTGACCGGGTCGACGGGCGACGGGTCGATGGGTGCCCCGTCGGCGGGCGTCTGCGCTTGGTACCCGGGGGCGAACGTGACGTGCCGGGTGATCGAGAAGAGCGTGGCGAGCCCTTTCGCCACCGACGACCAGCAGATCACGGCGGTCACCGGGTCGACCCTACTGCAGGCCCGGTACTCGTCAAACCCGTCGCCGAGCAACGACTTCTACCTCCGGGCCTCGTCGAGCCTTCAGTCGTACGTGAGGTACTCGGTCCAGGACACCGGGGTGTACGTGTACTGCACGACGACCGGCCCGACGGGTGAGGCCCTGTTGGGCGGGGCGGTGTGCCCGACCAGCACCGCCGGGACGACGTGGCTGTTCAAGGCGGTCGGGAACACCTACCTGGTGTACGCCAACGGCCAGCAGGTCCTGGCGGTGGTCGACAACGCTAACTCGGTCGGCGTCGGCCCCTCGTACCGGGGCTGGGGGATCGGCATGCAGGCCGGCCAGGGCCAGACCGCCCAGACGGTCCCCAACGGCCTGTCCCAGGTGTCGGTCGCCGACCTCCCGTACTACACCAGCAACAGCGGCATGACCTGGCAGTTGCTGCCGATCGGGAACAAGCCCCACATCATCGCCCAGGCCCAGTTCCGGCAGCAGGTCTACCCGCTGAACCCGACCGTTCTGGGCTTCGACACCCTGTTCGGGAACTGGATCCCCGACCCGTTCATCAATGTGTCGACCAGCCAGACCGACATCGTCATCAAGGAGACCGGCGTCTACCAGGTGAACGCCTCCATCTGCTGGGACCCGGGGTACGACTCGTTCGACAACGCCGGGGTGGGCTTCACGGTCAACGGCCAGGACATCGCCCGGCTGGCGAAGAACTTCATGCGCGGCAACGGCTACGCCCCCGGCTTCGCCCAGACCCAGTCGTGCTCGTTCACCTACAACTTCAGGTACGGCGACGTGCTGCACGTGACCGCCCAGCACAACTCCCAGTACACGTGCTGGCTCTTCCACTCCAGCACCCCGGGGAACAGCCAGGCCTGCTGGGTCGAGCTGAGCTTCCTCGGCCCCCCGATCGCCTGACCATGTCGATCGTCAAGCTCACCGAGCCGTACACGGTCACCTACCTGCGCTCGTGCGTCCGGGACTCTCTCCAATACCACGGTGAGAGGGCGGTCCTGCTGTCGATGTACCGGGAGGAGGACGACGTCCAACGCTGCCCCCGGTGCGCGTCGAGCGAGTACCTGGACGCCGAGGAGCAGTGCCCGGTGTGCTACGGCACCTCGTGGTTCAGCGAGGCGACCGGCCAGGGCGGGGTGAAGATGGCGGCCGTGGCCTGGTGCCAGTTCACCGACCACGTGGTGACCGAGCAGTACGGACAGTTCGGGACCTTGGAGGCCGACCAGCGCCAGGTCCAGTGCGAGGCCTTCCCGATGCTGGTCGAGCACGACTACATCGTGCGGGTCAGGCAGTGGGGCGACAACAACACGGTGGTCCGGGCCGGTGAGTTCTTCGAGGTGACGGCCGTGACCCGCAACAGCCTGCGGACCGGCCCCCAGTACGGGCAGACGTGGCGAGACGTGATCGGCCAGGCGGCCACGGTGAACTGGGTGCCGCCGAGAACTAAAGGGGTGACGGCCTTCCCGGTGGAGGGCTGGTCGTTCCCCGACAGGAACGTGGGCTCGTCGGCACCGCCGAACCCGGTCCCGGCCAGCCCCCCGTCGGGGCCCCCGGTCGCGCCGCCGCCGGGGACGCCGTTCCTGCCGGGGGCCGGCGGAGGGAGCCCGCAGATGATCACCTACACCCAGACCGCGCCGTCGGCGCTGTGGACGGTGGCCCACGCCCTGGGCCACGACCCGGAGGTGACGGTGGTGGTCGACGGCCAGGCGGTCAGCGCCGACGTCTCGTACCCGAGCCCGGGCCTGGTGCTGATCGCTTTCGGCTCCCCCCAGTCGGGCGTGGCGGTGCTGGTCTGATGGCGCTGATACCGATCCCCGAGGACCTGGCCCGCGCGGTGGCCTACAAGGCGGTCCAGTACGCCCGGCAGGACATGACCGGCAAGGGCTGGAGGTCGGCCCGCACCTTGGAGCCGATGGCGAAAACGGGGCAGGTCGGGATCCGGACCGAGACCCGGTACCTGCTGTACCAGGAGTCAGGGACCAAACCTTTCCTGATGAAGTGGGTCGAGGGCCGGACGCTGCCGATGGGCTGCAAGCAGGGCGACGGGCCCCACTACCGGCGCGCCGGTCAGGGGGTGGTCGGGACCCCCGGCTACGTCGACATCCCCCACCGGGGCAGGGTGTGGCGGGCCCAGAGGTGGCGTCACCCCGGTTTGAAGCCGACGAACATCATGCACGACGCGATCCGGCGGGCGCTCCAGGACTCGCGCAAGGACATCGAGAACGAAATCAAACGGGCGATCAGGGGTGAGCTGTGAGGATACAGACGCAACGGGACAGTTTCGCGAGGTCAATCTTGGCCTCGGGGCTCCAGTTCAACTGGGAGGACGACCGCGATGGTCGCGGGGCCGAAGCCTACAGCGAGCTCGGGGACTTCCTCCAGACCAATCTGGAGCACCAGAAAGACCCCCCCGGCCCCGACGGCTGGTCCCGCGTGCGGCACGACCTGCCGCCCATCGGCTGGGGATACGGCGTCTGGACCAATGAGCCGTTTGAGGACGAGGACGGGCAGTCGGGCAACCACCGCGACTACGGCAACGGAGACGGGGACCTCCTGTGGCAGGGGGACAACGGCAAGACCATTTACCCCACCCATGATGAGGCGAAGGCGGCCGCCGAGGCCCATTTCCACGGGCTGAACCACCGCAGCCGCTCCCGAGGCGGCGGCGACTCCGGCGTTGACTACGAGTCGCTGATGGGCCCGGGGCAGGAACTGAACGACGACTACGGCGACATCTTCGGGGAGAGGTCGTGACCCGCTGCGTCCAGTCCCAGCGGGACACGTTTCCCATCAGAATCGCGGGCCCCGGACCGGTCGACTGGCGGCGCGGCCTCGTGCTGCCGGACACCGCCGACCACATGGACTACTACAACGAGGGGCAGGAGCGCGGCCTGTACGGCGGGTCGCCCCCGTGGAAGCCAAAGGACCTGTCCACCGCCATCGTCTACCACGGCGAGCGTCCGCACGCCCTGCAGGTCAACCACGAGAAGACCATCGTCGGCGAGCCCTACCTGTGGTCCATCCACGCCTACCACGGCCCCGGCGGCGCGGATCCCGCCACCTCCCACGGGTGGGAGCACCTCGACCCGGGCGACCGGGACTTGGAGTGCGGCATGTGCGGTGCCGAGCCGGGCAAGCAGTGCGACCCCGACTGCTGGGACCAGATCTCCCACACCGGCGGCCCCCTCGGGACGACCCTCGAGGACGAGAGGTTCCAAGACGGCAGCCGGGGCGAGCTGTGGGGCTATCAGCCCGACCGGGAGAGCGCCCAGCGTGCCGCTGAGACCGCCTGGGGAAGGCACACGCAGCGGCAGGGCAGCGGCCTGGGCGAAATGGACATCAACCAGATCATGCGGGACGAGGGGTTCCGGTGAGAGTCCAGACGCAGCGCGACACGTTCGCCTTCAGAATCGCCGCCGAGGACGTCGTCCTCCCGCCCGACGAGCCGCACGACGACTGGCGGCCCCGCTGGCCCGGCACGAACACGGGTACCGAAAAGTGGCACCCACCCTTCGGTGAAACCCACGTCAAGTATCATATCTACCGGGGTGGGGGAGGCAGGAACCCCGTCGTCTGGGGTGTCAACCACCACGGTCTCCACCAAGGCATGGAAACCATTGAACCGCCGAGCGGCGACTACGGCAGCATCACCTCGCCGAGGTACTCGCTCAGCGACGAGCCCGAGCAGTTGGGCCGGTTCAAGACCCCGGAGAAGGCCAAGGCGGCCGCCGAGCAGCACTACGCCGAGAACTACGGCCGACCCCAAAAGTCGGTCGGCGACTACGACATCAACCAGTTGATGCGGGACCAGGGGTTCTCGTGACCGGGCCCCTGACGCCGCCCGGCGAGCCCGGGGCACCGGTGTCCAACTCGGATGCGTTCCCGGTCGAGCTCCCCGAGACCTTCGGCCCCGACCACCCCGAGTTCGGGCCGTCGGTGTTCATGGCCGACTACGACTTCCCCCCCGGCGGGTCGGTCCAGATCCCTCCCCTGCCCCGCTCCGACGGGGGCCTGATCCAGTCGGTCAAGACGGCCACCGTCCAGGCGCTGCGCGACGCCCTCCAAGGCTCGATGTCGTTCGACAAGACCCAGAAGGTCCAGATCGCCCTCGACTACCCGCTCAAGCAGGTCGAGTACCCGTCGGTGTTCGTCGAGTTCTCGGTCACCAAGATCAACCGGTCGGGCCTGGGCCACGAGGTCCAGGTCAAGAACCCCGAGACCGGGGAGTGGTCGTTCATCCAGGACTGGACCTTCCAAGGCCGGATCACGATGACGATCCTGGCCCTCAAGAGCCTCGACCGGGACCGGCTGTCCGACTCGCTGATCTCGGTCCTGGCCTTCGCCCGGACCCCGCAGCTCCTGCTGACCAGGCCCCAGGCCGACACCCAGCAGTACCGGAGCCTGATCACCGCCCTCGACCAGAACCCGTACGTGGCGATGACCCTGCAGTTGGACACCCTCCTGCCCGGCGGCCAGCAGGCCAGCCAAGGCACCCCCTTCTCCGACGACCTGCTCACCTACCAGGACTCGTGGAGCGTCGACATGGTCGGCCAGTTCAACCTCTCGTACAACAACGACGGCCTGTACACCCTGGCCGAGATCCGGTCGGGGGTCACGGTCTCCGAGACCGGGCAGGATTACACCCCCCAGGCGTGGCTGGGGAACTCCCCGGTCATACCCGCAGGGTACGCGCCCTTTGACATGACTGGGCAAACGAACGGGGTGAACGTCGACTACCCGGTGATGTGAACCGGCACCGGTCTGCCCCTCTAAAGAGTGAAGACATTTACTGACCGTTAGGGGTTTCTGCCGATGAGCACTCCGTCGCAGGCTGTCGACTTCTCCAGGTACCTGCCGCCCGGGGTCTACACCAACCCCACTGAGACGACCGTCCTGGCGATCAACAACGCGATCCCCACGGCCGTCGCCTTGGTCGGCCTGTCGATCGGGTCGAACAAGTTCGTGCAGAGCATCGTCATCAACCCCGACACCAGCACCTCGGTCCCGGCGATCAACGCCACCCTGGCCCAGTTGGGCATCGACCAGGCCACGATCGTGGTGTCCAACCCCAGCACCGGCCAGGTGTACACCCTGAACACCGACTACACGGTCGTGTCGGTCAACGGAACCGCGAGCGGCACCGCCGCCTCGGCGTACGCGATCTCCCGCGTCATCTCGGGGCACATCAACGTCGGCCAGGTCGTCCAGATCTCGTACACCTACACCGACGCCAGCTACTACCAGCCGCAGGTCTTCTACACCTACAACGACGTGGTCACCATGTACGGTGCCCCGTTCGCGTCGGTCCCGACGACCACCAACCCGAACGGCTTCGTCGTCCAGTCGGAGCTGACCTTGGGCGCGAAGTTCGCCTTCTTGAACGGTGCCAGCCAGGTGATGACGGTCGCGGTGAATCCGGCCAACCCGAGCGCCCCCAACTACGGCGACTACTACAACGCCCTCCAGCTCCTCAACGACCAGGCCCTGGTGTCGGTCGTGGTGCCGTGCAGCGGATCGTACCTGGGCCCCCTGAACCAGGCGGTCCAGGAGCACGTCGACCAGCAGTCGGCGAGCCGTTTCGAGCGGCGGGCGATCCTCGGCATGGACGGCACGGCCGGGAACACGGTGTCGAGCACGCAGCGGATCCAGTACGCCTCCGACCTGTACGACGAGCGGATCGCACTCGTCTCGCCGACCAGCTTCTCGTACTACTCTCCGGAGCTGAGCCAGACCATCAACCTGGGGGGACAGTACATCGCGTGCGCCCTGGCCGGTATGGCGGTCAGCATGAGCGCCGCCCAACCCCTGACCCACAAGGCGATCACCGGTTTCGCCGGGATCAACGACAGCGTGAACGACAGCCAGAAGAGCTTCGAGTCGCAGAACGGGCTGATGGTCATCGAGATGGCACCCCCGAACGGGGGCCGGATGTGGGTCCGCCACGGGGTGACCACCAACAACGCCGACCTCTTCCACCGGGAGTGGAACATCGTCGGCCAGCAGGACTCGATGGTGTACACGCTGCGGGCCTACCTGCAGAACTCGAACCTCATCGGCCAGCCGATCTACGACTACACGATGATCAATGTGAAGGCCGCCGCCGAGGCCGGCCTCCAGTCGCTGCTCGTGAACGGCCTGATCGCGGGCTATAACTCCCTGACCGTACGCCAACTGATCACCAACCCCGACGTGCTGGAAATCTCGTACAACTGGAAGCCCTCGATGCCGTTGAACTACATCGTGTTGACCTTCGGGATCGACCTGAGCACCGGGACCGTAACCTCAACCGGGGCGTCTCCGAATGCGTCGGACTTCACGACCACCCAGAACACGCAGAGCGGCTTGATGAGTTCGGCCGCTGGCCCGTCGAGCTCGGCGGTCAACGACTTCGGCGGCGCGTCAAACACGCTCCAGAGCGACTAGTAGGGTAGGGGACAGAGTATGGTCGCGTCAGTAACCAGGATCGGTGGTTCCGGGTTCACCACCATGATGTGGAACGGCCAGCGCCTGGCCTACCTCCAGGTCATGCAGGACACGCCCCCGGCCCCGGTGGCGACCGCCCAGGCGGTGCAGCCGATCGACGAGTCGGTGCCGCTGGAGATCGTGACCGCGCTCGCGGTCGGGTGCGGCACCCTGCGTTGCACGTTCTACGAGCTGTGGAACGAGCCGGTCTGGTCAATGCTGCCCGGCCTGCAGGGGACGGCGAACCTGCTTCAGGTGCTGCAGGCCCAGATCAACCTGGGGACGGTGACGATGCAGAAGGTCATCAAGTCGCCGACCGGCTTCATGCGCTCGAGGGTGTACCACAACGTGGTGATCACCGACATCGACGAGGGCGAGAACATCAACATCGGGACGATGACCCTGCCCAAGACCCTGACCATGCAGTACTGCTACACGACGCCCGTTTAACCACAAAAAAGGGACGAATGAGATGACGAACTTCTTGGATTGGGTCGCCACGGCACGCAAGGCGGCCGTCGCTGCGGTCGGCGTCGCGGTAACCCTGTTGACCGCCTACAACCAGATTCCATTCCTGCCCGACCAGCCCCTGGTGTCGACCCTGCTGGGCGTGCTGACCGTGGTCGCCACCTGGCTGGTCCCGAACAAGCCCGCCGCCTGACATGCAGATCACCCCGCAGTCTCAGCAGTACGGGCTGCCGAACCGGGAGGCCCGAGGGGTGCCCCCCGTGTCGGAGGTGGCTGGCCTGTTGGGCGGTGCCCGGATCCCGACCGGCACTATGAAAAGGACCGAAGACACCGAATATCGGTGAGTTTGCTGGTCCGAAACGCTCGGGGATAAACTCCTGGTGCCTGTGAAAGACCGGGCATTCACCCAGGTAAAGAGTAGAGGCGTTCGCCTTTTCCTTTTTGAGGAGTTCCCCGCATGGCAGCCACCGGATTCACCGAGCAGACCGGACTCACCGACGACCCCACGTCGTCGTTCATCCCCCCGCAGGAGATCACGGTCCCCCAGACCCGGCGACTGGTCGGCGGGGACGACACCGAAACCGTGTGGGAGCCCGACGACGAGGAGCAGGAAGCCTTCGCGACCCTGTTGAACTGCGGGAAGAGGGCCAAGACGATCTCAGTCATGGGCCACAGCGTCGGCATCGAGTCTTTGAACGTCGACGACGACCTCCGCGTCGGGGTGTTCACCAAGGACTACCTGGGGACCGAGGCCTACGCCAGAGCCGTCCAGTTGGCCACGTGCGCCGCCGGAATCAAGACCATAGACGGTCGCCCCATCTACACCCCCTGGTCGTCCGACGAGTCCCCTGAGTCGGTTTTCGAGGCCAAGCTGAACGTCCTGCGGAAGGCCCACGCCTCGGTGATCATGGAGGCCTACCCGCACATCCTGAACCTGGACAAAGAGTTCGCGGAGTTGGCGATCAAATTGGGAAAATTGACCGGCTAGACCCCAGGTCGGAAGCCCTGGTCCGTCTAGCCTACGAGCGGGGACACCTCACCAGCAGGTCGGTGAACAAGGTCCAGCACTGGGCCCAGTCGTACGCCTTCTGGATGCGCCGCCGCGACGAGTTGGAGGACAGGGACAAGATGCTGGAGTCGCTGACCCTGTACCTGGCACCCGAGAACTGGATGAAGTTCTTCAAGGACAAGGTGCTGGGCCAGTGGTCCGACCCCGAGGGTGCCCCGGTCACCGACGTCGCCGAGATGGACCAGTACTTCGCCGAGCAGGAGCGCAAGTGGAAGGACGACCGCAGGCTCCAGCAGGTCCTGAACGGCACCCACACCGTGTCGGGTGCGAGCGCGGTCGGCCAGGAGTGGGGTCCGTGGCAGTGAGGGGGTGTGGTAGGTGACCGGGCCGGGCTTCACCCAAGGCGACGACTACGTCGCCGCCAGGGTCTCGATCGACGTCCCCACCGAGGGCATCCAGTCGCTGAAGGAGATGTCGACCGGCATCAACAACTTCCGGGCCTCGGTCGAGGCCGCCGCGAAGAGCAGCACCACGTTCGTCGGCTACATCCAGCAGATGGTGCAGGCCGGGAACATGGCCACCGAGGCCTACCGGAACCTGGCCGCCCAACTGGAGCGCAACGCCGACCTGCAGCAGAGGGCGATGGGCGGCGTCGGGGGGGGCAGCTCGGCCCAAGCGCTGCCCCTGTCCCGGTCGGCCCCCCAAGGCTATGTGGACGCCTTCGCCGGGATGGGTGCCGGGATGGGGTCGGGCCGGGCACCGGCACCGAACACGGCCGACCAAATCCAGCAGCAGGACCCGTACAAGTACGTGAACGCCCAGACGGGCAGGAACCGGATCCAGCCGGGCGACATCCCAGTGACGGGCAGCGGGGCCCCGGCCGACATGCAGGCGTCGGCTGCCCGGGTCGAGGCCCGGGACAAGATCCAGGCCCAGCAGGCGATGAATACCGCCAGCGGCGGGGGTGCCGGTCAGGGGATCACGAGCGGCTTCGGGGCCGGCGGGCTGCTGAACAACATCGCGAACGAGATGAACGTCGGCGGCGGCTCGGGGCTGAGCGCCATGAGCATGGGCAACAAGGTCCTGGGCGCGGTGGGCAACATGATGCGCCCCAACTCGCAGGCGGCCCCGAACAGCTCCGGGCCGGCCCAGCAGGGCCTCCCGGGCCTGCCCGGGGGATCGCTCATGGCCGGTCTCGGCGGCGGACTGTTGAGGAAGCTGGGCGGCATCACCGGCCCGGTGGGCCTGGGACTGGCCGGTCTGGGTTTCCTCGAGAAGGGCGGCTCGATCTACCAGAACTACAAGAACCTGGGGTCGATCAACGGCGGCGGTGCCGCCGAGGGCATGGAGACCGAGGTCGGGATCCGGTCGCTGGCCCTGAACCCGTTCATCTCGACCGAGCAGTCGCGCCAGGTCATCATGGCCGGCCTGTCGGAGGGGTACAAGGGCAAGCAGTTCGACACGGTCACCCAGTTCATGGCCCAGAACCTGAAGGACATGAACATCCAGGTCAGCGACACGGTCTCGATGTTGAGGAAGAACGTCGCCGAGGGCGGCCAGTCGGTCATGGGCCTGGCGGCGTCGCTCGGCACGCTCAAGGAGATGTCCAAGACCGGCTACCTGAGCCAGCCCGACCTGGACCGGATGTTCACCCAGGGCACGAGTCAGTTGATCTCGGGCGGTGCCGGGGGCCCGGAGGCGTCGGAGGCGATGCTCGACGCCCTCGGGGGGTTCAAGGACAACAAGGCGCTGGCCGGTCAGTGGGGGAACATGGTGGGCAGCGCCGGTTCGACCGCCGCCTCGTCGGCCCTGCTGGAGACCTACAGCGGTGTCCGGGTCCCGGGCCTGAACCCCCAGATGCTGTTGCCGTACATGCAGTCGAAGGGCATGAACGCCAACGACGTGAGCGGCCAGGCGATGGAGAACCTGGTGAGGAAGCTCTTCCGGGGATACCCGGCCGACCGTGGCGACCCCCGGTTCCTGAACCGGGTCGCGGTGTTCATGAACATCTCGCAGCGGATGTTCCCGGGCCAGCAGATGGACACCGAGCAGTCGATCCAGTTCGTGCTCCAGGTGATGGGCGGGCAGAACCCGGCGAAGCAGGGCAAGGAGGAGCGCCAGAAGATCGTCGGCGAGGTCAACCCGGAGATGGGCGCGGTCGCTGATGTAGGCCAGGGGTTGGGGGCCGTCGGCGACGGAGTCTGGGACATGGTCAAAGCGGGGGCCGACGTGCTCCACGGCGACTTCGACGCGGCCGGGAGGGCGTGGGACCACGGGAACAAGGTCATAGACCAGGCCCACTACAACATCAACGCCGAGGCCCAGAACCCGATCATCAGCCAGATCGTCGGCCAGTACGGTGCCGACCAGGTCGAGGTCAACCAGGGCGGACAGTGGGCGGCCCTGTCGGGAAACCGAGAGCAGGTCCAGGCCCTGGCCAGCGGCCAGGCCAAGTGGCGGAAGAAGGGTGACGACGGCCCGGGCATCACACTGGCCCAGACCTCGGCGAACTCGGACCAGGCCTTCCGGACCGGGGGGCAGACCCACGTCAACTTCTCCCCCGCCTCGGTGAGGATCTCGATCGACAAGCAGGGCAACGCCTCGGCGTCGCCGAACCCGGTGCCGCTGACCCCGAACCAGCAGCAGGCGAACGCCGGTGTCGGCGGGGCGAGCGTGAACAACGAGCCGGTCGGCTACGGGCCGAACACGTCGACCGGGGCCCACTGATGACCAGCCCCACCCCGTCGCCGATCCCGCAGGTCGCCGCGCCGAGCCTCAACGTGCCCCCGACCCAGCTCCAAGCGGCCCGCGGGATATGCACCCTGAGCCACCCGGCGGTCGGTGCCCCGCTCCAGTTCCGCACCAACCCGAACTCGATCACCTGGAACTACGAGATGAAGACGTTCGTCACGGAAACCTACGGGGGCCGGGTCATCCAGATCCTGGGCATCAAGATGGACAACCTGAAGGTCACCATCGACTGCGGTCAGGGCGGCTGGAACTACGCCATGTACGTCGTCCAGTGGGTGCGCGACCTGATGGTGCAGCAGCGCAACGGGCTGGCGGCGACGTTCACCTACACGACCCGCAACTGGCGTCTCAAGGTGTTCGCCGACAGCCTCCCCTACCACGACGCGGTCGGGGAGACGGTCCGTGAGCTGGAGTTGAGCTTCCGCATCCAAGAGGACATCTCGGGCGTCCAGACGTCGGCCTCACTGGACCAGGCGTTCAAGGCGATCTCCGACGGCATCGGGTTCGTGACGTCCGGTTTCAACAACTTCGACTTCGCCGGGGTGAACATCCCGAACAACGAGTACGGCGGGTCGTCGGGGTTCCAGTCGACACTGAACCCCGTGGCACCGACCGTCCAGACCGCCCCACCGGTCCCCGGGATTCCCGGGGCGGGAAACATCATCGGCTCAATCGCCAGCTACATAGGCGGGTAGGGGGTATCGTCCTGTGGCCATGCGCTACACGTCGAACGTCAAGATGTCGTCGCCGATCACGGTCGCCGCACGGCCCGACACCGACCTGAACGGCTTCATGTTCAGCAAGACCGTAGGCTTCCTGTTCCCGGCGACGGCGGCGTCGGCCAGTGGCGAGCCGCCGGCCGCGCCCCCTCCGGCGGGCGGCAGCATCGGTGCGCTCGGGAAGTCGAGGCAGCAGTGAGCCAGCTCCGGGTCAGCGGGGTGGGGCAGCCCGACTTCTACCTGAACGTCGTCAGCTTCAACTCCCCGATCTCAGGCGAGATACGTGGCGTCCAGACCAAGACCCAGGCGCAGTACTTCCCGATCAAGGCCTTCCAGCCCGACCTGGTGTGCAGCGTCGTGTTCCCCAGCGAGGCGGTGTGGGAGCAGTGGCAAGACTGGGCGAGGACCAACATGGTCAACTCGCAGAGCTCGAACTCAACCGGGCTGCCCGGCGTGACCCTGAACTGGCCGGAGCGCAACATCAACAACTGGACCGGGATCATCCCGGTAACGAAGGCCGGGGGGATGAGGTGGAACTACGCGCCCCGAACCCAGGTCGAGTTCCAGCTCGTGGTGTCCCTGGTCAGCAACCTGCAGGTGTTCCAGAGCTTCGCCAGCGGCTGGCAGGGGCTGTTCCAGAGCACGTCGGTCGGCAGCAACGTCGACACCCTGTTCACGCTGGCCGAGGACTTCATCGGCGGGGCGGTCACCCAGGGCAACGCCGCCCTCTACGGTGCCGTGCAGAGCACCTTGGGGAGCAACCTCCTGTCGGGCGGCACGGCGTCGGTCATCCCCGGCATCACCCAGGCCCTCACCGGGGGTATCGCGTTTTGACCGCGCCCAACACCCCGTCGGCGTCGGCCCCGGGGACCACGACCACCGGCGGCGCGATCGGTGGGGTCCCGGCCAACGCCAGCGCCGGTACCCAGACGGCGATCGGGAACCACAGCCAGAACGCGACCTTCCCGACCCTGAACCCTCCCCCGATGGGAACGGCGGTCTACGCCCCGGACGTCACCATCCTGATACGGCACAACGGCATCCAGTACGACGTGTCAAAAGACATCGTGCGGGGCCAGGTCCTGAAGAGGGAGAACTCGGCGTCGTCGCTCTTCTTCACATTGGCCAACCAGAGCCTCCGCTACAACGGCCTGTTCTCCCGGATGGACACGGTGGTCCTGTACCTGACCCGGGTCTCGAAGATACAGGTGTTCAGCGGCTACCTGGACACGGTGCCGTTCCTGCAGGCCTACCCGGGGACCGTGGACTTCGTGGCGACATGCACCTTGAAGCGGCTGATGCACACCTGGTGGAACCCCTCGCTGCCCGACAGCCAGGCCTACTTCGATCAGATAGGCCAGGAGACCGACACAGGCGACGGGAGCTTCACCGACAGCGGTATCGGCAATGTCCTGCGGAACATCATGCGCGACGTCGGGAAGTGGACACCCGACACGGTCCACATCCAAGACGTGCCGCAGCAATTCATCTCCTCGTGCAACCAGTACCTGGTGGCGAACCAGATCCCCGAGAAGAACCAGGCCTTGGGCCAGGCCTTCACGGGCACGATCCTCGGCGACGACACCTCGCCCGGGCCGATGGCGGCGGTCGGCTACCAGCCCGGCGACCCGCTGGGGACCGGCGCGACCGCCGCGAACGCCAACACCCAGTTCTACATCTCGCAGATCGTGAAGGCCGTCGACGACCGGGGCATGGGGCCGATCGCCGCCAATGCGGCGAACGCGCAGAACCTGCAGGGGGTGGGGAGCGTCCTGGAGTCGGCCGGTGCAGCCGGGCAGACGAGTTTCGGGGGCCAGGCGATGGCCACCGATGTGAAGCAGGCCGGTCAGCAAGTCGCCCAGTACGCGGCCAACCAGATGGCCCAGAACAGCAGCAGCGACGCGGCCATCCTGGCCTTGGCGTGTGCGATGGTCGAGTCGGGCGGCGGCACCCCGAACCTGTTGATGTACGCCAACCCGGCCGACCCGCCGTCGATGAGCTTCTGGCACGACGCGGTGGGCCACGACGGGAGCAGCGTCGGCCTGTTCCAGCAGCAGGCCACCGGCCAGTGGGGGACGACCGCCCAGCGGATGAACCCCTACTCGTCGGCCTCGATGTTCCTCGACGCGCTCCAATCAAAGACGGGGTGGCGCAACATGGACCCGGGCCAGGCGATCTGGCAGGTCCAGCAGAGCGTGTCGTCGAGCATCCCGAAGTACTCGGCGGCGGCCACGGTCGCGGCACCGCTCATCCAGGCCTACCGGCAGGCCCAGCAGAGCGCCAAGAACACCGCCAACTCGGCGTTCGGTGCCGTGGGCGCGGGCGGCCTGGGCAACATGGCGACCGGCGGTGCCAACGCGGTGGCGAGCACCGCCGGGAACGCGGTGGGCGCGGCCGCCAACTCGGCGCTGTCGGGTGCCGCCGTGTCGGCTGTCCGTCCCGGCAAGCCCGCCCAGGACTCGGAGTGCGCGATCAACGCCGCCTACTCGATGTACCTGACCCCGTACCTGGAGACCCCCGAGGGGATGGACTGCTCCCACCTGGTCCAGTTGTCGTTCCTCGCCGGTACCGGGATCGACGTCACCCGCAGCACCAACACCCAGAGGTCCGCGATCCCCTCAATCCCACCCGCGTCGGCCCAGCGGGGCGACGTCCTCCAGACAAACAACGGCGGCCACACCGGGATCTACCTGGGCGGGGGAATGTGGATCAACACCGGCGGCCCGACCGGTCGACCGGGAAAGGTCGAGCCGATCAACCCGGCCCAGTGCTACTGGGCGGGAAGGGTCTGCCCCAACGGCGGGGTAGACCCCACGGCACCGTTCACCCCGGTCGCCATCTCAGCGGCCGGGATCCCGACGCCGCCGCCCGGCACCGGGGTCCCCCCCGGCACCGGAAACGGCTCCCCGTCGAGCCAAGAGCCGATCGCCCGGAACCTGTTCTCCTACATCTTCGAGCCCGACGCCTACGCCGCCGCGAGCGCCCTGTACTTCTCGGGGGAGAAGGCCTACATCGACTCCCAGCCCCTGATCCAGATCGTCAAGTCGCTGTGCATGGCCAGCCTGCGGAACTTCCAGTCGGGCCCGGACGGCAGCTTCTGCGCCTACTACCCCGACCCGTTCGGGGTCGACGGCAAGCCCGCGATCTTCAACCTCGAGGACATCGAGCTGACCGACGCCTCGATCATCCTGTCGGACAACGACCTGACGACCCACGTCTACATCGAGGGCGACTACACGATGATCGGCCAGGCCGACCAGGCGGTCGGCTGGATCACCACGTCCGGCGTCGCGACCGTGGAGAACCCCTTCCTGTTCCAGAGGCTGAAGGCGTTCGCGGTCGGAGACGTCGACAACAACCTGACCGCACAGCAGTTGATGCAGCGTTTCGGTGTCCGGCCCTACAAGGACTCATACCCGGTCGCCGGGAACCCGGCGCTGGAGTTCCTGCTGGCGGTTCAGATTTTCACCGGCAAGTGGGCGGGCCAGTACAGCACCACCATCGGGGTCACGTTCCTGCCGGAGCTGCTGCCCGGGAGCCGAATCAACCTCGTCGGCCACAACCTTTCGGTCTACGTCAGCGAGGTGGTCCACGAGTTCGACTGGGAGCGGGGCTTTCGGACGTCGGCCACCGTGTCGGCGGCCACCAACCCGAAGGCCAGTTCAAACTTCTACAGCTCGTTCAACCAGGCGATGAACAACGTCTCAACCACGCCGGGCAACTCCACGTCAAACAACGGCCAGCCGGTCACCGGGTCAACGGGTAGCTGATGGCCTACACCAACACCCCGCCCACCTCCCAGGTCACCCGGCAGGTGGCGATCACGTCGGTCGACGCGGTCAACCAAGGTGCCCACGGGGTCAGCAACGTCGGGACCCTTCTCTATGTCGACACCTCGTACTACGTGGGGGCGGTGAGCGTCACCCCGTCGGTCGGAGACCAGTGGGTCGTCAAGCTGATCAACGGCCAGTGGAGGCTCGACCACCGGATCCCGTTCAACGACCCCAACCAGGCGGCGGTGATCCCGACCCAAGGCCAGCACATCGTGGGCTCGGGCCAGGGCCCGATCGAGTTGCAGGGAACCCAGATCAACGTCGCCGGGCCGCTGTCGGTCGCCTCGTACAGCAGCAGCGCCCTGCCCCCCGCCTCGACGGTCCCCGCCGGGACCCACGTCTACGACACCACCCTAGGGAAGCCGGTGTGGAGCAACGGCACCAACTGGACCGACTCCGGTGGCAATGTCACGATCGCTCAGGTGACCGCTTCCCTCCTCGGCTCCGGGTCGGCTAAAGCGGTCGACGCCCCGAGGGAGGTTTCCCGCCTGTCGGGGTCGGGCAGGCTCCAGGCAAGAGTTGGCTACCGGGCCCTCCTCACCGGCCACGGGACGCTCGGGGCGACCGGATACCCCGACTTCATCCGCAGCGCGGCCCTCATCTCGCATGGAATGCTTTCGGCAAACAACTCCGCCAGGGTGTTCATCGGCGCGGCCATTTCCGGCCACGGGGCACCCTCGCTGACCGTCGTCCCGGCTCTGACAACCTACTCGACAGCGGGCACGTTCTCTTACCACCCGCCGACTTGGGCGACCCAGGTCGACGTGATCACCTTGGGCGGCGGGGGCGGAGCATGGTTCTATTCACCCTACAGTTACGAGTATTCTGGAGCGCCGGGGGCGTGGTCCGCCGCCACCTTCAGCACCTCGTTGATCACCGGACCCCTGGTCGTCACGGTCGGCACCGGAGGCTCGGCAGGAACCGGCGCGGCGGGGGCCTCCAGTGGATCGCCCAGCAGTGTTCAAGTGCCGGGGGCCGGTTCGGGGGGCGGCACCTACACCGTTTCCGGAGCCGGTGGGGCCGGTGGCACCGTCACCGGAAAGACATACACCGGCGTGCCGGGAGCGGTTGGGGGCAGCCCGGGCAACGAGACCTTCGACGGGCACACCTACACCGGAGGAGCGTCATCGACAGGACCTGGAAATGCCCCGGGAGGGGGTGGCGGCATCACGACCATAAACTTATCGAGTTTCGTCCCGTACAACGGGGCTCAGGGCGCTGTCTTTATTTTGGCCTACCGCTAGGTCAATCCACCAATATCGATACCGACCCTCGGGGCGTTAATAAGGGGAAAGGAAAACATGACCTACTCGTTGGCCATTCAGAACGGTGACCTGGCCGTACAGGGGTCGCAGTGCCGGGTCGTGTCGGGCCAGGCCAAGCTCCAACAGGACCTGACCCTGTGGATGCTGGAGAGGTACGGGTCGAACCGGATGCACCCGACGTTCGGGTCCCAACTCCAGAGCTACATCGGCGGCATCGTATCCCCCGCCACCAAGGCCAACGCCTATAACGAGATCGTTCGCGTATTAAACAATTACCAGGCCATGATCTACCAGATGTTCAAATCCAACCCCAGCGTATTCTCCGTGGCTGAATTGCCTTATTCGATTGACTCCATTAACGTGGCAGTCACCTACGACACGGTCTACGCCACCATCCAGGTCAGCAACCCCGCTACCACCGCCACCCTGACCGTTTCCCCGACCAGTCTGTAACCCCTTGGAGTAGGTGAGTCCCACGACCACGCCAGACCAGATATCGGCCAGCATTTTGGCCACCTTGGCGCAGACCGCGCCGCAACTGTCGTGTGCTATCGGAACCCCGGAGCGGCAGATCATCGACGCCTGCGCCGCCCAGATCTCGGCCGCATACATCGGCCAGTACCTGACCGGCGGCATGATGGACATCAACACCAAGTCGGGCCTGGAGTTGGACCAGTTCGTCGGCATCTTCGGGTTCGGCCGCCTCCAGGGGACGCCGGCCACCGGGACCGTCACGATGACCCTGTCAAGCGTGGCGACCCAGGCGACCGCCGTTCCCCTGAACACCCAGTTCTTCACCACCCCGGGGCTGGGTGGGTTGTCGACTACCGTGTACTACACGTCCACGCAGGCGGTGACGATTCCGGCCGGTTCGTACCAGGTGTCGATTCCGGTTAGTTGCACGACCGTCGGCACGGCCGGGAACGTGCCCCCGGACTCTATCACCAGCCAGTCGGCGGCGATCGGCTCGTCGGTGGTGACCAACACGGCCGCGATGACCGGCGGGACGAACGTCGAGACCGACTCCCAGCTCCGGCAGAGGTTCATGGACACCCTGCTCCGGAACATATCGGGCACCGAGGACTGGTACATCAACACCGCCCTCCAGAACAACAACGTGGCCCGGGCGACCGTGTACGGCCCGGTCAGCCTGTACGCCACCCAGGTCTCGGTTCCGGCACCGTCCTCGCCCCTGACGCTCGGACTGTCCCAGAACATCAACTACGTGTGGCCGTCCGGGGCCTCGTGCTTCACCGGGATCGGGACCGACACCGAGACCTTCTACTCGCCGGTCGACGACTACAACCTGTCCAACGGGTACGGGGCACCGAGTTTCACGGTTCTGCCGACGGGGGCCTTGGCGTCAATGCAGGGCGACGTCGTCGACTTGGAGTTCCAGTACACCACCAAGTGCAGCCGCAACGACCCAGCGCCGGTCATCGGCCAGCCGGTCACCAACAAGGTCGACGTCTTCATTGACGGGTCGACCCCGTTCGTGGTGACCGAGACGTGCGCCTACAGCCCCTCAGTCGTGTTCACCAGCAACCCGGCCGATTCGTACCACTACTTCGGGAACTTCAATCGGGTCACGCCCGGGGCACCCCAGCCGAACCCCACCCCCGGAAACGGCTTCACCCGGCTCGGGAGCGTGCCGATCCTGAACTTCCCGTCGTCGTTCGTGTCAGGCGGCACGGTCTACACCGAAGGCGTCAACTACTACGTCGTGAAGGACGGCACGTCGCGCCGGGGATCCCAGCAGGAGTGGTCGGGGATCGAGTGGTTCTATGAGCCACCCGCGACGAACCAGCAACTGGTCCTCAACTACACCTACAATCAAATCCCACAGATCCTGGACGCCGTCTACGGGTCGAGCAAGCAGATCTGCACCGACGTCCTCACCCACGTCGCCGACTACCAATACATCACCACCTGCCTGACCATCGAGTACGGCCGGAGCTACACGATATCCCTGGTCAACAACGCGATCGTGTCCCGGCTGCAGATCTTCTACCAGACCCTCGGCTTCGGGGCACCGGTGATCATCAGCCAACTGGAGGCCGCCGTCCAGCAGGTCCTGGGCGTCAACGAGGTCCACGTCACCACTGCCGCCGAGGCCGGTGCCGGGAGCTACGACTACGGGATCTGGGTCATGGACACCAGCGACGCGACCCCGAACTCCGACCTGCCCCCCACGACGACCGACTTCGTCCTCAACGACAACCAACTCGCCGTCTACCAGAACACCCTGACCCTGCAGGCACCGAACATCGGCGGGGGCGGCTCGTGACCAACCCGTCGTTCCCCTACATCGTGGGGAACAGCACCGCCTACCTGATGCAGGACTTCGACACCGGGGTGTACAACACGTCTTCCGGATCGCTGATCTACAAGATCGTCGACGCCCTGTGCGGGTCGACCGGTGCCGGTGCCCTGCTGAACCAGGCCTTCCTGAACCAGCTCCAAGGGAACCTGGCCACCACCTACGGCAGCGACCTGGACTACTTCTTCGGCAACATCGGCTTCCTGCCCCGCTCCCCCTCCGAGTCGTACCCGTACAACACCTCAACCGACCTGCTGAACAGCAGCCAGTGGGACGAGGTTCGGGTCAAGGACTCGTGGTACCGGGCACGGATCAAGGACTTCTGGAAGGCCTGCAACCTGGGCGGCACCAGCGAGTCGATCCGCATGATCTGCCAGGCGGCCGTGTCGTGCGACTGCAACGTGTACGAGGTCTACACCTACCTCGACGACGGGCTGACCGAGTACCTGGGCCGGGCCGGGTCGCGGAGCGAGGTCGTCGTCCAGCCCCTCAAGTCGTCGCTCACCCCGCAGGAGTTCAAGCTGCTGCGGGACATGCTGGCCCGGGTCATGCCGGTCGAGACGGTCGTCACGATCCGCACCGAGGGGCTGGCCGTCCTCGAGCCGGTGCACATCCACAGCGCGGCATCGAACTCGGTCTACTACCAAGTCGAGAAGATGGTGACCGCGACCCCGGTCCTGTCCCAACTCCCGCCGCCACAGGAACTTCCCATTGACCTGCTGCCCACCCAGCAGTGGCTGTTCGACGCCCAGAGCGACCCCACCCTCGCCCCGTACGCCAGCCTCAACATCACCGCCCAGTACGGCTACTACTACCTGGTCGGCGGCGGTGCCGGGAGCCCGATCGACTCGGTCACCTACGGCCGGCTCCAAACGGACGGGGTGACCGTCAAGTCGGAGCCGAACTACGCCTCGTTCACCGAGAGCGCCCAATTCACCGCGTGGACCCCGTGGGCGCTGGCCGACTCCCCCGACAACTACCCGGGCGGCAAGTACGGCCTGCACCCGGCCACCGCCCCCGCGCTCAACTCGGACGGCACCCCGTACAGCTTCCCGTGGCCCAGCCAGGCGGCCTACGTCGCCGCCCAGATCGTCGTCATCGAGTCGCTGGGCGGCAACGCCAACCAAGGGCAGTACCAGTTGCCGATCTCGGCCCCGAACCAGAACCAGATCGTGTGGCTGCCCGAGTACGCGGTCGCCTACTCCCCGCCCGGGAAGGACTCGACGGTCAGCGCCCAGCCGACCCTCAACCGCCAGGTCACCGAGTCGGGCACCCAGGGCTGGACGTCGACCTCCGGCTTCGTCCGGAGTTAGGCGGGACATGACCAGCGCACTCAACAAGCTCCTCGTCACGATCGGCAACGCGGCGGCCAGCGCCGCCTCAAACCTGCTGTACGACTTCAGCATCCCGCTGGGGATCGTGAACCTGATCAAGTCGGTCATCGGAGACAACCAAAGCGCCCTGAACACGCCCCAGGTCCAGCAGCAGAGGGGCCCGACCCAGTGGTTCTCACAGCCCGCCGCCTTCCAGCAGGGCAACCCTCCCCGGGTCACCGTGTTCGTCTGCGACGGGACCGCGAAGCTGCTCAACACGGCCAGCACCTCGCCCCACCCGGCACCCGACACCGGGGTCGTGGCGCAGCTCTGCTCCCTCTTGGACCCCACGGTCTACGACGTCCAGCAGGTCGTGTGGCCCATCTCGGGATTCCCGGTGTGGAGCGCCATCCAAGAGGGTGCCGAGGCGCTGACGTCGGCGATCCTCAACGGCAGCGGCCAGTTCGTCCTGGTCGGCTACTCGCAGGGGGCTGCGGTCTGCTCCCAGGTCCTGAACTCGCTGCAGGCCGGCGACCTCAAACCCCAGAACCCCCGACTCCTGGCCGGGACCATGTTCGGCAACCCATGTCGGCAGCAGGGGTCCGTGGCACCCGGCCAGAGGGACCCGGGCGGACACGGTATCCTGAGCAGCTACCTGGTCGCCGACACCCCGTCCTTTTGGTGGGAGTTCGCCAACGGGGGCGACGCCGCGACCTCCATCCGGGACGACGCGCTCGGCTCGGCGATCCAGTTGATGGCCAACTCGGTCTTCTCCGGCTACAACGGCGGCGACCTGGGCTCGTGGTTCGACAACATCTCAGCGGCCCTGGGCTCCCAGATCGGGAACACGTCCCTGGTTCCCGAGCTCTCGACCTTCCTGCAGATCATGGCCGGCCTGGAATCGGACGTGGCCCTGCTGCCCGGCCTGGAGTCCCACGCACAGTACGAGACCGAGCCCCCGTACGAGTCGGCCCAGAACCTGACGAGCGTCCAACTCGCCGCGAACTACCTGAACAGTGTCGGCGGGACGTGGCAGTCGGCCTACCAGTACACCAACCCCACCGAGGTGCTGCAGGTCAACTTCAAGCTGCCCCTCTCGATCGGGAACCTGGGCTTTCGGGTGCTGCGGGTGCCCTGCACGGTCACCGCTTGGTACCGGGACCGGAACAACAACTGGATCCAGTTGACCGACGGCAGCGACGTCCCGGTCTCAATAAGGGTCTCGTACTCGGCGAGCGGGAGCTGGTTCACCTACGACACGGCCATCTACCCGGTGGTGGCGACCGCCCTCCAGCTTCGTATCACCCGGAACTACGACCCCCAGGTCGGCAGCCAGCCGTTCGTGGTCGGCATCAAGGAGATGCTGATCCAACGGTACGTCTACAGCCTCAACGACACGGTCATGGCGATCCCCGACCAGCAGGACGCCCTGGGCAACGTCGTCACCTCGTACGTGAAGTCGTGGGGGCCGAACAACGCCTTGGACAGCGACCCGGGGACGTTCTGGAAGTCTTTCCCGTGCCCCGACCCGAACGGGGTGGTGGCCCTATACCTTGACACCCGGGACGTCGTTGGCAACCCCCAGATAATCGACACCCTCTACATCGACCCCACCTACACCGGCAACACCCTGAACCTGTACTACAGCAACGACGAATCTCAGGGCACGCTGATCATCAACCCGGTGAACCTGCCCCCCGACAGCCAGGTCAACGCCTTCTGGACCCTCGGCAAAGGTCTTTTCGACACCTCGAATGCAGAAACGGTCCCGATCCAGAACGTATACAGCGAGATGGTGTTCCCGGTGTCGTTGGGCCCACTTAACCAGAAGCCGGTGTGGGTCGGTATCGAGTGGACGCCCGACTTCAACCCCGACCCGACGATCGCCCAATACCTGGGCGGCCCGCCCCCCTACAACCCGGTCCTGTTCGGGGTCACCCCGATCACGGTCAACGTAGACGCCGTCCAATCGGTTGAGGTATCGGGATCGCCGACCGGGGGCACGTTCACCCTACAGACGGGCTTCGGCACAACACAACCGATCCCCTACGACGCCACGGCCGCCCAAGTTCAACAGTCGCTGTCCTCCCTGTCGTCGGTAGGCTTGAACAGCGTCTCGGTCTCGGGCCCGAAAGGGGGGCCCTGGACCGTGACCTTCCAAGGAGACCTAGCGGGGGCCGACATCCCGGCCATGGCCAACCCCGATCGGGGAAAGAACCTGACCGGCGGGCTCAACCCGTCAATCCTGATCTCCTCAATCGTCGCCGGGGGATCGGTCTCGGTCACCTCGGGCGGCGACACCCATTGGCCGACCCTGTACTACGACACCGGCGACCAATGCCTGACCTTGGAGTTCACGAACGGCACCGAGGCCAGCTCCTACCACCTGCCGCTGACCAGCCCCGCGTTCACCAAGGGCCGGCCGCTGCAGATCGTGGTCGGGTGGGACCCGGGCGTGGGAGCCGTGTTCATGTCGGCCACCCAGAGCAACCAACTGCTGCTCAACGAGCAGGCCTTCACGACAACGCCGCCACCGGCGGTCGTCACCCTCGACGGGGAGGCCGGGTACACCAACTTCCGGGGCCTGATGACCGCCCTCATCGTCAAGCTCGACTCATGGGACTCGGCCTACCAGTCGTTCCAACTCAGCCCTCAAATCTACTGCAACCCGAACCCGGTACAGCCCAACGCGAGCGGCGTCTACCCCTCGACCACGCTCGACAACGCGGTCCTGGCGTGCGACTGGACTTCCCAGTCGCTGCCGATCGGCGGGACCAGCGAGTCATGGTACGAGAACAAGGTCTGGACCCCCATCTACGAGAACTACGTCACCGAGAAGGGCAACCTCTTCCTGCCGCAGAAAATCTTGACGTCGTACCTGAAGATGGAGTTCTCGAACCTGACCCCTGAGCCGTACCCGGTGTACGACCAAGGGGTGCAGGTCACCTACGACTCGTTCCCGATCACCGTCACCCAGCAGTCAACGACCCCCGCCGAGGGGATCCTCGGCGTCGCCCAAGAGGCCGCCAGCACGCTGCTCACGATCGGCTCCGACCTGGTCAGCACCGTCACCAGCGGCAGCCTGAACTGGTTCAACCCGCAGACGATCCAGAACGCGATCAACGCCAACTTCGGCGTCACCCAACAGCCGGTGGTCGTGCAGACCGGCCCCGGCACGGTCGTCAACACCCTGCCGAACGTCTCCCAGTCCAACGTGTCGGCCAGCTACCGGACCGAGGCCTCGTCGCCGTCGATCTACTACCGGACCCTGCCGAGCGCCTCGTCGCTGGCCGGGCAGAACCTGGCGGTCATCTCGTCCGGGCCTCCCGGCCAGACCCTGCAGCCCGCGACGGGCGCGGTCTCGACCCAAGTGGCCCAAGCGTTCTCGCCGGTGACGACCACCAGCGCCAGCAACGTGACCGCCCAGATCGGCCAGGACTGGTGGCTGTTCCCGGGCCTGAACTTCAAGATGCCCGCTTCGGTCATGAACTTCATCACCGGTGCCGCCAACGACGTCCAAGGGACCCTCGGCGTCGTCCAGGGCACGGCCGGCTACATCGGCCAGCAGGCCCAAGCGATCGGCAACGCGGTCGGCACCATCCTGTACCGCCCCCCGTCGACCACGACCCGGGTCCGGTTCACCGGCGACGTGGTTCACCGCTACCAGCAGAACACGCTCACCATGACCGCCGCCGTCGCCTACTTCGCCGGGATGAACGGCGTCTCGGCCTACGTCACCGACTACATCTCAGGGAGCGACCCGCTGCAGTTCAAGTACGACCGGTACGACCCGGTGACCTTCACGTACGGAACCCGCAGCGACGGCTCGCCGACCCTGACCCAACTCCCGAGCGGGCCGGTCACCACCGCCGGGAGCCCCTACCCGGTTCCCAACCCCAAGTTCCTTTCCAACCTTGACTCATGGACCGCGACCGGCCCTTGGTCGTGGAGCCCGACCGGCGGCCTGGGCTACTCCAGCGGCCAGGCTTCGGCGCTCTACACGTGCGGCGCGGTCGCCGGGAGCTTGGTGTCGAATCCGGTCCCGGTCGAGCCCGGCGACCAGGTCATCGTCTCGGCCTGGGTGTCGTGGTCGGACATCGTCCTGGGCAACGGCTTCGGGGGAGGGGTGTCGGGCGTGGGGCGGTTGTCGGCGGCGATCCGCGCCCTCGGTCAGAACCAGGTTCCGTTCCCGGGCCTGGGCCGCCTCTCAGCGGCCGCCGAGGCCCTCGGCCAACACCTAGTGCCCTTCAGCGGCCGAGGCCTCCTCTCGGCCGGTGTGCGCTCCGGCCAGGGCTCCCGACGGGTCGACGACTTCCCGGTCACGCTCCCGGCGGCATTCCCCGGCGACAACTTCCCTGAGACCTTTCCGTTCTTCTTCGGCGAGGAAAACGTCTACACGTCCCTGCGGGGCAGCGGGGCCTTGAGGGCCGAGATCAGGACCGGCCCCCGCCACTGCATCGCCCTCCGAGGCCAGGGCGGCCTCCGGGCGGAAACCCGGACCCTGGACCGCTACTACACCACCCTCACGGGCGGCGGCTCCCTGACCGCCCAGATCGGCGAGGTCGTGGGGTCGGAAATCCTGCCCGAGATCACGATGACCGGGCTCACCTACGAGAACCTCACCGGCACCGACGTGTTCGGCGAGGCGACCTTCCCGTTCTCGTTCGTCCCCGCGTCGGGCGTCCCGATTGAGTTCTCGATGCAGGGTCTCGCCGTCGGGGGTCTCCCGGACACGTTCCCGTTCGTGTTCCCCGGGGACTACACCGCCGCCGACCGGAACAGCATGCCGTCGGGGGCGACGGTCGGCCAGAACTGCACGATCCTGTCCGGCAACGACCAAGGGACCTACAAGCTGGTCAACACCCCGGCGTCCAGCTTCAGCAACTGGAGCCTGACCAGGTACGGCACGGTCGTCAACATCGACCGGAAGTCAAGCGGATCGTTCGTCAAGCTCGTCGGCAGCTACACGGTGCCCGACTCGGGGGTCGACCACCTGGCCCTGTCGCTGAACGTCACCAACGAGGCGAGCACCGGGAGGGTCAACTTCGACAACGTGCAGATATCCCCGGCCGAGGGGATCGTCGGGATGCTGGGGACGACCCACACCACGTCAACCAAGTTCTCGGACATGGGCGTCAAGGTCAGCGACTCCGGCCTGATGAACAGCGACAGCATGTGGGCCCGGCTAGACCCGCTCGACACCAACATCGACAACCTGCAACTCGCCCCGTACGTGACCACCTACCCGAGCATCCTGCCGTCGGGGAACTGGAACGACACGTTCGGCGCGTGGGACGACCCGAACGTCCAGTGGGGCGAGCCGATAGGGGAGGTGTCCATCTCCCTCGACCCGAACCTGATCTTCCAGGGCAACCGGGCCGTACACTTCACTAGGGCAGCCGGTGCGGGAAACGCCGGTATCTTCGTCACCCAGCAGGTGAACATGATGGCCGAGGAGCTGTGCCAACTCGGCTGCGTCTTCTACAAGCCCAACGGCAACAACAATCAGATCACGTTGACGCTGCGACGTGTGTCGGACGGGGTCACGGTCCACACCGAGACCTTCACCCCCCTGGTCGGCTACTGGTACACCTACCAGACCCAATTCTTTGAGTTGCCCAGCACACTCGACCAGGTCTACACCCTGGAGTTCCTGACGAGCGGCGACGCCGCCGACGAGATCTACCTGTCAAACCTGTACTGCAACGTGGCCGGGATTCGGTACTTCCTGCAACTGGGCGACTCGAGCGCCTTCGACTTCGACGTCACACCCTTGGTGTACGCCGACAACGCGAGCGTTAGCTGCTCGACCCCCGTTGACAGGTTCAGCCTGAACGTCCAGGTCTACAACCCCGACTCGTGGGCCTACGGGATGACCCTGACCCCGAGGTACCTGCGCTAGAGCTCCCTGCGCCGCCAACTGACGACCGCCCCGAACCCGTACCAGACCACGAAGAACATCCCCATCGCCATCGGGACCGCCGCTGAGAAGTCGCCGCCGACGACGACGAAGAAGACGGCCTGCGTGATCGTGAAGACACCGAAGAGGAACGCGACCAGGCAGTAGGCCAGGTTCTGGAGCCACGACGTGAAGACGATCCCCGTGCTCCACAAGAAGCGCCGAACTTTTTCCGTCACGCCCAATACCTCCCCTGGTCGTCTTCCTCTTCGGGCTCGTCGATCTCCCTCGGCAAGCCATACCTGTACAGCATTGAGTCGATGTGCCGGTACTGGTCGGCACCGACGAACTGCCTCCTGGCCTGCCTGCGGTACTTGCCCCACCTCGACCACCAGGCGACGACACGGGCGCACTCGGTCCGCAGACCCCGGCTGCCGATGATGGTCTGGCCCTCGACGGCGATGACCGCGATCAGATTCGACGTCTCATAGGGGTACTGGCGGACCAGGTTGTCCAAAGACAGAGACCCGTAGATGCCGCAGCAGCACTCCAATGACGGCGACGCATGGGGCCCTCTGAAGGTGTGGCACCGGGCCCGGCACGTCCCGTCCCTGAGCCAGGCGTACTGTCCGGGAACGACGATGTTCGTCGAGCTCAGGTAACGCTGGGCGGCAGGGGTCCGGCGCATCGCGAAGGTCCGGAGAGCGTGCCGCCCGACCTCCAGGGTCACACGGGGGCGGGTTCCCGAACCGGTTCCGGGACCGGGCGGGCGGGGGTGGTCGGGGCGGGTTGCCGGACCGGCTTGGTGATCGGGATGACCTCTACCCGGCGGGGATTTGTTCCGATGTCTCCCATGATTCGCTCCCTGTCCATATTCTCTCACTCTTCCACCACAGGCGGGGCATAAAAAACCCCACACCTATGTTGACACAGGCACTCGGTACTCGCAACAGTGATCGGAGAGGACTATGCTGATTGTCTTAGGGCTGGCACTAATGGGGATTCCCCCACTCGTAAGGCACGCCCGGGGCATCACCCTCGGGCGGGGGCTCGTCGACCGGAGGTCGGTCAACATCACCTTCATGACAGGGGACGCAGCGGTGAACGCCGAGGTTGAGAAGTTCTTCAATGAGAACCCCGACGCCAAGTACTTCTACCTCGGCAACGCACGGTTCCACAACCCGAGGTTCCTGTACCAGGAGTACCGGGAGCCCGACCCGTGGGAGCCCGACCGGGAATAAGCCGGGCACCCCCTGCGTTGGAGCGGTTGTACCATCCACTACGCAGGAGGCAAGCATGATTCCGGAGCTCCAGCGCGAGGTCGAGCGGCTCGCGGACGAAGTCCTGGAGGGACGCCTGGTTCCCGACTTTGGGCCCTATGTCGTGGGGGACCGCCGTGAAAGGCCTTGAGGAGGTCATCAGGGCGGCCCGGGAACAGGGTTGGGCGGTGTCTCAGACGGGGAAGCTGCACATCCGGCTCGTGCCGCCCGACCCGACCCGGCCGATCGTGATCGCGGCCGGCACCCCGTCCGACGTCCGGGCGGTACGCAACCTCATATCGCAGGCCCGGAGGTCGGGGCTGCGGTGGCCGCCCACGGAGTTCAAGGTTCGTCACAAAACCAAGAGAGGCAAGAAATGACCACGAGGATCCACCTGTTCCTGTTGGCGCTCGGAGCTTTCGCCGCGCTGACCGTGTCGTCCGGCCACGCCCACGCCGACCCGTACTGCGGTGCCGGGAACAACTACGACGCCGCGCACTCGATGTGCGGGCCGTGGATGCCCCGCCCGGTCCCGGGCCTGCTGCCCTACCCCCTGCCCGGCGACTCGGGCCCGGGCGGCCACAGCTACGGACCCTACGGCGGACCGTACGGCGGCAACTGATGGCCATGGGGGACCGGGAGATGATCGACTACGCCGACCACCAGATCGACCGCATGGTGGGTGCCCTGATGGGCACCGAGAAGATCAACATCTTCTCGCTGGCCAAGACGATCCAGAGGAAACCGGAAAGCCTGGACAGCGAGGAGAACGAACTGGTCATCAGCATCCTGTTGGCGACCGCCCTGAAGCGGCTGGTGTCGGTGTACCGAGAATTGGGAAGGGCGCAGTCGTGACGCCGCGTGTGGCGTGGTTCGTGGCCGCACTGGCGTGCGCGTCGATCCTCTTCCAGGACCCGGAGGCCAGCGCCGACATGTGCGGGCCGTCGAACCTGCCCGGGGTGTCGTCGGTGTTCCCGTGGGTCAAGGGGTGCGAGCCGTGGGTGCCGTTCGCGGGCAACGTGCCGCAGATCCCTTTCGCGGCCAAGCCGCCGAACGTGCCCCAGCCGGTGCCCGGCATCGGGGGTGCCGGTGGCTGGCTGGCACCCGGCTACCCCGGCTCGGGCCCGACCCCGCCCTGGGGGCCCGCCCAGACGCCGTAAGAAACTTTTCTCAGATCTAGGAATAAAAGCTGTCGGTGCCCAGTTGTACCGTTCAGCAAGACCGCACAACCCACCTAGAAGGAGAAAAATGTCCCACGAAATCAGCAACACCGACGGTGTCTACACCTTCGCCGACTCCCGTGTCGGGGCCGACGGCCGGGTCGACGCCTGGCACCGGCTCGGAACCCCGGTCGGCCACGCCATGACCGCCGAGGAGGCGCTCAAGTCGGCCTACCTGGCCAACTGGAACGTCCGCAAGCGCCCGGTCTGGGCCGACATCCGCGAGGACGGCGGCGAGTGCCGTGGCCTGGTCGTGCCGGGCCAGTACGCCACCGTGTTCGACAACCCGATCGACGGGAAGGTCACCCCGATCGGCGTCGTCGGCGAGCGGTACACCCCGATCCAGAACGAGGCGATGACCGAGTTCGCCAACGCGATCGTCGACGAGGGCGGTGCCCACTTCGAGACCGCCGGTTCGCTGCGGAACTACTCGCAGACGTTCATCACCATGCAGCTTCCGAAGCACATGGTGCTGACCGACCTGGACGGCCGGGCCGACCGGACGGACTGGTACCTGGCGCTGTTCAACTCCCACGACGGCTCGTCAACGATGTTCGGCATCACCACGACCGTCCGGGTCGTGTGCGCCAACACCGCCTCGTTCGCCATCCAGGGCGCGAAGAACAAGTTCTCGGTCCGCCACACCAGCGGATACCGGAACTCGGTCCAGGAGGCCCGTGAGGCCCTGAGGCTGGCGTTCGCGTACGAGGAGGCGTTCGAGGCCGAGGCCCGTGCCCTGTTTGAGCAGCCGTTCACCTCGGACGACATGTCGGCCTTCGCCCAGGAGTTGGTCGAGTTGGGCAAGGCCGAGCCGGGTTCGGCGACCGAGACCCGCCGCCGCAACGAGGCTGGCGCGATCCACAAGCTGTTCGTGGAGTCGCCGACCATCAAGGGCACGGCGATCGCCGGTACCAAGTACGCGGCGTTCAACGCGGTCACCGAGTACGTCGACCACTTCCAGACCGTCAAGGGCGGCCGTGGCAACGCCGAGGTCGAGAGCGGTCTGCGGGCCGCACGGACCCTGGCGATGGCCTCGACGTCGGGCGGCATGAAGTCGGATGCGTGGTCGCTGCTGGTCAACAGCTAACCCGCTCCGACACCATTGGGCCCCCGGGATTGTGTTCCCGGGGGTCCTTTGGGATCATGTGCAACGTGAGCAATTACGGCGTGTTACAGGTGTCGGTGTGGCCGACCTATTTGGGCCTGTCAACGGGCGACCCGGGACCGGGACCTTCGCCGGTGAACGAGCCCTTCGGTGAGCCCGGGTACGAGCGGGGGCAGATCTTTTGGCGGACCGAGGCCGATCAAGTTGTAGGCAACGCCCGGGTCTATGTCCCGAAGGGTGTCTACACCCACCTGGTGTTCTGCTACGGGCCGATCCAGGACATGCAGGCCGGGTCGAACAGGCTCGAGCAGCCGATCATCTTCGACGCCCCGGGCTGGATCGACGTCGACCCGATTCAGAACCAGGACTACCTGCCCCGGTGACATTTGACTGCGTCAAGACACAGACTTTGCCGCAGTATGAAGCCGGTGTCCTGGTGTGCGGCCCCGGCCAGCACGGGGTGTGGCCGACGAAATGCTCTGCTCGGTGCCATCTGTACCTGCGGCAGCCCGGGGTGACGGACCGGATCTGGGCCACACGGGATCCGTCCCACTAGCCTTCCGGTTTTGGCATCACTTTCTAGTGTAGGTGGCGACCGCCGCCGATCCCCCCGACGCCGAGGAGCGACATGAGTATCACCGTCTACACCAAGCCCGCCTGCCAGGCCTGCAGGATGACGTACCGGGTTCTCGACAAGGCGGGTCTCGACTACGACGTCGTGGACGTGACCGAGTCGGACGAGGCGATGCGGGTCGTGGCCGAGATGGGCTACCAGGCTCTGCCGGTCGTGGTGGCCGGCGACGACCACTGGTCGGGCCTTCGTGTCGACCGGCTGAAGGCGCTCGCCGAGCGGTAGCGGTTAAGGGCCCCTGAGAGGCCCCCAGAGCGGTCGGGGATCGCCCGGTGTGCTTGGAGGCCTCCCAGGGGTGTTCTCACCCCCTGTGGCCGCAGACGGGCCACGCGCCGATGCCCTGCGAACGCAGGACGTTCTCGGCGACGCGGATCTGCTCCTCCCGGCTGGCCTGGTTGGGCATGCCGGTGCCGCCGTTGGCGTGCCAGGTGCCGAGGGTGAACTGCAGCCCCCCGTAGTAGCCGTTGCCGGTGTTGATGGCCCAGTTGCCGCCCGACTCGCACTGGGCGATGGCGTCCCAGTTGGGGAAGGCGTTGGCCGCCGGTGCCAGGGAGACCGCCGCGAGTACAGCCAGGGTTAAGGGTTTAGTCATCTTCATGGCGACAGACACTAGCAGAGATACCCGGGTCTGTGTGTCGGGTGGTGTATGGTCGTGTCTGATCGGCCTGATCGCCTGTCCCTTGACAACCGAACATCCAGTCCCTGTTCCGCCGGTTCCCGTGACGATGAGTTCCCGGCGGGTTCTGCCCCCTGTCTCTCAAGACACGGGGCTAGAAGTGTTTTTAATTTGGGTGTTTTCTGAAAACACAGCCAGGGATGTATATAAGTCTTTTATGTAAGTACTAAGATATCTTAGTTAAGTGACTTTACTTTGGTTACTATAGGATGTATTGGAGTACTGTTGTTTGGTTTGTTTACCGCTGTTTGTGTCTGCGGTTTCTGTGTTTTTTTTTCCTTCAGGATTTGTCTGCGTTTTTACTTAAGTCAACTGTAGTTTCTGTGGTTAGCCCCAGTAGTCTGCGGTTGAGCCATAGGATTGTTAAGTGAGCCTTATAGGGGAGTAGATGATCGTCGCCAACGAGGACTTCTGGCAGTCCCAGAGGTCTCAGGTATCCCAGATTGAGGACCCTGAGGACCGGGACGCCACGCGCCACTGGCTCAACATGGTCGAGGGGCTGTGCGACCACGCCGAGTCGATCATGTCCAGCGCCGGGGTCAACGCACCCGAGGCCTTCCGGCTCGCCCTGGCCGGCCTGGAGGAGGGCGAGGGCAGGCTGCCGGTCGGCGCGCTGGCCCACTCGGTGATCCTGGTCCTGTCGGTCTGGCACCACGGCGAGGAGCTTTTCGAGTCGATGAGCTACCTGGAGAAGAGGCTCGTCACCGATGAGATCGTGAGGCTCCAGCACGAGTCGGCAACCCCGGCCTGATGGGCGCGTCGCGCAACCTGGCCTGGAGCTTCCGGGGGCCGTGTCGACACTGCCGGGGAACCCGGGAGTTCCTGGTGAACGAGGTCCCGGGCGATGAGGTGGTGTGGGCCCGGTGCCGGAAGTGCACTGTCTTGGTGCCGGTCCCGGACACGCAGAGGATGTTCGGAAAGCGCAGTTCAGCGGCCTGCCTCGAGAAGGGGTGAGGATGCCCTTGGCGTTGTCGGGCCTTTGTGATATAAACTACACTTCACTGAAAAGCCATGCGGGAGAGGGACGTTGATGAACCATGCGGTGGACGAGCTGTGCGACAGGATCAGCGCCTTCGACGAGCTGCTGGGGGTGTTGAGGTCGGCCGCCGCGAAGGGCTCACCGGTCACCTTCGACGAGATCACGGCCATGCTGTCCCCGTCCTCCTGCTCGTGCGGCGACCTGTTGAAGCACGGGGAGATGCTGGCCGTGTCGCTGGCGATCGCCCTGCAGCGGCTTGTGATCGGGTGAACACCGACATGCCTCCAACTGCGTGAACAGAGCTTTCCGGGGGTTTTCCGTACTTTTCTAATTTATTTTCTTGTTGACACAGACTTGACATCTGCTCATACTGGTCTTAGTTCCGAAAGAAAGATCCGGACATAACCAGGAGGTACTGTACATGGAACGCACGATGATCTTTGACGATCTTGACGGCGGTTCCGAGGGGGTCGAGTCCCACACCATCGCGGTCGACGACCGGGTCTACACGATCGACCTCGGCCCGGAGAACCTGCAGTCGCTTGAAGGGGCACTGGCCCCCTTCCTCGCGGTCGCCCGCCTCCGGCAGAGTCCGGTGTCGGCCAAGCAGAAGGCCCGCAACGACGCCGAGCAGTTGCGCCAGCAGCGCGAGTGGGCCAACAGCCACGGCTACGCCGTGTCCAAGTACGGCAAGATCCCGCTCGAGGTGGTCGCCGCCTACGACCGGCTCGCCGGTACCGGCCACGCGCCCAAGGCCAAGCCGGGCAGCCGGACGCTGTTCTCGGCCAGCTAGAGAGGATTCCCTCCGAATACCATGCTCCGCATTGCAGGGCGGAGCGCCTGTGGAGGGAGGGAGGCCCCGTCGGGAAACCGGCGGGGTTTTTCTTTGCTTGATTGGGAATAATCTGTCAGACCCCTCTGTTATACCTGTTACAAGACGTTCGCATGAAGAAGGAGAAAAGACATGTTCGAGACCATCGCCCAGGCCGCCGGGGTCGCCGTCGCCGCCGACAAGAAGGTCGTCGCGGTCCCGGCCGCCAAGGCCGTCGCGAAGACCGAGCGCACCACCCGGGCCGACCGCAAGGCCAGCCTGGTCGACGGGCTGCGCGAGTTCGACGTCGACCACCTGGGTGCCCTGCAGGACATCTTGGCCAACTTCATCTCGCTGGTCACCGAGTCGCTCGGCGACGAGATGGTCCTCAACGAGACCTACTCGAACACGGTCATGCGCCAGGCGCTGGCCGTCCGCACCCTGGTCGACATGACCCAGGTCGTGCAGGAGCAGGTCAAGTCGGTCGTGTTCGCACACTTCGACTCGGCTCTCGCCGAGATGGGCCACCCCGACCCCCAGAACGTGAACGCGGCGCTCGACGTGCCCGAGTTGGGCATGTCCTTCCGCCGCGAGGGCGCGGGGTACAGCTCCCCCTCGATCGACGAAGAGAAACTCTCCGAGTTGTTGGGAGAGGCTTGTGACAGCGTGTATGTTACAAAGGTGATTCCCGCCCAGGAGGTGCGGGTCCTCGACGAGGATTTGCTGATGCAGTTGGTCGGCAACAAGCCCGAGTTGATGGAGAAGGTCCGCGAGGCCCTGATCCCCGGGTCTCCCAAGAAGGCGAGGCTCAACCTCCGCAACCTGTAGGAGGCCCCGTGACCGACACGCTGCTGGAGACCGCCAGAAGGAAGAACGACAACATCGAGAGGCGGCTCCAGCAGTTGCTGGAGGTCACCGAGAAGCGCCGGGAGATCCTATCGCTGCCCGACTCCGACATCGTCGTCGGGGTCGAGCAATGGTACTCGGTGTCGGAGGCCGCCCGGTTCTTCAGCCGAACCCCGGCCTGGCTGTACGAGGGGCTGAAGAAGGGGCGGTTCACCTATGCCGACGGGTCGCCCATCCATCCCCGGATGGTCGGCGGCGGCCCCAAGCCGAGACGCCGGTTCAACCTACCCCTGATACAGGAGATAGCCTTCTCGATGCACCGCGACGGTACCTTGAAGATGCTGGAGTTGAGGCAGGTGATGAGGAGGATCGCGATGGCCGAGCTCTCCGAGGTCATCGCCGAAGACGAGGACGTCTCGTGAGCCTCATCGACGGGCGGACCGTGAACTACCGGGGCCGGTCGACCTGGAGGGGCCTCGTCCAAGGCGACGCCTCGACGACCGGTATGGTGCGTGTCATGTGGGAGACCCCGCGCCGACAGACCGGCATCCACAAGGTCACCGACCTGGAGGTGCTCGACAAGGCCCCCACCCAGGAGGAGCTGGCCACCATGATGACCCCGCCGACAGTCAGGAGAAGAGACCCCTAATGGCCTACAGCGTCCTCGCCGACTTCCTCCCCGAGAGGGAGGCGACCAGGCTGTCCCGGCTCTACCCGGGGATGATGTCGGGCCCCCAGGACTACTGCCCGACGTGCGGAACTGTCGGCACCTACCTGTGGTTGGGCGTCGAGAACAGGTGCGACTGCGCGACCCAGCTCCAGCTCTACAAGTGGTACTGCTCGTCGAACATCGGGCTCACCTATCAGCGGCTCGACTGGGACGACTGGTTCGGGGACGGGGAGATCCGCGACTGGGCCCGCGACGTCTACCTCGCCAACCCGTACGTCGAGCACGGCATGGGCTTCTTCCTGTGGGGGGAGATGGGCACGGGCAAGACCATGCTGGCGACCCTGGTGCTGAAGGATTTGATCAAGCGGGGGCTGCGGTGCTACTCGGTCGTCGCCGAGGACCTGATCGACGAGTTCACCAAGACCTGGCAGTCTCCCGAGGCCCTGCAGTGGTACGAGGAGCGGATCAAGACGTGCGACGTCCTGCTCCTCGACGACCTGGGCAAGGAGCGGTCGACCCTCAAGAGCCGGAACACGTTCCTGAACAACCTGCTCCGGTCGCGGGTCCAGACCGGCCGGACCACGATCGTCACCACCAACCTCGACCCGGACTACCTGGGCACCTCGTACGGCGAGTCGAGCCTGGAGCTGCTGATAGAGGCGAACCTGTCGAAGGAGTTCACGGGCGGCAGCGTCCGGCAGATGATCCGCGACCGCAAGAACGCGGAAGTCCTGAACGGAGAGGTGCGGCCGATCAAATGATTGAGCGCCAACTGCTGTCGAAGCTGATCGACCCGCACCAGATTTCCGTCGTGTGGGATTTGGGGCTGCGTGCCGAGGTGTTCGAGGACGCCCCGTCGAGGTACGCCTACCAGTTCATCGTCGACTACTGGCTGACGTCCCAGATGAAGGACGCCCCGACCAAGTTCGCGGTGGAGACCGAGGTTCCGGGCCTGACCCTCGCCGACCACGTCGAGGAGGCGTCGTGGTGGCTCGCCCAGAAGCTGATGGACCGGTACGCCCGCAACGCGGTTCAGCAGACCGTCCTCCAGGTCGCCGAGATGGAGCCGGCCAAGGCCCTGAGCTTCATGCAGACGTCGTCCTATGAGGCGATCGAGACCGTGTCGTCGCGCCACTCGCGCTCCGACATGACCGACTACGAGTCGCGCCGCCAGCGGTATCTGAGGCGGGAGGGCGGTGCCGAGAACGGGCTGACCCTGGGCGTGGCCGAGATCGACGAGTGGACCGGCGGGGTGCGCCCCGGGGAGCTGGCGGTCGTCGGTGCCTTCTCGAAGGTCGGCAAGACCATGATGCTTTTGAACGCGGCGGCGCGGGCCTACGAGCGGGGCAGGTCACCGATCGTCTACACCTTGGAGATGCCGGTCGACGAGATCGAGGACCGGCTCGACGCGCTGCTGTCGGGGGTGAGCTACGACCGGCTGTCGCGCCACCGGCTGACCGACAAGGAGCGCCAGAGGCTGCACGAGACGCAGGACCGGATGGCCGAGTCGGGACGCCCCCTGCGGATCGAGTCCCCCGACGAGGGAGACCGGACCGTGGCCAGCCTCTGCGCCCGGGCCCGCTACGCCCAGTGCGACTACGTGCTGATCGACCAGTTGGGGTTCATGGAGGAGTCTGTGAGCGTCCGGTCCGAGAAGCAGCGGCTGGGCAGCATCCTCAAGCAGCTCAAGAACGAGATCGGCAACGTGTCGCGGGGCAAGCTGGGCTGCTTCCTGGCCCACCAGTTGAACCGTGAGAGCCTGGAGAGGCTGGAGGGGCCGATGATCTCTGACTTCGCCGACGCGGCCGAGGTGGAGCGCACCGCCGACCTGCTGCTGGCACTGAGCCGCAACCAGCAGGAGAGGGTGAACCGGGTCATGAAGTTCGCGATCCTCGGCGGCCGCCGGTGCGACTCGGGTCAGTGGATGCTGCACTGGGACCTGATCGACCGCAGCCACATCTCTGTCTTGGAGAGGATCACAAAATGACGACGTACGTGTCGGCGTGCCCGTGCGGGTACGTGTCTCGTCAGTTCGGTCACCTGGTGTCGGCCGAGTCGGTCGCCGACTACCACAACTGGGAGCGGGTCGGTCATGGCTGTGTCGTTGTCGAAAGCGGACCTGTACCGCAGTTACCGACGCCGGGTCGACGTGCGGCAACTGCTGGAGCACTACGGGGCCCGTAACTGCTCGGAGCAGGTCAACCGGGACGGGACCACCGAGATCGTCCACTCGTGCCTCCTGGACGCCGTGGAGCCCCACCACGCCCACGGCGACGAGCACCCCTCGGCCTGGGTCAACGTAGAGAAGGGCCTCTACTGCTGCTCGGTGTACTGGTCGGGCGACGTGCTGCACCTGATCCTGAAGATGGAGGGGCTCTCGGAGCTCGGTCAGGTCGGACCCCTGCTCGGCACCATGATGGGCGGGGCCCGCAGCGGGCAGGCCCTGCGGGCCGAGCTCGAGAGGCTGTTCGCCGCCCCGGACGTCTACTCCGTGGGGCTGCCCTCCTACAGCGAGTCGGTGCTGCGGCCCTGGATGGCGTCCCACCCCTACATGCGCGACGTCAGGGGCGTCAGCCACGAGACGTGCGCCGAGCTCGGGATCGGGTTCGACCCGGCCGCGAACCGGATCGTGTTCCCCCACCGGTGGCGGGGGAGCCTGGTGGGTTGGCAGAAGAGGGCCGTCCCGCCCGGCCCCGGCTGGCCGGGGACCGACCCGCCCTGGCCCAAGTACAAGAACTCGTCGGGCTTCCCCAAGTCGGAGACGCTGTACCGGTACGACCAGGCGGCCGGCCTCGGCCGGGTCGTGGTCGTCGAGTCGCCGATGAGCGTGGCGGTGGCCCATGAGCTGGGCATCCCCGGGGTGGTGGCGACGTTCGGGGCCAAGGTCACCAGGCCCCAGATCGACCTGCTCAAGTCATGGGAGACGGTGGTGGTGTGGTTCGACGCCGACCCGGCCGGTGAGTCGGGAACCGTGAAGCTGGTCGAGGGCCTGTACCGCCACTGCCGGGTCTCGGTGGTCCCGCCCGAGGAGGGGCGCGACCTCGGCGACTACAGGGATGCAAACCGGGTCGCCGCCGCCCTTGAATCAGCGATACCGGCGGTCCTGTGGATGGCCGGGCACACGGTGGGGAGGAAGTCTCATGGATTCACACCGGCCAAATAAGGCCGTTGAGAGGGCGCGGGAGTTCCGGGACCAAGTCGAGAGGTCGGTCGCTGAGAGGCGTGAGCGGAAGATGAGGAGGGTCCTCTACAAGAGGGGGCTCCGAGACCGCAGAGGCTTCCCCCCGGACAAGACCCCGGCCTGAGAGTTGCGCCTGTCAGGGTCGTCGGTTAGTGTCTGTGTTGCCGGACAAGGCATCTGATGAAAAGACACGAAACTGGAGACTATTGTGGCATTTGAGCGTGGGCCGGAGGCCGTTGAGAAGATCATGACCCAGCAGCAGTCGAAGTCGGGCGGGGGAGGCGACTACCGCCGACCGTCGATCTTCTACTGGAAGGACGACGGGGAGAAGAAGATCCTGCGCTTCCTCGCCGAGGACCTTCCCCTGGTCGGCAAGTTCGCGAACAACATCCTGACGAACAACGAGAAGATTCGCCAGATGGAGTTCATGATCAACCCCGACGGCACCAACTGGGTCGAGCACTTCGGCGCGATGCAGGAGGAGTACGGAACCCGTGCGATCGTCGAGCCGAAGCTGCGGACGCTCGGCGTAGGCATCGCCGTCCTCCGCGAGGAGGTGCCCGACCCGAAGAGCCCGGGCCGCACGGTCATCGTCGACGCGATGACGACGGTCGAGAAGGACGGCCAGAAGTTCGAGGCCCGCCAGTACGGCATCGTCAAGTTCTCGGCCTACTCGTTCTGGAACAACCTCCAGGGCATCCAGCGCCGGTACGGAACCCTGTGCGACCGCGACTACGAGGTGGTCCGTCGCGGTGCCCGGGGCGAGAAGACCACCCACTACGAGGTGGTTCCGATCGACTCGACTGAGCCGGGGATGGACAACCCCGACAAGGTCAGGGAGCGTTACGGGTACGGGAAGAAGTTCGCCGACGACGACCCGAAGCGTTTCCTGTACTGCCCGCAGACTCTCGAGGAGTGGGCCGAGTACTACTCGGGTGAGGAGCGGGCCCGCTATTGGCTGGAGGGTGCCCCGACGAACCGCCCGTCCGGCCTGACGGTTGAGGACCTCCCCATGTTCTCAGGGTCGGCCGACGGCGGCACGTTCAGCTCGATGCGCGACGACCTGCTGAAGGAGTTCGCGACCCACCCCACCGACTAAGCCCTCGGCGGTGGCCAGCCCGGGCTGTGGGCTTACAGCCCGGGTCTTGGTGGGGGCACGAATTAGTCAGCGCAGACGGGTCGTGCCCCTTCCTGGACGATTTTAAGTGAGCGGGTCGTGAATCAGGTCAATCTGCACCAGCATTCGGAGGGCTCCTTCCTTGACGGCTTGGCCAATGTCGCCGACATAGCCAAGCGGGCGAGGGAGCTCGGCTCGTCGGCGGTCGCCGTGACCGACCACAACGAGTGCAACCAGCACTTCGCCTTCCAGAGGGCGTGCCGTTCCGAGGGGATCAAGCCCCTGCTCGGCATCGAGGCCGACTGGGTGTACGACGTGGAGTGGACCAGGAAGAACCTGAAGTACCCGTCGAACAGGTCCCACATCTGCATGATCGCCGAGAACAACGTCGGCCTCTCCAACATCTGGTCGCTGTCCTCGCTGGCGTACACCAAGAAGTACCGGTACTACAAGCCCCTGCTCACCTTGGACCTGATGAAGTCCTACCGGGAGGGTGTTCTCGCGTCGGACGGCTGCATGATCACCGAGTTCTCCCGCGCCGTGGAGGCCGACGACGAGGACCTCGCCCGGCAGCACTTCTCGTCGCTTCTCAACGTCTTCGGCGACCGCTTCTACTGCGAGTTGCACACGTGGCAGTTCATGGATGCCGACACCCCGGCCAAGAAGAGGCTCAACGACCTCATGGGGAGGATCAACCGGATGAAGGTCCGGATGGCGACTGAGATGGGCGTCCCGATGGTGGTGGTCAACGACGCCCACCACGTCCGCCCAGAGGACTGGGAGAACAAGGAGCTCATCTGGAAGTTCTCGGTGTCAAAGAGGTCGAAGGGCGACGACCAGGACGGCGAGGGGGACGAGTACGGCCAGAAAGCCGACCACCTGATGGGGTCTAAGGAGCTGTACGGGTGGATGGAACGGCACGGTGTGTCGGCGTCCGTGGTCGACGAGGCGATCAGGAACTCGCAGTCGATCGCCGAGAGGTGTGACGCCGAGATCACCAAGACCCTTGAGATGCCCCGCCTGAACCGGACCGAGCGGGAGGACCTGCGCCAGTTGATCGAGGCGTGCGAGGTCGGGTTCCGGGACAAGGTGACCCGGGCCGGCCTGCCCGAGGAGCTGTACTACAACCGGCTCCGCGAGGAGCTGCACCTCATCTCCGACAAGGGCTTCTCCGGCTACTTCAACGTCGAGAAGGACCTTGTGGACGCCTGCGTCTCGGGCCGGTGGAACAACCTGGTCAACGGCGACAGCCGCCGGGTGCCCATGCTGCTCGGCCCGGGACGTGGCTCGGCCGGTGGCTGCCTGGTCGCCTACCTGTTGGGGATCACGGCGATCGACCCGATCCACTACGGCCTGCTGTTCGAGCGCTTCCTCGACCCCGACCGGGAGGACAACCCGGACATCGACGTCGACTTCCCGCAGTCGATGCGACCCGACGCGAAGAGGTACCTGGAGTCCAGGTACGGCCACGACCACGTCTGCACGATCGAGATCCTGAACCGATCCAAGCCCAAGCAGATCCTGAAGGACCTCGGTCGGGCGTTGAAGATCAACCTGAGCGACGTCGTCCAGATGAGCAAGATCATCGAGCAGGTGAAGGCGGTCACCCAGGAGGCCGAGGAGGAGGACGCCGACTGGGAGGAAATCCTGCGTGCCAAGGGCGGCGAGCTGTCTCAGTGGGCCCAGAAGTACCCGACCCTGTTCACCAAGATCAACGAGATGCAGGGGATCGTCCGGCAGTCGGGTCGCCACCCGTCGGGTGTCTTGGTCAGCAACAGGCCCGTCCTGGGGACGGTGCCGACCCGCACGAGGGACGGGCTGCAGGACGCCATCACCCAGTTTGACATGCACGAGGTTGAGCAGATGGGGGCCTGCAAGCTCGACCTGCTGGGGCTGCGCCACCTTGACACCCTGATGCACGCCCGGAACCTGGTGCACGAGAGGCACGGCGTGTGGCTTGACTTCCGTTCCGACGACCTGCCGGTCCAGATGAGGGGGGGGCGCGGACCGGCGTCTCCGCAGAGCGCGAAGGCCTTCACGTACGAGGACTACGCCGACCCGGCGATCTGGCCGCAGATCGCCGAGGGGAACACGGTCGGCATCTTCCAGCTTGAGACGCCCGACCTGACCAGGCACTCGGTCCTGATGAAGCCGAGGAGCGAGCGCGAGGTGGCCGCCCTCATCTCCATCGTCCGGCCCGGGGTGAAGGACGCCGGGCTGGGCGACGTGTTCCTGAACCGCCACTCGGGCAAGTCCGGGGTCGAGTACGACCACCCGCTGCTGGAGGGGATCACCAAAGAGACGCACGGGGTCTTGGTGTACCAGGAGCAGTTGATGGCCACGGTCAAGAAGCTGGCCGGGTTCACCGCCGGGGAGGCCAACAGCCTGCGCCGGGCCTTGGGCAAGAAGAAGATGGACGCGGTCGTCTCCTACCGCGAGAAGTTCACTGAGGGCTGCCTGGCCAACGAGGAGTTCCTGAGGGGGTACAGCGGCGACCGCCGGGTCATCGACACGATCTGGAAGTCGATCGAGGCCTCGGGGCGCTACGCCTTCAACCAGTCGCACGCGGTCGGGTACGCCACGATCAGCACGTGGGAGGTGTGGGTCAAGCACTACTACCCGATCGAGTTCATCGCGGCGCTGCTGGCCACCGACCCCGACAACGTGACCCGCTACGTGCGGGAGGCCCGCCGGATGGGCTTCAAGATCCTGCCCCCGGACATCAACCGGTCTTCCCGGCACTTCACCCTCGGCCCAGTAGGCTCGAATGAGATCCGTTACGGCCTGGGCGCGGTGCGGGGGCTGGCCTCCAGGACGTGCGACGACATCGACCAGGCTCGCCCGTACCGCGACTTCCCCGACTACCTGAGCCGCTCCGGCAGGGGGTCAAACAAGACCGCCGTCTGGAACCTGGTCGTCATCGGGGCGTTTGACGGTATGGCCGACCGCGACACGGTCATGGACATGTGGGAGTGGGAGCGGGCCAAGGAGGGCCTGTCGCCGTCGACCCTGGCCGATGAGGAGAAGTGCGTCGCCGCCGTGGCACGCCGGTTTGAGAACAGCCCTGACAAGTACCTGATCGACAGGCCCGACTTCAACGACGTGGAGGTCATGGGCCGGATCGAGAAGGAACTGTGCGGCAGCTACATCCTCTCCGACCCGATGCTTCCCTACGCGAGCGTCGCCCGCCACCACTGCGACCTCAACGCCGACGACATCAACGGCTTCCCGGCGGGCAAGGAGTTCCCCCTCGCCGGCCAGGCCATAAGCATCAAGGTCCACTCCCTGGTGAGGGGAAACGGCGAGATGGCCTTCCTGGGCATCCAGTCGTGGAAGGGGTACGAGCTTGAGGTCACCGTGCCGCCCAGCGTCTGGCCGGAGGTGCGGACGATGGTCGCCGTCGACGCGCCCCTGCTCCTCGACCTGGTCAAGACGGCACGCGGCTGTCAGGTCAAGCAGGTTTTCAGGATGGACTGGTTGAGGAAGGGTTCCCGGGAGAGAGAATGAGCAAGTTCACAGAGAGGCTGATCTCCGAGCTGCAGGACAAGTTCGGGAAGGAGGCCGTCATGACGGCCGACGACATCCCCCGCCACCCGACGATCCCGTCCGGCTCTCTGGCCCTGGACTTCGCGGTCGGCGTCGGGGGCTTCCCCTCCGACCGGGTCATTGAGATCGCGGGCGAGGAGGGAACCGGCAAGACGACCCTGTCGCTGTTGACGATGCAGGGCTTCCTCGAGTCCCAGCCCGAACGGTGCGCCCTGATCCTGGACCTGGAGCACAAGATGGACCCCGCCTGGCTGTCACGGCTGATCACGCCGGAGCACCGCGAGCGGGTCGTGTACATCCAGCCCGACCACATCGAGCAGGCCACCAACATCTACCGGGCGGCGGTGGACGGCGGGAGGGTCTGCTTCGCCTTGCTCGACTCGATCGGCGGGGCCCCGACGGCCCGGCGCAACTCCGACGCCGAGGTCGGCTCGTACGGCGGCAACGCCCAAGGGGTGGGCGAGTTCGCCCGGTCGGCGGCGGCGCTGTCGGCCAAGTACCGGTGCCTCACGGTGGGGGTCAACCAGATCCGCGAGGACATGAGCGGCTACAAGCGGCACATGACCCCCGGCGGCCACGCATGGAAGCACGCGGTGGCGCTGCGCCTGCAGTTGAAGCGCGGCAAGGGCAAGGTCACGCAGAAGATCAACGGCGAGGAGTTCCAGATCGGCTATGAGATCTCGTGCAAGGTCGTGAAGAACGGGCTGGCGGCCCCGAACCGGGTGGCGAACTGGTGGTTCTACAACGTGCCGACCGACGAGTACGGGTTCGGCGTCGACACCTTTGAGGAGATCATCCGGCTCGGGATCCTGACCGGCGTCATCGAGCGCCGGGGGGGCTGGTACCACCACCCGTGCCTGCCCGACGGCCGGGTCATGGGCCGTGAGAGGCTGATCGTCTCGCTGCGCGAGGCGGACACGTCAGCCCTGTCAGGTGAGATCGTGTCCCGTCTGGGCGACCACGCGACCGAGGTGGCCCCCATGACCGACGCCGACGACGATGAGCCTGTTTCCAGGCTGTCGGTCGACGATGCCTAAGCCCCGATGGCTGCGGTGGGAGGAGGACGTCCAAGAGCGCCTCGGCCTCGAGGCGACGGTGTGCTCGGGCAGCAAGTTCCATGACCCGGGCGACGCCACCCACCACCACAACCCGCACGACCAGTTCCGGCTGCTGGTGGACTGCAAGTACACCGACACCAAGAGCTACTCGGTGTCGGGTAAGTTCATGAGCCAGTGGATGGACAAGTCGACCGGGCTGGGCAAGCGTTTCATCCTGGCCCTCCGGCTCCAAGACGAGGACTACGTGGTGATGTCAATGGACGACTTCGAGGAGATGTGGAATGCCGTTCGAGCGCACGATCCTGAATAGGTTGGTGGACCAGGAGCTCATCATCCCGTATTTCGAGTTGGGGATGCTGGCCGACAAGTGGCCCGAACACTACATGATCAAGGTCGACTCGGGTCCGTACTACGGCCACGGCGACGGCTACTTCCACCCCTCGACCCACCCCCTCATGGGGGAGCGCGAGCTCTACTACAGGTTCCACCCCGACACCCGCGACAGTATCGTTTCGGAGAAGCGGACTTTTAACCGGCAGATGATCTTCGCGACCGGTACCGCGATCCACTCGATCGTCCAGACCCAGATGGTCATGGCCGGGCTGGTTGAGGAGAAGAACATCGAGGTTGAGTATGTGATCGACGAGCACCACGTCCGGGGCCGAATCGACTTCATCGTCGACCACCCAACCGGCCGCCAGTACCTGGTCGAGCTGAAGACGATGGGCACCTGGCTGTACAAGAAGTTGGAGAAGATCCAGCCCTCGTGGGACGCCCAGTTGAGCCTCGCCGAGTACGCGATGGACGTCAGCGACGGGATCATCATGGTGTTGGAGCGGGGCGGCACCGGGATGCGAGAGTTTAAGCATCACCGCAACGACGTCCTGCTCGACGAGATATTTACTAAGTTTGCCCGCGTCCGCCGTGCCATCGAGGACAGTGAGCCGCCCCGCCACTGCTGCGCCCTGGACAGCAAGGAGATGGAGGGGTGCGGGGCCCGATTCGTGTGCTGGTTGAAGAATGAAGACCTGTAAGGACTGCGCGGCCGAGGGTAACGAGGGTCGGCCCCGCCCAACCCCTCACCCGGGGCCACGGTGCGCCACCCACTGGCGTGCCGAGAAGAAGAGGAGGAGCGAGAAGGCCCATGACCGAAGAACCGAAAGTGGCTTTGGAATTACACATGCCGACTATTGGGGTCTGTATAACCATCAAGACGGAAAGTGTTTCATATGCCGGAGAAGTCGTGGTATTGCTCGTCGACTGGCTGTCGACCATGATCACGGGTGCGAAAGGGGACACCCCCCAGAGCAGGGATGCCGCCACTGCGTCCGGTGCCTCGCCTGCGGCCCTTGCAACCGAACGATAGGCTGGTGGGACGTGGAGTGTCTACAGCGGGCCATCGAGGTTTTGACCGACCCCCCGGCGCAGAGGTTCTTCAACCGTGAAAGATGACCTTGAGGGGCTCTTCCCCTGCGATCCGTCGTCCGATTCCCCGATCGAGGTCGCCGAGGCCGAGGAGCTGCAGAGCGGAAGGTCGCTGTCCACATTCCGTTTCTCGTGGCGCAAGCACGACGGTGAGATCCGCAACCGCATTGAGGCGGTGGCCGCCGACATGGTCAACGAGCTGTTCGGCCCGGCGATCGACGAGATCGACCGTTTCTACGAGTCAATCCGGATTCCCCTGTACAGGAACGGGGCCCGCGTCGTGGACAGCCGGGGACGCCAGGTTTGGCAGGTCGAGAACGGCAGGCCGGTGGAGAACTGGGGGCAGCTTACCGGCCAAGACATTGAGCAGGCCGTGATGAACCTGGCGCGGCTGAAGATGTCCGCTGCCGTGGAGGTGAACCGGCTGAAGAACGAGGCGGTGTTCGCCAAGATGATCGCCGACGACACGAAGCACGACTCGTGGGGCAAGATCCTGGGCGGCACCATCAGCGACCGAGAGGCCAGGGTCAGCCGCGAGTCGCGTGAGGACCGCTACCATTCCTACTTCCGCTACTACCTGTGGTCTAGTGCCGACGTCCTTTTCCGGGAAATCACCGATTTCCTTTTCCGAATAAGGGATGTCCGCAATTGGCGAATCAGCGACCAGTAGGGCTATTCTTCGCTCTGTGAAGAAGCTCCCCGAGGACCCCGATAAAAGGAGGTCTCAGATCTTCAAGCGCGTTTATCAGCACTTGGAGCATTTCAGGTCCCTGATGGAGTCAGGGGAGATGCCGCTGCCGGGGACGGTGACCGTTCCTGAGACCCAGGAGGAGATCTACCTAGCCGACCTGATGGTCGGCATCGAGTCCCTGCCCCCGCAGCAGCGAAAGGCCTTTGAGTTGATCTGCCTGCAGGGGTACACGGAGACCGACGCGACCAAGGTCATCCTGCCGGGGAGCAGGTGGTCGACCCCGACCCAGCAGTACGCCGACAGCGCCCTGCAGAGGATGGTCAAAGCGTATGATGACTACCAGGCCACCGGGGCGCGGCCTGAGCCCTACCAGGAGAAGAAGAAGAGGGCTGGCGAATAATGGCTCGACGCCGGACACCGAGATGGGTGAGGGAGCAGCAGATCGCCGAGCAGGTCCGCGCCGAGCGTGAGGCCGAGCGTGAGGCCGAGGATGAGGTCGGGCCGAAGGCGCTGCCTCTCCGGAGCGGCGAGCTGAACAGCATCGAGGAGGAGGCCGAGAAGATCCTCGCCAAGGGCCGCCGCCAGGACGAGGGGTCCGACAAGACCCAGTACCTGTCCCGCGAGCAGCACATCCTCCGCAAGAACAGGGAGGTCTACAGCAACAGCGGAGTCCCGGACGCCAGCCTCATCAGCGGAATCTACAAGAGGGTCTACAACCCCGACTTCGGCAACCGGCCGAAGAGGGCGAGGGGCGGCGACAGTGACTAGCCCCGACATGTCGGCGTTCGTCGACAAGACCGTCGACCGGTGGGTCCACCAGGCCCGCCAGGAGGGCAAGCTGGAGAGCTACCCCTCGACACGGTGCCGGGTCTGCCAGGACCCGGTGATCATGAGCCTCGTCAACAAGATGCTGGCCCGGGCGTTCACGATTCCCGACATCCTCGACACCCTGGAGTCACACAACCTGAAGCGCAAGGCCGACCGGCTGCCTGAGATCACCCGGTCGTGCCTCTACAACCACCGGACCCGGCACTTTGACGTCCAGTCGCCGGCCGGGGCGATCCTTCGCCGCATCCAAGAGGAGTGCGCCGTCCAGTTCGGCCAGGACTGGCAGACCGGGGTCGGGACGATCCTGAACGCGGCGAGCTACTACCAGACCATGATGATTCGGGGCTACGAGACCCTGATCGACCCCCGCACGCAGGTGACCCCGGCCGAGGGCGCGGCGGCGGCGGCGAAGTTCGACGAGATCAAGCGCAAGTCGGAGGGCGACCTGGACCGCGCCCAGATGCGCGTCCAGTACGGCCGGATGATTGAGGTCTTGCGGAAGTTCACCGACCCGGAGGACTGGCCCCAGATCCAGGCCGTGCTGCGCGGGGAGAGCTTTGATGAGCCCCCCGACGACGACGACGTCCAGGTCGTCTCAATCAGCGACCAAGTCGAGGAGGAGTAGTGGCCTCCGGCCCCCTGCAGCAGGTCCCTTCCAACGCGGTCGATGCGGCGGGACTGTCGGTCACGACCTCGGTCCGCAGCGCCTCCGACCAGAGGCCCGGGCAGATCTACGACCCGAGCAACCTGGCCGGTGTGGTGCCGGTCCACTTCCACCCCACGACGTCTCCGTCGATGGGCGGCCCGAACTTCCTGATGCTGAGTCGGGCCCGTTGGCTGTCGGCGACCTCGTCCGCGTCGGACCCCGCCGCCTACTCGGCCTACTCAGTCGACTCGAGCCCCAACTGGGTGAGCCTGAACGCCGCCTCGGGCTCCTACTCGGTCGTCAGGAGCGGGTACGAGATCCCGATGACGACACCGTCCGACACCCGGACCCTGACGGCGGCGGCGTCCCGGGGGGTGGACATGCTGTGGACCCTGAACAGCGTCGTGAGGGGATCCGACACGTCCGCCGTCGTCCAGAGCTGGTTCTACAACCAGGCCGTCAACACGGTCGACCTGCGTACCGAGGAGGCCATTCCCCAGGCCGTGAGCGGTGCCGACGCGGTCAACTTCTCGGCCGGGCTTCAGTGGTCGTCCACGACCGCCCCATACATGTACCTGTACGGTCTGGGCAGCTCCACCAACTACGTGTACGCCGCCCGCAAGGGCTGGTCCCGTGTCGGGTACACGTCGACGCCGGGGCAGCCGGTGGACCGGGACTGGGAGTTCTTCAACGGGGTCGGGTGGGGGCCGGACCCGACTGCGGTCCAGCCGGTGCAGACCGTCTCCGGGCCGATGACCAGCCACGGGCCCCTGTCGTTCGGCCATTACGCGATGCAGCGTGCCCAGCGGGGCATGCGGCGTGGACTGCAGGGCTACAGCTTCGTGTCGAGCGTGACCAAGAGCGGGAACTCGTACGCGGCCCAGGTCTACTCATCCCTCGGGGGGAGGCCTTGGAGCCTGTTCGGCCCCCCCATACCGTTGGGGGCGGGGTCCGCCTACACCGGCGGAACCGTCCAGTTCCAGGGCCATGTGGGCCCGAACCCGGGCCTGGTCGACTCCGTCAACAGTGCGACCGCGATCCCATACGTCTACAGCACGGTCTCGTCGTCGGGCGGGCACTCCAAGCTGAGCGTCAACTGGTCCCTGCTGCAGGTTCCCCGCCTGTCCTGATATGATTTCGGTATTGTCGAGCTGAAGGAGAATCAGCGTGTTGGTTTCGGAGTTGTCGGAACACCTGGCCCCGGCGACCGAGATGGTGATCTCGTGTTCCTTGGGCGATCTGAAGGTCCAGGACTGGGCCGAGTCGGTGACTGTGGGCGGTGAGCAGTTCTCGCTCGACGACCTCGGCACCTCGGTGCTGGCGAAGTTCCTGCACGTCCCGTCGACCTACATCAAGCGGTGCCCGCCTGAGTTCCGGGCGCAGACCCTGAACTATTGGGCGGAGCAGCAGGCCGAGAACACCGTCAACGTGTACGTCGACACCCGTGGGGAGTTGGTGTCAATCCAGTCGCCGGACGTGGTGACGGTGCCGACCGACCGGGTCGGCCAGATCGTGGCGAGGGTCTTCCGGCCCGACGACCAGGTCAAGGTCTACCAGGACTTCGACTCACTCCACATCGACGTCGTGTCGAGGGTCCACTCAGTCGACGTGCCGAACCCCCAGAGCGTGCCCTTCCGGCCCTTGGTGGGCGACGTGACCCACGGCGGTGTCCGCATACTCACCCGCCCCCATGAGGCGAAGAACCCGGTCGTGGTGTCTTACCTGGAGCGCTTGGTGTGCTCGAATGGGATGACGTCGGCCCAGAAGCTGGGCGAGATCGCCATCAAGGGCCTGACGGTCGACGACGTCTTGGAGGAGATGGAGGAGGCGGCCGGCCGGGTCTTGGGAGGGCTGGAGAGGTCGCTGGAGCTGTACGCGGCGACCGCCGAGATCCCGGTGCCGGGAAGCCTTCAGGCCTTCGCCCACCAGCTCGCGGTCGAGTACGGACTGAAGCGCCAAGTGCTCGACGAGGTGATGGCGATCGTGAACCAGCTTCCCGACTCGGCGACCGTCTACGACGTGGTCCAGGCCTTCACCCAGGTGGCCGGGATGCTGGACTGGCCGACCCGCATGAGGATGCAGTCGCTGGGCGGAGACCTGGCCCTCGACACCGAGCGGATGATCAAGCGTTGCACGTCGTGCGAGAGGCTGCTTCCCTAGGTAGGGCTTCGGGCGTCCCAGCGGGGTACTCCTTCCCCTGTGAGGACGCCCAGGGCCCGGGGGGCTTTGTGCCCCCCGGGCCTTTTACCTTAAGATCACCCCATGAAGATGAGTCAGGGCCGCAGCGACGGCATCAAGGACCTGTACGACTCGGAGCGCAAGAGGCTCCAGGAGATCGTCTACCAGTTGCGGGTGAAGCACTCGTTCCGGGGGGTCAGCTCACTGAAGCAGGAGTCGGACATCAAGTTCGCCTTCGAGCAGGAGGCCATCAACCGGTGCGCCGAGATCGGGCTCATCGTCTCGGTCCAGTGGGACCCCGAGGTGGCCGACGACCCGGCCGACAACAACCTGTACTGGATCCCGAGGGTGATCGTGAACGACCGGGTGACGAAGCTGGCCGAGTTCGACCACGACCGGCAGCAGTTCGAGATCACCAAAGGCGTCTTGGAGGAGCCCGGGTTCATCCGGCCCGACGGCACGATCAGCGACGAGCCGCGCAAGAAGAACATCTACTGAAAGGGGGCTCGGTGAAGGCCGCAGAGGGGTTCAAGATCTACGAGGAGACCGTCTACATCGTCAACGACGAGTGGAAGGCCCAAGACGTCGGCAGCTTCGTGTACAGGGAGGACGCCGAGGCGTTCATGGCCCACGCGATAGCCTTGAAGGAGCAGGAGATGGGAGAGACCGGTGGCGATTCTTGAGGGGTACGGCCCGTGCGGGATATGCCACCAGCAGATAGAGACCCCGACCCCTCCGCTGCGCCACTTCAGGGACAACATGATGGCCCACAAGTCGTGCGTGGAGGCCCAAGCGGCGCGGGAGTCAACCCCTGAGTACAAGAGGGAGCGGGCCGAGTTGGCCGTGGCCGACGCCGAGATGAAATTGAACTCGGCTCGTTACGATCTTGAGGTGGCCCAGAGTAGGCTGGCTGAGATCCTGAAGTCCCAGTAGCCGGTGCCGGGTCGCCGAAGGCTGCGATGTGCGGCGACCCGCCCCGCCCCATCTAAGGGTGAGGAGGCACAGTGACCCACACTTTCCTGCACAGGTTCGCCAAGATCGACACCCCGTACCCGCTGTCCCGGCACGTCGAGCACGACAGCCGGAGTCGGGCCTTCACCTTTGAGGCCGACCCCGCGTCGGTCGTCAGGAAGACCGTCGTCTGGACCCACAACACGCCGGTCCTCAACCAGGGTCAGGTCGGGTCGTGCACAGGCAACGCGATGGCACAGCTCCTGAACTGCCACATGTTCGCCCCGTGCCGGGAGGGGAAGGTCTCGCTCGACGAGAAGGACGCCTTGGGCCTCTACAGCCTCGCGACACACCTCGACGGCTTCGGCCCCGACCAGTACTACCCGCCGAACGACCAAGGCTCGTCGGGTCTGGGCGTCGCGAAGGCCGCCCAGTCGCTGAGCTACATCGAGAGCTACCTGCACTGCTACACGGTTCCCCAGTTCCAGGCCGCGATCCAGACCCAGCCGGTCATCACCGGCACGTCGTGGACGTCGTCGATGTTCACCCCCGACCTGAGCACCGGGATCATCACGGTCGGCCCGCTGAACGACCAGACGGTCCAGGGCGGACACGAGTACCTGATCCAGGGCGTCGAGTACGGTCGGGCGCTGCCCGGCCTGTCGGCCGACGACTACGTGGTGATTCTCAACAGTTGGGGCACCTCGTGGGGCGGCGGCCCCGGCCTGTCGGCCGGCCAGGCGAGGATCCGGCTCAGTGAGTACGCCAAACTCCTGGCCGACCAAGGGGACATCATCGCCCCCCAGTCGAGCAAGGCCACGAAGTCATGACTCGCGGAAACCACTGAGGCCCCCCGGTGACGGTCGCGGCGGTGCTTCTGGTGGCCTTCCTGTCGCTCTACGGCACCCTGCACCTGGGCACTGAGATCGCCGACCGTGTGACAACCGGCAAGTGGCATTGGTAGCCTTCCCGGTGTGGATTTTGACGCCTATCGGTGGCAGCGGGTAAGAAGCAACGACGACGACCCGGTCGTCGACTCTTTGCAGCGCGACGTGAGGCGGTTCCGGCGGGAGCACGGCCGTGGCGGACACAGGTTCCGCCGTGCCACGCTGAAGAGCGTTTGGCACATCGAACTGATCCATGCCGTCGTGAACCACACCGACGACTTGGTGTGGCAGCACTGGTACAACCACCCGAGCCGGGGTTGGACCCTGCAGCACTGGTACGACACCCGGCGAGAGGCCCAGGCGGCGGCCGAGCTGCCGTTGGCTGAGATCCTGGACCCGGTGAGGGCCCGGCCGACCGGACTGCGCGTCGAGGCCGGGTGGGCTAAGGGGAGCCGCCCGATCGTGGTGTCGTGTTCGTCGCCGGGAACCGCCGCCGTCATCCAGGACGTCTTGGGCAGCATCGGATGTATCGCCGCCATAGTCGAGTGAGCAAAGGGTGTGGAGGCACACCAGGCCCTCGTCCGTCTGTTGAGGTGCCCTGTCGTCCACCTGTACGCGGTGCTGCTGCGCCTGGGTGTGATTGAGGTTCGCTAAGCCCCAGGTGGGGCTGTTTTGCTGTTGACCCTTGTCCGGCGAATCCTGTTGTGTTCCAATGTCAAGAACTTTTTTGATCTTTTTTCTGTGCTGCACGAACACTTCCAGCTAACTCGTTTTTGGCTTCTGATCAGGGGTTTCTTTATGGCTGCAAATATATAATGGTGGAATCTGATCGCATCGAGAAGGAGTTCCCCGCGTGACAGAGATCAGGATCAAGCGCCAGGTGATCGAGCCCGGGATGGTCATGGCCATCACCCACGAGAGGGGCAGGTTCAAGTACAAGTACGCCACCTACTCGAAGGATGGGAGGCTGTCGCTGACCTTCGTCGGCGGCCCACCCGGCCACTACTGCTGGCGCAGCTTCCGGCCCGAGAGGGTGAAAAAGATTTTCCCGGGCCGGGAATAAAGTCTGGGTGTCTATGGTTGGAACGGTTATGAGTCAATCAATGCTCGAAAAGATCTCGAAACTTCTCAACCAAGCGGAGAACGCTGGGACCGAGTCCGAGGCGGCGGTCTTCATGGAGAAGGCCCAGTCGTTGGCGACCCTGCACTCGGTCGACCTGGCCCGGGCCCGGCACGCCACGGTGCAGAAGCAGCGCACCGTCCCGGTCCAGCGCACAATCCACATCGGCGAACGGGGCAGCAGGGGCCTGAGAACCCTCACCGACCTCTATCTGGGAATCGCGGCCGCCAACGACATCGAGGTGACCATCGCCTCAAACGCCACCCGCGTGTACGCCTTCGGGTTCGCCGAGGACATCGACGTCTCCGAGGCCCTGTTCGCCTCGCTGACGATCCAACTCCACAACTTCGTGGAGGCGTTCAAGAAGTCGAACGAGTGGAAAAAGGAGACTGTGTACCGCGACGGACACTACGGTCGCGGCCCAGACTGCGAGTGGATTCCCGGCGGCTACGTGCCGGTGCCGTGGCTGACCGCCCGTCTCAACTTCCAGGACGGTTTCTCGTCCCGGATCTCGCGCCGCCTGGCCCTAGCCAAGCGTGAGCGCGAGCAGGCCATCATCGACGCCGAGAAGGAGAGGGCCGACCGGCCCCACCTCGACGAGGAGGGCGTCCCCACCCCCGAGTTCAGTGTCTGGTTCCGTGTCCGTCACGGGCTCGACCTCGACGACCTGGACGACACGTCCAGCACGGTCATCGAGGTGATGGAGTTGCTGCGCGACACCGGCGACGACTGGACCCGGGAGATCCTGGCCGAGTACGTGGCCGCGCTCGACGACCAGTCCCGCAACTCGGGCACTGAGTTGGTGCTGGCCTCCAAGAAGCAGGCGGTCGCCGATTTCTACGCCCCGGCCAAGGCCCGCGCCCGGGGCACCTACCGTGGCGGCCACTCGGGTGCCACCTCCTACGGTGCCCGCGAGGCCGGTGGCCGGGCCGCCGACAGCGCCAGCCTGGGCGGCCGTGGCTCGATCGCGAACAAGAGGGAGATCGGGGCGTGAGGGACTCCCAGAGGGGCGGCGTGTACGGGGCCGAGTTCGTCCTCCGCGACCTGTTCGAGCGTGCCGAGAGGTCGGGCAACCCGATGGTCGAGATCGAGGGGGTGGCGATGACCCTGCCCCCCGAGGCGAGGTTCGGGTCGCTCGAGTCGGTCCAGGCCTACTGCGACCGGGTCACCGACATGGTGGGCGCACCGCCGGTCCGCGTGCGACGCCGTAAGGGGGCCCAGAAGGCCCACTACGAGCGCGGCGGGGTGATCGCGGTGCACGACGACGGCAGCCGGTGGGCGATGCGGGAGACCGTGATCCTGCACGAGTTGGCCCACCACCTGAGCCGGTCGTCCCGGGAGAGCCACGGCCCCGAGTTCGTGGCCGCCCACATTGACCTCCTCTCTCGGGTCATGGGGCCCGAGGCCGGTCTGGCCCTGCGGATCCTGGGGGCGTCGACGTCGGTGAGGGAGTCGTGCCGTGCCTGACTGGTCGTGCGCCGACTGCCAGGCCCTCCGCCAGTGGGCGGTCAGGGGAGGGTTGATCGACGACGCCGACTCCCCGGGGGTGTTGACCGACAGGGTCATCCGTCTGGTGGAGAACCTCGTCGCCCGTGTAGAGTCTCAGAGGTCCACACTGGAGTCCCTCGGCAGGAAGGCGCGGAATGACTGAGTTGCAGGACGCCGTCACACAGGCGATCCAGAGCTACGCCGACGACGGGATGAAGTCAGAGCTCCGGCTGGCCATCCTGGCCCTGGCCCCCAGCATCGCGGCGCACGTCGTCAGCGAGTTGAACCTGGGGCAGGTGTGGGGTGTCGGCGTCTTCGTCAGGGACGGCGGCGACAGGTGGGCCCTTGACGAGATTTTCTTCGACGACCCCGACCGCTCGGTGGCCGAGCAGGCCCTGTCAAGGGAACAGGGGGTCATGGGGGCCCTCTCCCGCGTCAACGGTGTGCCCGATGGGGAGACCGTGATGAGGGCCGCATTGATCAGTCGGATCGAGGGCGAGTGGGTTGAGGAGTCCCGGCCCGAACTTGACTCCAGACTGGTTGAGCTCGCCTCTAACGACGCCTAACCCCGGCCTCTCAGTTGAACTTTGCGGGCCACCTCTATAAAGTGGACCCAGCATCTCCTGAGAGGCGACTCCATTGGCGGTTACTGAACCCCGTAGGTTGAGACTGGGCAGCCTGTTCTCCGGGGCCGGCGGGTTGGACATGGCCGTCGAGGAGGTCTTCGGCGCTGAGTTGGTGTGGCAGTCCGAGCTCGACAAGGCCGCCTCGGCGGTGCTCAGCCACCACTGGCCCGGGGTGCCGAACCTGGGCGACATCAGCGCCGTCGACTGGTCCGAGGTGGAGCCGGTGGACATCCTGTGCGGCGGGTTCCCATGCCAGGACGTCTCCTCCGCCGGTCGCCGCGCCGGGATCAAGGACGGCACCCGGTCCGGACTGTGGTCCGTGTTCGCCGAGGCGATCGCCGAGCTCAGGCCCCGTGTGGTGATCATCGAGAACGTGAGAGGACTCCTCAGTGCCAAAGCCCATCGCGATGTGGAACCCGTCGACCCAGTTGTGGGAGAAGGAGCAGATCAGCCTGTTCTCCGGGCAGCCGGAGCCGTACTCGGCGACCTGGCCCAAATCGGGTATGACGCGGTCTGGACAACTCTTGCCGCTTCCAGCGTCGGAGCCCCCCACCGGAGGGAGCGAGTCTTCATCCTCGCAGTTGACGCTCTTCCACACGCCGGACACGGCACCGGACGCGCCGAACAAGGGGTCAAACACGAGGTCGAAACCGGCCGGCCTGGGGAACCTACCGCTACGGCCCGGACGGCCAGCCGGTGTACAACAACCTGGAGAACGCGGTGGCGCTGATGCCGTCCGTGGCGGCGATGATGCCCCCTCCGCGCCGGGCGACCTGAGCCTGCTGCCCACTCCCGCCGCCGTCGACTCCATCGCTGGATCGCCTGAGCGGCCCTCCCGCGCCCACCGGCCCGTGGACCTGCCCACCGTCGCCTACCGCCTGGCCGCCGATCCCCTGCTGCCCACCCCGCAGTCGGCGGACGGCGGCTCTATGGAGACCCACCGGGGCGAGGGCACCCGGCTCAAGCTGGCCGGTGCCGTGTCGGGGCTCCTCCCCACCCCGCAGGCCGGTGACGGCACGGGCGGCCAGACGTCAACCCCTGACCAGCGCCGCGCCAAGGGCCACCAGTTGAACCTGCCGCAGGTGGCGGTTCACGACCTGCTGCCGACGCCCGTCGCCAAGGAGGTCGGCACCAACCCGGCCCGCTACGACGAGTGGTGCGCCGAGCTGAAGGAGAAGCACGGCAACGGAAACGGCCACGGCCGTTCGCTGTCGGTGGAGGCGCAGCGGATCGGCCTGGCCCAGTCGCTGCTCCCCACCCCGACGACCAGCGACGGCCGGGGCGCGTCGACGGGCGGTGCCCACGACCCGAGCGTGCGGGTGCCCCGCCTGGCGGCAGCCGTGGAGGTGGACATGCCCCGCGACGCCGCGCTGCTGCCGACCCCGTGCGTGGTCGACCGCCTCTCCTCCGGCGGGATGACGCTCGCCGAGTGGGACGAGAGCCGCCGCAGCCAGAAGGAGAGGGGCGTCGGCAGCTACGGGCCCCGGGGCGACTCGTTGGGCGCTGCGGTGCTTCGCGCCCACGAGGGCACGGTCGACGAGCGGCCCGACTTCTCCTCCGCTGGGGCGCGCGACGATGGCTGACCCCGTCGACTTCCCGCTGCTGCCCACGCCGAACGCCGAGATGGGGAAGCACGGCAGCACCCACCCGGACAAGCGCAAGGGCCACCAGGTCTCGCTGTCGGACGCGGTGTGCTTCGGCACCGAGAACAAACTCCTCCCCACCCCGCAGGCCTTCGACCGGGTCGACCACGTGCGCTCGCCGGAGAAGCTGGCCGAGACCCAAGGCGGGTGCCGCAACCTCCGGGAGGTCGTCGTGAACGAGCTCTTCCCCACGCCGACCGCGCAGGACGCCGCCAACAACGCCGGTCCCGCCCAGTACCGGCGCAACACGCCGCCGCTGAACGCCGTCGCCGTAGAGCTGCTGCCCACCCCCTCGGCGACCGAGGGCAACCGAGGCGGCGGCCAGGTTGACGACGCCAGGCGTCAGGGGCACCAAGTGAAGCTGATCGACATGGCGCCGTCGTTGGACGCGATCAGCCATTACCTTCCGACCCCCACGGCGGGCGACGAGGGGGGAGGGATGAGGACAGTGAGCGACGGCGAGGGCGGCAGGAGGCCCGTGGAGTGGGACGACGTGACCAAGCCCACCGGCGAGGGCGGGGCGAGCAGGCTGTGGGACGTGGCCGGCTTGGTGGACGTGCAGTGGGGCAGGTATGAGGCGGCCATCCGGAGGTGGGAGGGCATCACCCGCCCGGCACCGCTGCCGACCGAGCCGAACAAGAACGGGAACCCCCGGCTCTCGGCGGAGTTCTCTGAGTGGATGATGGGCTGGCCGAAGGGGTGGGTCACCGACCCGGAGATCGGCATCACCCGCAGCCAGCAGTTGCGTATAGTGGGCAACGGCGTGGTGTCCCTGCAGGCGGTCGCCGCCTTGGAGCAGCTCCTTGAGTCCATGCTGGAATCACGCAGAGAGGTGACATGACAACCGTTGACGGCGTCACGCGCATGATGAGGGCACACCTCCGTTCCGAGAACTGGATGGAGGAGGCCCTGTGCTCGCAGGTCGACCCCGACCTGTTCTTCCCTGAGAAGGGGGCGGCGTCGGATGCGGCCAGGGCGTGCAGGATCTGCGAGTCGTGCCCGGTTCAGAAGCAGTGCCTCCAGTTCGCGGTCAGGACTGGAACCCGGTGGGGCGTGTGGGGCGGGGTGACCGAGCGCAATCTCCAGCGCATGATCCACCGCCACAGGGTAGCCTCGTCGTGATCCCGAAGAGGCTGATCCGGGTCGTCCCCGAGGAGACCTCCCGCACGGTCGAGGACTTCTGGTCGGCTGCGTGCCGCCTGCACCCCACGTGGGAGCACGTCACCCTGCGCGACCCGATCGACCCGGCCGCGTTTCCGTTGACCCGCGACCACTGGTCGTCGTGCGAGTCGGGGGCCCAGTTGGCCGACCTGGTCCGGGCCGAGGAGGTCTACTGGCGGGGCGGCGTGTATGTCGACTCCGACATGGAGGTCCTGCGGCCGCTTGACCCTCTGCTGGGGGCGTCCATGTTCGCCTGCTGGCAGGACAAGGACTGCGTCTGCAACGCCATGTTCGGCGCGATGGCCGGGCACCTCGCCCTCAAGCAGGTCATCGAGTTGTCGCTGAAGCGCCACAACGACGGGACACTGTGGTCGGGTGTCATGGCCTTCGATGAGTGCGTCCGCAACCGTTCCGACCTCTTACTGCTGCCCCCGGCCTGCTTCTTCCCGTACCACTGGACGGTGAAGGAGTTCTTCAACAAAGACACCGAGTCGGGACAGCACAACCGGGGAAGGCTGCTAGAATCCAACCCGTGGATCTACGCGGTACACCACTGGGCCGACTCGTGGAAGGGGTCGCGTGAAGCTGCACTTGGGGTGCGGGCACAACTTTCTTGACGGCTGGGTCAACGTCGACAGCGACACCGAACTGCCCCGCCGGGAGGACATCCTCATCATGGACGTCACCGAGGAGTTCTGCTTCCCCGACGACACCTTTGACTTCGTCTTCACCGAGCATTTGATCGAGCACATGACGTGGTCCCAGGGCCTGCACATGCTCCGCGAGTCGCGCCGGGTGCTGCGGCCGGGGGGCACTCTTCGGGTCGCCACCCCGAACATGTACTTCCTGATGTCCCTATTGCGCGACCCGGACGGGAACATCGACTACTTGAGGTGGGCGACCGAGCAGTTCCTCCCCGACGCCCCGTACGTGTCGTCGTGCATGGTGATCAACAACTTCGTCCGCGACTGGGGCCACCTGTTCATCTACGACGGCAAGACCCTGCACACCTCCCTGATGGCGGCCGGGTTCCGGCGGGCCTACGTCCAAGACATATCGGTCAGCCAGTTCAAGGAGCTGCGGGGCCTGGAGAACGTGGGGCGCATGCCCGAAGACTTCTTGGAGCGGGAGACGATGGTGATGGAGGCGGTCAAATGAAGGTCGCCGTGCTGGTTCCCCGCCGCGAGGACCACGGACGTCGCGATGAGATATGGGCCTGGGTCAAGGGCTGGATGCGGGCCCACCACCCCGATTGGCCCATCTACGAGGGGAGGGACGACGACGGTGAGGTCTTCTCAATGGCGAAGGCGCGTAACGATGCCGCCCGTATGGCTGGCGACTGGGACGTTGGCCTCATTATGGATGCTGATACCGTCGGGCCGCCGGATGTTGTGGAGGATGCTGTCCGACGGGCACGGCACTCCCTGAACCTGGTCGTCGCCGGGGACACCCGGATGTGCATGGACGTGGATTCCAGCGACCGGATCATGCGCCAAGGGGTCTGGTTCCCCAGGCCCGACGGCTGCTTGCCCAAGACCGGGACCGGGGCGAGCGACTCCATCTACGGTGAGCCGTCGAGTGGGGTGATGGCGATCTCTCGCCGATTGTGGGACGCGACCGGCGGCTATGTCGAGTCGCTGGCCGGATGGGGGTATGAGGACCTGGTGTTCCTCGCCCAGGCGAACCTGTTCGGCGACGGGGTGATGTGGATGCCCCGGGGGATACTGCTGCACTTCTGGCACCCTAGGAGCCGGTTGACCGACGACACCGACCGCAACCACCGGGTCTGGCAGGAGATCGGGGCATTGGCCTGTCACGCCAACGCCCGGGATCTGGTTCGCGACTACCTGGCCGACCAATTGGGACATACATGGCCGTAAAGCCCCGGGTGGTGGTGTTGGTCCCGTATCGTCAGGCGACCGAGTGGCGCGACCGGTTGTGGGACTTCACTCGGTCCTGGATCCAACAAAACCATCCTTGGCCGATCTATTTGGGGGCCGGTCCCGACGGGCCTTTCAATCGAGGCGCTGCAATCAATAGGGCCGCCGAGGCGGCTGGTGACTGGGATGCGGCCATTATCAGCGATTCCGATAACATTGTTGACCCGTGGCTGTTGAGGAACGCGGTTACTGTTGCCCTGAGCGAAGACCAGTGTGGATGCGTCTATCCGTTCGCGACTTACATGTATCTCGACGAATACAGCACCCGTCGGATCTTAAACTGGTCCCACAACTCGTGCGACGATGTGAAGTGGTCTTTTTTGGCCCCTGAGCGCCACGAGGACGGCTTCCGGCGCTCGGTCCGTCACCACCACGCCTCCGGCATCCAGGTGGTCACCAGGGCCGCGTACGAGGCCGTGGGTGGATTTATCGAGTTGCAGGGGTGGGGCGCGGAGGACGAGATCATGAGAGTCCTGTTTGAGGTGTATGGGGGTGGCGTCCGGTGGCAGGCCGGGGGAGCGTATCACCTGTGGCATCCGGCAAATAGAAATGATCCACAAGATGTCAATAATGTGCAGAACCATCGAATCCTTTCCGAGGTTCTGTCTTTGTCGGTGGTCCCCGATTCGCTGGGCGATTATTTGAGGTCCGGAGGTCACCCGCTCCCGTAGAGGAGGGCCGGTTGAGGTTTCTCCGTTTCCTGCTGGCCTGTTCGGCCGCAGCCTCCATCGCCCTCTCGGCCATGCACCGGGAACCCAATCGGGGGGCCGGCCCGGGTGTCGTGTGGACGGTCCCGACCCGCATCTGCAGCGAGGTCTACCCGCCGGTGTGCATGAGATCCAAACTGGTCATAAACAACCCCGTTTACGACACCTGATTTGGTATCGTGTCACCATGCAGAGCAATGCCATGCGCCACTACCAGCGTGCCGAGAAGTTGCTGTTGACGATCGCCGAGAACAAGGACCGGGTGGGCTTCGACGCCGCGCAGGCCGGTGTGCTGGCCCAGGCCGCCATTGCCGAGGCCCTGCTCGGGCTGCTGTACAGCCGGGAGAGCCAGGCCCGGCACGTATGAACACTTGGTTACACTCCTATGCCGTCTGGTCGACCGCCCTCGGCCTTCCCCCGAACCACGAGCGTGTGGCCCACGCGGTGGTCCGGGAGAAGATCGCCCAGGCCGTCGAGCGCCGCGAGTTCGAGGGTGTAAACCCCGGCCCGGACCCCGAGAATGGGTGAGGGGGTTCCCCTCTTCTAGCCTCGGGGAGGACGGTGCCTGTGAAGGCCTACTGGTGGAAAATGCCAGGTGAAGCCTGCAATTTCGGCGACGACCTCAACCGGTTCATCCTTGGGAAGATGGCCGTCGACTTTGAGCACGTCTACTCCGACTGCCACTACAGGTGCCCGGCCGAGGCGGAACTGGTGGTGTGCGGTTCCGTGCTCGAGCATCTGCCCGAGGATTGGGCGGGGACCGTGTGCGGCGCCGGTGTCCTCTACCCGTCGACCCGGATCAACTTGAGCAGTGCCAGGGTCCTGGCCCTGCGCGGGGAGCTGACCCGGTCGGCGGTCATGGGGGCCGGCCCTGACGTGCCCCTGGGAGACCCCGGCCTGCTGGCCCCTCGGTGGATCAGGCCGGCCCAGCCCAAGTACCCGCTCGGCGTGGTCCCCCACTGGAGCGACACGGAGCTTCGGGGGCGTTTCTCGTACGGGCGCTACATCGACCCCCGCCAGCCCGCCGAGAAGGTCGTCGAGCAGATCATCCAGTGCAAGTCGATCATCAGTTCCAGCCTCCACGGGATCGTCATCGCCGACGCCTACGGCATCCCCCGCCAAGCCGAGCTGCCCTTCCTGTCGTACCGGGACGGGGGCGACTTCAAGTATCGGGACTACACTTCGGTGTACGGTGAGGAGCCCATGTTCGGGAGGATGCACCTGGTCGACCGGCGGAAGGTGGGGAGGGTCCAGGGTGAGCTGTACGCGGCGCTTCAGACTGCGGTTGGCATTGACCTTCCATCTCCTGATCGCCGCCGTGAGCCCCAGGTTTCTCTGCTTGTCCCCTTTCGGGACGACGGCGAGCACCGGAGCCGGGTCTGGAGGTGGCTGCGGAGCTATTGGCGGTCTAGGGGGTTGGACGCCGAGATCATTCAGGCTTCGGATGACGGCACCCCATTTTCTAAGGCCGTGGCCGTGAACAACGCCGCCAGGATTGCCCGGGGTCGGGTGTTCGCCATTGTTGACGCCGACACCTATCTGTCTCCTCAGTCGATAATTGAGTGTGCGAACCGTATCGAGTCGGCTGGGCGTCGGACCTGGATGATGCCGTACAACGAGTTGTACCGGCTCAGCGAGTCGGTGACGACAAGGGTCATTGAGGGCGATCCTCGCGGACCGGTCATCGATTTCGTGCCGGGGCCGGGCGAGACCGAGGTGGTCGGCGGCCACACCCCCTACACCCCGTACAGTCCGTTCGCGGGCCACGAGTACGGGGCGATGGCCCAAATGATGCCCCGGGGGGCTTTCTTCGAGGTCAACGGAATGGACCCGAGGTTCCGGGGCTGGGGCTCGGAGGACGTGAGCCTGCTGCGCTCGCTGGACTGCCTGTGGGGCCAGCACGAGGTGTACACGGGCAGGGTGTTGCACCTGTGGCACGCCCGTATCGGGAGCGGCCTGGCCGACCGGCAGTGGGTGGGTCAGTCGTGGGGGCTGGCGAACAGCCGCCTGGCAGACCGGTACGCCGCCGCGATCGCGGAGCCGGGATTCATGCGTGTCCTGGCCGACGAGCACCCCCTGTGAGTCAAGGACTGGTATGACTGGTGAGACTTGGTCTGAAAAATGGCTGTGAGGTCGGTGGGTGCCCTTATCGTGGCACTATTCCTTCTCAGCTACTCATTGAGTAAAAGGGCTTCCCAATTTGTTTTGAATAGATGTAAAGTATCCGGGATTTAAGTAGCACAGAACGGCTGGTCGGGAAATGTCAGGGTCAACCCACTGCGAGACCTCCCCCTTGGAGGGCCACGACTTCGCCGTACCGTGCGACTCCCGAATCTCAGTCCGGCGCGGCGGCCAGGTCATCGACCTGCAGGTGTGCGAGAACTCGGCCTCTTGGTGGGCCAGGCTGCTGTGCTGCGATCGGGTCATCTTCTCCTGCGACCCGCACAAGCTGGTCCACTACTCGCTGTGCTCGGTCTGCCTTTCGGGCATCGACCGGCCTGGGTTGATGTGGCTGAAGATATGATGGGCTACAGCGACCCCGGCCACGACTACTTCAACAGCCCCGCCCATGACCCTCCCCACTTCCTTGACGACCGGGGCAGGAGGATTTTCGCCGCGATCGAGATGAACCTCGTTGAGCAGGCCAGGCTTGACCGCCAAGGCAACGGAACCGTGATATTCCGGAAGGACAGGTTCGACGCCGCGATCGACGCAGTCATCGACATCGCCCAACTCGCCAAGGCCGTGCAGGGAGAGCTGGAAGGGGGGCGGCCGTGAGAAGGGCGCTCAGTCACTCGTTGTTCCTCCTGACGGGGAGGATCGGTCTCGGCGACTTCACGATCCCCCTCCGCCTGCGGTGGGCGAGGCCGCTGGACCTCAGCCAGCAGGCCTACTGGGCCAAGGTCATAGGCTCGGGCCCGATCGCCGACCACTACAAGAGCCCCATCCTCTGCCAATGCTGCGACGACAACAACGCCGGGATCGAGTACAGCGACCTGTGCTCCAAGGTCAACGACGTCTGGTCGGCGTGCGACGGACCCTAGGGGAATAGGTTCCGGCGGCCGTGCGTTGAAGCCGGTGAAGGGAGTGCGATTCATGAGGCAATTTTCCGAACTGACCGACCGAATCCGCCGGTTGGCCGCCGACGACCCCGACCGGGTCGCCTACTACTGGTACTTCGACGAGACACCGGCCGGTGTCCTGTCCCCGATGTGCATCTGGGGCCACGTGATCGCAGATCTCGCCCGGCCGACCGGCATGTGCAGGGTCCAGACGCCGACCGGAGAGCTGGTCTTGAGGTCGATCGTGGAGATGTCGCCCGACGACTGGCGGTCGCTCGGCGTCGAGCCTCCCGACCCCGACCAGAGGATCTGGTCGGCGATGGTCCAGGTCACCCAGGACGACGGCCACCCGTGGCGCGACGCCGTCCTGCTCTCAGACGAGACCCTGAGGGAGATATCGGGATGAGGGGCTTCTTTGCGGCCGCGCTGCTGTCGTCTCTGTTCGCCGCGACCCCGGTGGCGTCGGCAGACCCGGATGTGTCGTCGTTCCTGGCGGCCGTCAAGTCGGACGGGATCGTGGGCACCCCCAGTTCGGTCCTGACCAACGGCCAGTACGTGTGCGGCTACCTGTCGTCGGGCCACAACGGGCTCCAGGCGGCGAAGGTCCTGTACGCCAACGAGGACATCGACATGGCCCACGCCGAGAGCTTCGTCGTCGACGCGGTCCACTACCTGTGCCCCCAGTACGAGCCCCACTCGTCGTCGTCGGCGAACAGGGCCCCGAAGGCGATCAAGAGGGTTCCCCTGCCCGTCTTCAACGACAACGTCATCGTCCATGATATTTTGGTGTGATGGAAGACTGGGTTCCCGGGCGTCACAAGAGGTTCGTCGGCGGCACCAAGCACACCAGCGGAGACTATGAGATCGTTCCCGCACACTCGGCCCCGGGTGCCCGATGGCACCTCAGGCATCAAGGGCAGAAGCTGGGCAGCTTCAAGCACCTCGCCGACGCCAAAGAGCACGCCGAGTTGAGGCACTTGGCGGTCGAGGCCCGACAGGAGTCGGCCGACGAGAGGCCGGTTCGGAGGAAGAGGAAGAAGGAATGAGCTACCGTGGTGTCTGCCGCCACTGCTACACCGATCTCGTCCAGCACCCGTCGGGGCAATGGGTGCCGACCAGTGACCCCTCGGGGAGTTTGTACTGTCAGGAAAACATGTCCCCGGGATTCTGCCGTGTCCTGCACGAGCCGATGCCCGTCGGTTTGAAGGGTGCCCCCATATGGAGCCGGTGACGCTGGACGACATCGAGGTCGGCAGGTTCGCCTTGAGGACCTTCTCAACGCGATTCCCTTTCGCGTCCCGGCCGCAAGACCAGGTCTTGGCACCGATCTCGGTGAACGACCCCGAGGCCTGGCTGACCGGCACCTGCGAGGCGGTATGTCACAAGGGGGAGAGCCGTGAGGGGGACATCCTCCCGAACGGCATGCGGGCCTACTGGCTGGGCGGATACGACGAGCCCCACGATTCTCCGCACGAGAGGTGCCGGTGCGGGATCTACGGCTCCTTCTCGGTGAAGGCCCTGTACGAGTCGGGCCCGATTTTCGTGAATCGGATGGTGGCGGTCATCGCCGCCGAGGGGTTCACCATCATCGGCGACAAGGGTTTGAGGACCCAGCGTGCCCGGGTGACCGCGTACTGGGTGAACGGCGACCGATTGTCGCCCCACGATTCCGATACCCTCTGGTACGGCTACCAGCGGCGTCTGGAGGCGAGCCGTAGGCAGTTCTCAGAAGCCGACGAGTACAGTGAGTTGAACGACATGCTGGAGTCGTACGGGTTCCCGGCGCACGAACCGGTCGCCTCCGGGAAGAGGGAGGGCGGCTCGTGACCTTGTTCGGGGTCAACATCAACCTGATCACCTCGATACTGGTCGGCGGCGTCTGGTACTCTGTCGTCCCGGGAACGCTGTCCATGACCCCGACTGGGGCCGGAACCGTGAGGTTCCAGATCAAGAGCCTGAGCCAGTGGCTGGTGACCCAGTTGCCCAGCGTCACCGCCGTGATCTACCCGGTCCCCCTACCCCCGGGGCCGGGGCCTAACGCCGCACTGTCGGCAGAAGAAGGAGAGTGATTCGCATGTTGAGAACCCTCAAAGAGGTCATTGACCAGGTGACGTCGGTGATGCTGGTCGACACTTGGCACCCCATCCGCCCCGGCACCCTCTCGGTGCTGGTTTCGGGCTACGACGAGGACGACGACGACGATATCGAGGTGGCCCTGAAGTTCCACTCGCGGATCGCCGACGAGTGGATGGTCGTCCGGGCCAGTGCCGTGGCGGCGTTCGCCCACCCGTACCACGGGTAGGCCCTGAACAGCAGGTATTGCGCTATATAGTCTTACCTGGAACTGTATATGCGTGGATGGGGTCGTCGTGGGGAATAAAAACCGCTTGCGTGGCGTTGTAGCGGGCATGATCACCTCCACCAAGGCCTCGGCCGAACAACTCCGCGCCCGGCTGGAACTGCGCCGCTCGTCGGCGGCCCAGCCGCACAAGTCAAAGAGGGCCTACGATCGGCGCGACAAGTCGTGGAAGAAGGGCTGGTAGTCGGATGTGCCGGGGCGTATCGTCCGGCCTGTGGTCCGTGTTCGCCGAGGCGATCGCCGAGCTCAGGCCCCGTGTGGTGATCATCGAGAACGTGAGAGGACTCCTCAGTGCCAAAGCCCATCGCAACGTGGAATCCGCAGACACAACTCTGGGAGACCAGTCAGAGCGACCTCTTCTCCGAGCAGCCGGAGCCGTACTCGGCGACTTGGCCGACCTCGGGTATGACGCGCAGTGGACAACTCTTGCCGCTGGAGATGTCGGCGCACCCCACCGCAGGGAACGAGTGTTCATCGTTGCTACCGACTCCGACGCAGGCGGATTGGGGTCGCGGATCGGTGCATCCCGACCGGCGGAAGGAACTGAACCCGAAGCACTCGCCAGAGTTGCACGAATTAGCCCGACACGGGTTCTTGGGGTAGACCTTCTTCCGACGCCGACGTGCCAGGACGGTAAAAACAACGCCGGTTCCTAGGCGATATGGGTCTACACAAAGATTCTCCCCGGGTCGGGAATAAACCGGACGCCCCTATGGTTGGAAAGGTCATGGACGTCGCGAACCCCTCCGGCGTCCTTCCCGCTGAGACCGAGGAGCGCCACATGACCACCAACACCGACACCGACACCATCGTCGTCGACGGCTTCTCCGTACGACTCCGCGCCCGGGGTTACGACCGGCGCGGCTATGGGGCCAAGACCCGGGTCTACGGGGCCTGCGACGACTTGGTCGCCGACCTGAACGCGACCCAGCCGCGCTGGGTCCTCTACCGCACCGACGAGAACTCCCCGGCCGAGGACGTCGCCGCCGAGCAGGAGTGGCTCGTCTGGCGCGACGCCACCAAGAAGGTCGCCGGTATCCGGCTGCGGGCCCTGCTGGCCAAGCTGGCCGGCGACGCCGACACCCTCGGCCGGGAGGGCGTCATGATCTCCCCCGCCGCCGCCGGTTCAGTCCGGTTCTCGTTCAAGGCGGGCTGCTCGTGCGGCTGCTCGCCGGGCTTCATCATGGGCGGCACGGTGTTCCACCGGGGTCGCCCGGTCGACCTGTTCATCTCCGAGGCCGGGTGACCTCTCCCGCCCCCCTAAAGGGTGTGGGGCCCGTGCTCCTGGTCTGTCTCACCAAGGTCTTGGTGGCGTGTGTCATCGTCACCCGCGACCCGGTGACGGTGGCGTGTTTGTTCATCGTGTCGGCGACCACTACACTCACGGTCCGTGAAGAGTTTTACCTTGGACATGGCGATCGCCCAGCAGAAGAGGTGCCAGTCGAACCGTAAGGTCGTCGACCCGAACAACAACGAGGTCGACTACTGCGCCCAGAAGTGCAAGAGGTGCGACCGGTGGCGTCTGTGGCGGGCCAAGCGCCGCAAGTGAACCGAGGGATCTACGCCAAGGCGCTGACCCGGCGACTGGTCGCGAACACTCCCTTCGGCCCCGACCTGGTCGACGAGCCGGACCTTTCGGGACTGCCCGACTGGGTGGTCGAGGCCTATGAGGATCAGATCCTGTTCGTGTCCAGGGCCGACCCCCAGTGCCGGTTGTGGGTCGTGCTGCCGATTGACTGCGAGGAACTGCTGGGCATAGAGGCCGGGCTGGCGATCAGTGCCTCGCCGTCGTCAATGCTGATATATGATGACCTGAGCGAGTGCGTTCGTGTCTTGGCGGAGGCCGAGTACGTCGGCCCGTACTCCAAGTACGAGCCGAGAGACTGAGTAAACTTAAGGGTCGATGAGTGACTGAGCCGGTTGACATGACTGTCCTGTACTGCCTTGACGAGGACCCCCCGGTCATCCTGTTGATGGCCAGGATCCCGCTTGACGGGTACCGCGAGGTGATCACCAGCATGGGCACCAAGACGTTCGCCCAGAACATGATCGACGGCGTCGGGGCGGCCTTGGTCGGGTACGATATGGACATCTCCTACACCGAGCGTTGCTTCACGATTACCGAGAAAGAGATGGAGGAGGCCGGTGACGGCGACTGAGAGGGTCATGATCCACTTCAACCTGTACGACGAGTCGATCAGTTTCAGGGTGACGTGCCGCAGGGCCGTTTTCGCCGAGCTGCTTGACGACATGGCCAGCCCAGAGTTCCGCACCCAGCTCCGGGACAGCGTCTCGGCCGGTTACGCGGCCGCCGACCTGGACGTCAACCTCACCGGCAGGGAGTTCACCTTGGGGGCCGGCTCGTGATGTCGCCCAAGGACCAGGAGGCGATCCTGGTGTACGTCTTGGAGCGCTTCTTGGAGCCGGGGGACGTCGTCCTGACGAGGGGCAACGTCAACCAGTTCTCGAGCGCCGTCCTCAAGTGCTTGGAGTCACTCGGGTGGAGGCTGGACTACGACCCCCGGCGGCTGCGCGACACGATCGCCGACGCGGTCAACAAGATGGCCCCACTCCCCGAGGCGGACGAATACCCCGCCCTTCCCCCAGAGAGGCTTGTCGGATGAAGAGAATCGTCTCGGGTCAGGGGGTGACCGATTGGGGTTCGACCCAGAACGATGCCCCTCCCCTGTCGCCGGTCCGTGAGCGCGTCTCGGCGATCATTTACAGCCACTGGCTGGCCGCCAACGGGACGACCGCCAACATGCCCCAGTGGGTCGGTGAGGCCGCCAAGGAGGTCATCGCGTACGCCGCGACGGTGCCGTCGAGGATCGGCGAGGACGCCGACCACATCAGGAAGGGGATCGCGTGAACGGCCAGGTCAGGATCACCTACGGAGACGACCAGGACCTGGTCGGCCCCTTCGACGTGGGCGACAGGGAACTGTACGCTTTCCACACGGGCTTCCTGTGCGGGAGGCTGTCGGAGCGCCACCCCGACTACGACCCGGGGAGGGTCCAGTTCGAGATCATCGTCGACGGGAAGGACTGACCGTGGGGGAGACGAAGGCGACCAGCCTCGGTTCGTGCGGCCTGTGCGGCCGCCAGATCGACCAGATGACCCCGATCGGCCACGTCCTGCTGGGGGTTCCGAAAACCCCCTATCTGGCCCACAAGGGGTGCGCCGACGACTCGAGGGCCCCGACACCGGCCGAGACCTTGGTGGTGTCCACCCCGGCCGAGATCTCACCTGAGTCCTTCCCGGGCGACGTTGAGCCGGTCGCCCCTCCCCCGGTCCGTGAGCAGCGGGGTCGGCGGAAGAAAACCGAAGACAGTGAAGATTAGCCTGACCGTCGACCTGATCGGACTCGATGTCATGGCGAGCTCGCTCGACGACTTCCTCGCCGCCCTCCGGGCGATGCCCGAGCCCCTCACGACCAAGGAGATCGCCGAATGGCTGCTGACGAAGCCGGACCCGACGTTCACCCAGAACCGGCACCTGGCCTACCTGGCCCTGCTGTGCGCGACGGCGATCCAGCGGCTCTAGACTGGGACTACACGCCGCCGGTGGTGACCTACGACCCGATCACCGAGGAGGTGAACGTCACCCTCAACACGGGCGAGACCCGTAAGGAGATCAAGACCGTCGGCTACGTGGTGAACCCGAAGTTCGGCGTCGACTGGCCCCACCTTCAGACCCTGCGCCACTTCGCGGCCCTGATCGAGCACCGGGCCGGCCACCACATCCGGGTCGTCGAGACCGAGGTCGGGGGCGAGGAGTGCTTCGAGGTCCGGACCAGGCACTCCGCCGGGGGGCCGGCCCCGTACGAGATCGTGTACGCCTGGCTGTCAGGGTTCGAGAACGGTGCCCACGAAACCTTGTGGGCGGCGACGAAGAGGCCACCCCGGCCGTGATCCCCATCGCCATAGTCGCCCACCCGGCGCGACGCAAGCTGGCCGAGTCCTTGGCCGAGCAGGTCAACGCCGAGGTGATCCTGTGGGACGACTGCGGGCTGGGGGCGGGCCGCAACCACCTCCGTGCCTGGCAGTGGATGGCCGAGCACCGGGACAGGGAGTGGGGCGTCGTCCTGGAGGACGACGTGGTCCCCATGTCAGGTTTCCGGACCCACCTCTCGAGGGCCTTGGAGGGCTCCCCGACGCCGGTCCTGTCGCTGTACCTGGGCCGGGGCAGGCCCCTGGCCTACCAGCAGCGCATCGCCCAGAGGATCGCCGCCGACGTCAGCTACCTGGTAGCGCCCGACCTGTTGAGCGCCCAAGGGTACGCGATGCCGGTCTACATGTTCAAGGACGCGATCAAGTTTTTGAATCTGCGTATGGCTCGCGGTAAGATGCCACCCGACGAGGCCCTGAGCGCCTGGTGCCGCAACAGGTCGATCAAGGTCGGGTTCTGCCGCCAGAGCCTCGTCGACCACCTCGACGGGCCGACCCTGGTCAAGGATCACGGCGACGGCCAGCCACGAAACGGGAGGACTGCCTTGGTGACCCCAGACTCGGCGGGCGGGGAGGACCTGCCCGAGGTCCGGCGTGCCTGGATCCGGGCCTCGTTCCCCGACTGGACGAAAGGCTCGGCGGAGCTGTGACCGAGTACGCCCCCTTCCCGGAGGCCGTCGACGACATCAGGCACGACCTGGAGATCCGGCGGCAGGCGATCCGCATCATGATGGCCGAGATAAGCGCGCTCCAGTCACACCTCCGGAAGAGGATGACCCCCCTGGAGTGGCTCCAGTACCAGTCCGAGGTGGTTGAGTCGTCTCGGGAGGGAGCTTTCTCGATGATGCAGGAGCCGCCGAATGTCTGAACGTAACTGGCCCGAGTCGATCAGCGAGGCCATGAAGGCGATCACCCGAACCTTCGACGGTTCGGTGGCTTTGTTGATGGGCGAACACAGGAAGAAACCGATCGTGGACGTCCAACTGCCCGGGGGTGGCGATGAGTAGTTTCGCCCTGATCCCGTTGGCGGTGGTCCTTTTCCTGCTAGTCTTGTCGGGGTTGGACTTGTGGAAGAATCGATAGGGGAAAGTCGTGTCTGACGACGGCGCAGGTTACGAGTTGTACAAGCTGTGGTTGGGCGGCGGTGCCAACTATTGGGAACTGTACTCGGACCAGTACAAGCAGAGGTGGGAGTCGCTGGCCGATGCTATGGCCGACGTGGTGAGGATGAAGGTGAACGAGGCGACGGGCACCCGGGAGGGCCTCGATTCTTTGTCGGACCGGCTGTACTCGCTGGCCGAGCAGGGCGACTTCCACCTGAAGGACGACCCGGTGACCCCTCCGGTCACCGTGAAGCCCGAGGATTACGTGGAGCCGAGGAGGATCGAGGCCGGAGAGCCGGTCGACACGTCTCTGCTCGAAAGGATCCTCGTCGAGTATTTCCGCAAGGACCGGAAGTTCCGCGTGGCCATGATGGAGCAGTTGGCGGAGTTGGTGTAGGGGCCGATTCGGCCGCCCCCGATGGAAGGAGAAGATCAGATGGTGTTGGAGAAGGCGGGGGACTTGGACGTCCTGCCCGACGGTTCGGTGGTGCTTGACTCGCACGGCCTGTTCGTCATGAAGCGCGAGGGCTGCTGGTTCTGCGGCCGGGTCGAGGAGTGGGAGCCGGTGCTGCCCGCCAAGCCGGTGCCGGTCGAGTGAAAGCCCTGTTGGTTTTCGCCTTGGCGGTGGGTCTGCTGTCCTGCCCCACCGCGTCCGCGAACCCGATCCCGGGCCACCCGAACTGCGACGGGGTGCCGTGGGGCTTCCTGGGCAGCGCACGCCGGATCCTGTGCGACGGCCCGGTCGGGGCCGACGGTAGCTGGGTGAGGGCCCGTCTGGAGTACATCCCGGCCCACTACGTCCCGGCGACCACGTCGTGCTCGGGAGGGTCGTACTCCACGTACTGCTCCAGCTACCCGGGCGGCTGGGTGGACGACAACGTGACCGATGAGGAGCAGTACGTGGTGACACCGCAGACGGTCCTGCCCGACGAGCCGGGACACCTGGGCTGATGTTCAAGAGGTTGAGGGAGTTCCGGGTGTCGTCGATCCTGGACGTGCTGTTCCCGCCTCCCGAGTTCTGGTTTCCGGACGAGGATCGGGGAGGCCCGGGCATCCTGGACAGGAAGCCCCCTCTGACGTCCCGTCAGGTCCGGGACGCGGCGGAGGTGTTGATCCGTCTGGACGACCGGCCCGACCGCGACTGGTCGTATTGGGAGGTCGTCAACGAGGCCGAAAAGATTGAGGCCGACCGGAACCCTTAAAGCCTGCTTTTCGTGGCTTAGCGGCCAACTGGGGCCGGTTCGGGGGCCGTGTGGGTCGCTGTGCTCGTTTTGTTCGGCTTAAGGGCGTTCTCCGTCTGCGACGGAGGGGCCGATTTATCGGAACGGGCCGTCGGGAATAAATAGGATCCCTCCTATGTTGAACCCGGCATGACTGAGAACATCATCGCCAGCATCAATTCCGGTTTGATGCGGATTCATCTGACCCAGCCCGACAAGTACGACGCCGCACGTGGTGCCGTGGTGGCCCTTTCGTTCAACTCCGGCGGCAGCCACGACGTCGAACTGCGCGGGTTCGACCTCGATATGGTCATCGGCCTGCGTGACGCGCTGGACGCCATCGCCAAAAGCTACGGCTACGACAACTGATGCCCAAAAGCGCGAACAACGAGGAGAGGAAATGACCACCACCCTCACCTGGCACCGGGGCGACGGCTGGCACTTGGGCGACTATTACGCCCAAGTGGACGACGACCATTTCTACGCGGTCAGCAAGGTTCAGGAGAGTGTGCTGGGCCGGTTCGGCGGCGGCACGACGTACAACTTCTGGAAGGCCGAGTTCGTCACCGTTCACCGAGACGGCAATTCCGTCAAGTACAACGAGGTTCGCCTGCTGGTCTCCCTCACCAATTACGACCCCACTTTCTTCAAGAGCGATTCGACCTTCACCAAGAAGCTGGCCGTCATCGCCTGCCAGGCCCACGCCGACGGCGCGGACAATGAGAGGAAGAAATGACCGCTCTCCACATCTCCTACACCGGGGTGCCGGGCCGCTGGACCGGCGTCCTGAAAGACGATGACGGCCGGGTCGTCGCCGAGTGCGGCCACACGCACACGAACCGCGATGAGGACGGGCACGCCCCAGCCGCCGTGCCGTGCATCACACTGCTTGTCCGCGAGGTCATCCTCGGCAAGGTCGTCGAGAGGGAGGCAGAGGCCGAACGTAAGTACGAAAAGGAACGCCAGTGGCTGAAGGTGTCTATTACCGATCGTGCTGTCGAGCCGATGGTGAGGCGTGCCCTAGAACTGGCCCCGATCGTGGGCCAGGGGCCTGTCTTCTGCCGGGGAAAGCTGGTCGCGGTCGCGAATGCCGATGTTTTGACCCAATGGAAGAACCGAAAAGGAGTTGCCAAGTGACCGCAGTCTTCGACCGGATCGACCTTGCGGTCGACGAGATGAACCGTCTCTACCCCGACATGGGTTTCTGGCACCCCCACTCCGGGACCGTGGAGATCACCAAGATGGACCGCCACCGGTGCGGCCGGTGCGGCCAGCAGATCCCGACCGACAATCCCCGCCCCGACCGGTGGATCGACTACGAGACGGGCGAGGTGTTGGGAGGCCACGACCACAGCCACGGCTGCGGCGAGGACAACCGGCCGCTGTCGGTCCTGCTGACGATCGACCCCGACCGGAGCGTGTGGGACCAGTTGGGTGAGGGGATCGCCGAGTTGCGCCGCAAGGTCGAGGAGTCGGTCGACAAACAGAACTCCCAGATCCGGTCGGCCCTGGTGGAACGGCTCCGCCACGCCGTGGATGTCATCGGCAAGGTCGGGCCGAGCACCGAGCCGGGCCAGGGGCGGGACGATCTGGTGGCCGAGGTCCTCGACGGCGACGACGAGACCCCGGGTGTGTTGAGGGAGCAGGATGGCTCTCTGGCCGCGTGGGACTGGGCCGCAGAGCCCGGGGAGTACGTTCAGGTCGACGAGGGTGACCTGTAGTTGGCCGGGCCGGTCGAGCGCCGAAACCGGATCCTGTCGGGTTTGGGCACCACCTTCGAGGAATTGCAGCGCCTGGCCGAGCGGAACTACCTGACCGGCGTCGAGCTTTCGGCGTGGACGGAGTTACAGTTGATCGACGAAATGTTATCGGGAGAGGATGGGCAGGGCATGGAGCAGGAAACGTCCCCCACTGAGAGGGAGTTGTTGATCGACAGGCTGGCCCAGACGGCCCGCGACCTGGGCCTGCCCGACGTCACGCCGGAGGAGTGGACTGCGGCCGTCCAGCGTTCCCGTGGGACGCCGACGGTCCGGGTGACGACCTCGGTGACCATCCAGCAGTTGATGGACCTGTGGGAGGACGAGATCGGCCGCTTCTATCAGGCCTCGGTGTCGAGGGCCGGCGACTCGGTCACGTTCACCGTGTGCGTCGACGACGAGCCGAACCTCGACCGGGCGACCGACGCCGCTCTGCACACGGTTGAGTTCACGACCGGGGTCGAGCCGGGTGACGCGGTCGCGGAGAGGTGCGGGGGGTGACGCCCACCGGGTCGTGGGCGTCCTCGCCCCGGGTGCGGGCCAGCATGCGCGGCAACAAGGGCCGCGACACCGGGCCGGAGCTGGCGCTACGCTCGGCGGTCCACGCCTTGGGCCTGCGGTACCGGGTGTCTCACCGCCCGCTCGAGGGGCTGCGGCGCACCGCCGACCTGGCGTTCACCAAGGCGAGGGTGGCGGTCTTCCTGGACGGCTGCTTCTGGCACGGCTGCCCCGACCACCACTCGACGCCCGCGACGAACCGCGACTACTGGGCCGGGAAGGTGGCCGGCAACCGGGCCCGCGACCGCGACACCGACTCGAGGCTGGCCGCCGCCGGGTGGCGGGTGGTGCGGGTGTGGGAGCACGAGGACCCGGCTTCGGCGGCGCTGCGTGTTCTGGGCGCGGTGCGGGAATAAACCGTCCGCCCCCTGTGTTGGAACGGGTATGGCTCAAAACATTTGCCCCGGTTCGGAGCAGCCCATCAACGCCTTCCCGGGCTACATGGGCGACGTGTGCCCGGTGTGCGAGATGTACATCAGGGTTCGAGTCGACTCCACGGTCGGCGTCCACCGGATTTCGGTCAAGAACCATGACCGGTATCTTCGCCGCCAGCAGCGTGACAGGGAAATCCACGGCGTGCAGCCGCTGAAGAGGTCTGCTCTTTTCAGCTTGGTGCCCGTCGACCAGGCACCCGAGGGCACGCTGGTCAACTTCAGGAGCGTCAATTTCCTGGTGTACCTGGACGACGACGGCCAGCAGCGGATCGGCGTCGTCCACGAAGCGACGTTCAAGCCGGATTTCATCAAGCCCGACGGCGAACTGGGCCGTCAGGTCATCGCCCTCGCGGGCGCTCAGGACGGTTCCCGGGAATAAACCGGCCGCCCCCTATGTTGGAACGGTTATGAGGCAAGCATTGCAGTGGAAGAACACCGTTTCCGGCCACCGGGCCTACTTCCTGGACGGTGCCTACTTCATCGACCGGTACAAGGACCCGCAGGGTCGGGCCTACTGGTCGATGGACTACGTCAAGTTCAACGTCGACGACGACGACGAGAGCCGCGTGACCCCGGTCGCCTGGGCGATGCCCGAGTTCTCAATGAAGCACACGCTGGATCACGCCAAGATGTCGTGCCAGCGCCACTGCAACGACACGGCCGGGGAATAAACCGGACCCCGCCCGCGTTACACCCCGTGTAAGGCACCGCCAACCTCAAGGAGAAGAAATGGCCATCGGACTCGGAAGGGTCGTCGCGTCGCTGCTGGCCGGTGACGGCGGTAACACCGTCGACTCGGTCGCGGCGAGGCTCGCCTTGATCGGCCACACGGCCGGTCGTTTCAACACGGCGGCGTGGGTGCAGTCCGCCGTCCACGTCGGCGACGAGGCTGGGGCGCTGAGCGTGATCTCGTCGTACGCCCTGGCCGTTCGGGAGTCCCGTCGCGCCCCCGTCGCCGAGTGGGAGCGGGAACTCCTGGGCGTGTCGGAGGTGTCGGCATGAAGCAGGCTTCTGACACCATCGTGGCCGGGCTGAAGTGGACGGTGCCGGTCGAGCACCACGCCGCCGCCCTGACGGCCCTGCAGGCCCTCCCGGTCCGGCCTGGAATGTCCGGAAAGCGCCGCGAGGACAACGACCTGTGGGACGAACTGTACGCCGTCTCCGACTGGGACGCGGACC